TGAAGCTCCTGTTGGTCCTGTAACTCCTGAAGCTCCAGTAGGTCCTGCTACTCCTGAAGCGCCAGTAGGTCCTGTAACTCCTGAAGCTCCGGTAGGTCCTGTTACACCACTAGCTCCCGTTGGACCAGTAACTCCTGAAGCTCCAGTAGGTCCTGTAACTCCTGAAGCTCCTGTAGGACCTGTTACACCACTAGCCCCTGTAGGTCCTGTAACTCCTGAAGCTCCAGTAGGTCCTGTAACTCCTGAAGCTCCTGTAGGTCCTGTAACTCCTGAAGCTCCAGTAGGACCTGTTACACCACTAGCTCCCGTTGGACCAGTAACTCCTGAAGCTCCCGTTGGACCAGTAACTCCTGAAGCTCCTGTTGGTCCTGTAACTCCTGAAGCACCAGTAGGACCTGTTACACCACTAGCCCCTGTAGGACCAGTAACTCCTGAAGATCCTGTAGGTCCCATTACACCACTAGCCCCTGTAGGTCCTGTTACACCACTAGCTCCAGTAGGACCAGTAACTCCTGAAGCTCCTGTTGGTCCTGTTACACCACTAGCTCCTGTAGGTCCTGTAACTCCTGAAGCTCCTGTAGGACCCGAAGCTCCTGTAGGTCCCATTACACCACTTGCGCCTGTAGGACCTGTAACTCCTGAAGCTCCTGTAGGACCCGAAGCTCCTGTAGGTCCCATTACACCACTTGCGCCTGTAGGACCTGTAACTCCTGAAGCTCCCGTTGGACCTGTTACACCACTAGCTCCAGTAGGACCTGTAACTCCTGAAGCTCCTGTAGGACCTGTAACTCCTGAAGCTCCTGTAGGACCTGAAGCTCCGGTAGGTCCTGTTACACCACTAGCTCCTGTAGGACCTGTTACACCACTAGCCCCTGTTGGTCCAGCTACTCCCGAAGCTCCTGTTGGTCCTGTAACTCCTGAAGCACCAGTAGGACCTGTTACACCACTAGCTCCTGTTGCTCCACTAACTCCTGTAGGACCTGTAGGACCTGATGGACCGGTAGCTCCACTTGGACCATTCATAAAAACATAAGGCAATGATGACCACGCTGTAGTTCCATCACCAAATTTTAATCTATTTGTGTCTGTTTCAATTCCAGGTTCACCTTGTCTCAATACCGGATTAACAGATGTCCATTGAGAAGATGTACCTCTCCGGAGTTGAAATTTTACCTCCGTTGTACTCATTTGTAAACTCAGCATAAATTTGTATTTGGGTTTCCACCATCTAAGGTTGGTATATTGCTGAGACGACTATATAAAATATCCATTACATCTGAAAGAGGATCAAGACCATCAAAAACAGTTACAAAATTTGATGTTGGTCCACCACCATCATAATAAATATCATATATAGGATCATCTATTCCAGGATCATCGCCATCTAATATATCCTGGAAATCATCATATGGAAATCCACCATCGTATATAGTTGTAATACAAATAGGTGGAACTACAGGTTGTTCTAAAGCGGCAATATTACAGATAGAGCTTAACATATAAGCTTCAACAACTCCATTTGTGAATCCAGCTGTCTTATTTGATTCTCGAATTGGTTTGCTAGTTGAACCATTACAACTATGAACGGCCATAATAGCAGTCCGTCTTGATCTCTCTGTAAACATCGAGGCGTCTCTGGTCATCGAAACAATCTGTCGTTCTTTTCCGGTTGATTGTGGAACCAGTAATTGTGGCAAGTCTTGTTCAAACTTTTGTGGAACACTAGAACGTTCTCCATAAAAGAGAGTTATAGCAACCAAAGCAGCTAATATTGGAAACAACATTATCTATTTCGGTACAAAACTTCCGGCAGTAAAAAATTGTATCTGGTTGGGTGGAATAAATATACCAAGTCTTATAAGACGACCTGTGTCTTCAAAAGCAGGAGCGTCAAATATTTCATTTGTATCAGGATCTAAAATAATTAATGTATTTTTCAACAGAACACGTTGTAGACGCCTCTTTTTGCGAACAATATTTCTCAAATAAAGTGTATCTTTTTCATCAGATTTATAGGATGGATTAAATGCTAAATCATCTGTTGTTGCTGTAGTATCAAATCTCATACACTGAATGACTGGTGTTTCTCTTGCGTGGAGCTTACGGTGAATTTCACAGTCAATGGCAGCTTGCTTCAATAGCAAAGATATGTTCTTAATAATTCGTCCTTTTTGATAGGCAACTTCATACAAAAATTCATCACTGCTCATAAAAGAAGTACGTGGTTCACCTCCTTCATAGCGTTTAAGAATCATATCATTGCGTCTAATGAGAACAACGTTTGGTCCTTCTCCTGTTACCGTTTGATCTTCAGTAAAGACAGTTAGATACATCTTTACATCAACAGTTCGTTCCGGAACTTCCAATGAAGCATGTGAACATATACGAATAGCTCGACCAATAACTTGTTCAATACGAGCAGGATTCCAATAAGATTCCATAATAAGAACATTACGTACATTTCGCAAAGTAATACCTTCAGCACCAGCAGAAGATACTAACAAAACACATAATCGTTTTTCTTTAATTGAATCTTTCAAAGATTGTGGTAAATTGTTAGTTTCTTCATTAAAAATTTGACGATATAGTTCACGTAATTCCTCATCCTTTTCTCCACTACCTCCTACGAATAAAGCATAAGCAGGAACACCTTTCTTCATATCTGGATCTTCCTCCCATAATCCTTGCTTTTTAATTAATTTGTATTCTTGAAATCCATTTGCTTCTAAAATAGCACTAAATATACCAAGACCTTCTAATACACGATACTGTGAATAAACAAATTGATTACGATAGTTACCTTTTTCTCCAATATTTTTCCTCAAATCTTGTAACATACGTAACATTTTAGGTGAAAAAATAGCGAGACCTTCATCTGAAAGAAATCGTTTAGGTTCGGCTTTTAATTTTTCCAATATTTCAGGTTTAAAATCTTTACCTTCTTCATCTTTTATTTCTTCTTTAGTTGGTCTTAGTTCAGATGGCACTGCGTAGTTACAAACAATACGTGATGTCATACGATATGATCCATAGTTTTCATTCATATCAGCTCCACGAGATTTCTTTGCCTCACTTTGAATTTCAATCCAACGTGTTTCCAAATATCGCAAAAATTGTTGATCAGACATAGGAACTTTTACCAATGTATTTTCTTCATCAATACGTTTCGGAAGAAGTCTTTCATCAGCACCTTTAAAGTATGAAACAAGGCCTTGTATACGCTTTTGAAACATAAGAGCATTTTTAATACTCAAACCATCTACAAATGTATTCATAAAGTCTTCAAATTTGGTAGGAAGACATTCAAGTTCTTCTGTAAAATATTTATCTTCTTTTGCTAATTCAATTCCTGCGAATTCTGATTCAAATTTTGTTTTCCAATCAGTTACCCATTTTTTAATGTTAGGCTCTTGATCAAAATCTTTATTGTATTTTACAGCAATACGTTCATTCTTTTCATTATAAACACTTTCAAAATGAGGTGGATTACGTGTTAACATGATCGTTCGTTTGACCGAATTGTATTCAATCGTATCAACATCTTTCATACGACGGAAATAAGCTGTCATTAAAGATTCATCCCATGAAATAGCAGATTCTGTTGGAATGGTAACACGTTCAATAGGACCACGCAATAAATTCATTAAGTATGAAATTTCATTAGGTCGATTTACAACAGGTGTTCCAGACAGACATACAACCTTACAGTCTTTTGCTTTATAAATCATATTGTAAACCTTCGTTTTAAGCTCAAGCTCTTTAGATGCGTATCCAACAAAGTTATGAGCTTCATCAATAATTACAACTGTATTATCAAACATATGTGGCTGATCTGGTGGAAATATTTTATCAAAATTTGATTTATCGATACCGTTATAGTTAATAAATGTAAAACGTTGATTTAGTATGTCATCAATTTGTTTATCAATTAGTTTTGTATCCGGTTGTGTGAGTGTATTATAATTTGAAGGACGTCCACTGACGTTTACAAAAAATTTACCATGTGTATCTAAAAATTGTTCTGAAATACCCATACCAATAGCTTGTTTACGTGTATCATCATTCAATCCACGCATTTCCCAAAATTGTTCATGTTTATAAATTGGATCACCACACTTGCGAATTTCTCCACGATAGTTATCTTGTAGTGACGCAGGTAACAAAACAAAAACCTTTTTGGTATTCAAAAGAGATTCAGCCACTGCTATTGAAGAACATGTTTTACCAGAACCAAGACCATGGTACAATAATAGTCCACGATAGGGTGACTCAAGCAAGAGATAGTCTCTCACTATCTTCTGATATTCAAACAGCTCAGAACTGTTTTTAGACATGTCACCCTGGCGCTTACACATATCCTCCTCGGAGTTGGCTGTATCCAAAGGATCTAAATTAGCTTTCCGATACTTCAAGAAAATTCGAGTAATTGAATCTGAGAACGCTTTTCGATTCGGGAGCACATACATCCTCTACTTATTTTTGGGGAGGAATTGATAATGGAGGGAACTATCCGTAAATCGCCTAAACTGTGGATGCTTGTTATTTATCTCTTTCTTGTAGCTGGATTCTTATACATCAAACCGGCAATCGCATTCGGTACTGAAGGTCGAGTCCGACCCTTCGGAACCAAAGATAAAGAAGCAACTGTCTTTCCTATCTGGTGGTGGATGTTCATATTTGCTGTGGTTTCTTACATGAGTGTAGTCTATATTTTGGATTATAATTTATAATTAAAGAAATACGTTTCTGGATTATATCGAGCATGTTTATTCATAAATTCTTCTAACTGGTTGTAGTTAAATCTATCAAATTTAGCTATTTCTTCATAGTTATTTTCAAGCTCATCAGAATTTTTAATTAATAAATCTTCTGAAGGTCTTTTTTTAAGCGGATGTAATATAAGTTCTGGTACACCACTTATTCCTCTTGAATCTTTAGCAAATTTAAAATATCGTTGTAATCTCTGTGTTTTATTAAGACCTTTTTTTAGTTGTCTTGTATCACCTACCGATATTGCAATCATACCAACTACATCTGGATATTTATCTATTATTGTCTTACTTACACATGGATCGTATTCTCTTCCTTCTTTAGGTAAGCATCCTTTTTTAACAGTAGAACATCGTTTTATAAACATTGATTTACTATTTTTTGTTCTTCTTGAATAATTTGATGGATTTATTAACCATAAAACTTTAATATCATCTTTAATTTTATAAACATGAATTAATTTTTGTTTATTTTGTATATGACCTTTTAATGCTAATGATCCCATAAATGGGTTAGGGTGAAAAAATACGTTATAATTAGGAGTTAAACAACGTTTTCCATCACCAATTGATACTCCTCTAAGATCATCTTCAGGTTGACTAACAATTCTAAACAATAGTGTGTCTTTAGGGATTGTTTTTACAAGTAATTTCGATCTTCTATACAGTATCGTATCCATTATATTATACAACAGACATTCCAATAATAACAAATCCTCTAATTTTAAACTTTTTCATTTTAGTTACAGGCAAATCTTTTAAACGATCAAAATTATAATTAGAAGGAAGCTTCATAAAAATATAATCAGGTTTCCATTGTTCTTGTAACACACGGTGTAGTAATAGCTCGACTCGTTCATCGCCTAAGTAAAGATCTAACACTTTATTTATTTTATACTCTGGTCCACCCCAAGGAGGATCTAAATAGAGAACATCTGTCTTCCAATTATATATTTTTGTAGAGTCACCTAGATAAAGTTCAACATTTTTCAATCCAAAAACTTCAACGTTATTTTTTAAAGCATCAAAATTTTCAGGATTCATTTCAATTGATTTTACGGTTTTGAAATGAATTCCAAATAAAATTGTATCACCACCAACATTTCCTGTCAAATCTGTAATTGTTTTATTCTTTATTCCCTTAATCATACTTTTCATATGAGCAAACAATAGATCACCATCTTTGCGTTTTGTGATACTATATTCTCCTTCAGGAGTCATTTTTAATTTTGAATAATCAACACCTGACTTTTTAGGAAACAAAACTTCCATTCTTCCGCGACCAATACGACGTATCGTACCTTTTTTTAACTGACGCCGTGTACGTCCCATTACTTTTTAAGAACAGATACATTTTTATTCTTTTCCTCTGCTTCTTGTTTCTGTTTGAGTTCAGCTAATAGTTTTGTTTTGAAAGCAGTCATTTCTGATGTACTTGGTACACATACTGCTCGTTCTGTATTATTTACAATAATTACCGTCATAGGCCATGTTGTTAACATCATCAAAAATCCAATGGCAATTATGTTTGAATTATACATCTTAAATGAATTCCTAATGATTGGAAAGTAAGACGCAATGATGTAAACAATTGATGGAGCAGCAGCCCATTGAAGTGCTTCAACCGAGCTTTCGATCATACTTGTTTTTCCACACTGCATAACACTAGACAGTATGGAAATAGCGAATCCTATAACATATAAAAATCCGAAAACAGCTAGTGCAGATAACCCTAAGTTTGTCCAGTCCATTACTTTTCTACAAGAGTTTGAATTGTCTTTTCAATCGTATTAATTAAATTTTTACGTTCGATATAGTGAGGTCGTGTAATTGCCCTTGATTCGGCAAGCGTTTTCCAGGCAATGGCAGAAATTTCCTTCTCTTGCATAGATGTGAATCCTTGCTTCAAGTTAATATCTTCTGATTTGACCAACTTGGCAACGAAATAGATATGCTTATATTTTACATTATTCGTTCCCGAAAAGGTTTCAGTGAATTGTAAATTAGGAGATATAGAATATGAATTTGACGGTATATTAGTTTCTTCACTAAACTCTCGAATAGCGCAATCTAAATCAGCTTCTCCTCTTGCCCTACGACCTTTAGGAAATCCCCATTCAGGTTCAGTATAAACAGAAGGAGACGATGTAATTAATTCAACACGATTTAGATTGTTAAACTTTTCTTTTGAAAGTTCATATTCCATTGAATGAATATCTTTGCCTGGCCCCCACAATGATGTCCAAAGAGTATCAAACTCGTCTTCCTTTATTCGTTTCTGTTCTGCTATGGTCATATTCGAAAGGAGTTTTTTAACATATGAAATATCTGCTAAATTATATTTGCCTCTTAGAAATTCTGTATAGCACATGCTATCTTTTCGCCTTACCATCAAAGCACTTACATTTTTTGGGTTTTCTGGAAACACCAATGGTTCATAAATACCACGCAAAAGAATCAATCCACATGATATAATCGGCTCTTTACATCCTTTAAAGACGTGTCCCTTTTCACCACAGTTGTTACAATACATTGCTTACTCATGCGCCATTGAAGAATTCATCCGTTTTTTACTACTGGATTGATACAAATGGGAGGAACAACTTCTAAACCAGAAATAGAAAGTCCTGTATTTGCCCCCGATTATTCAAAGGCTCAATTTAGTGCCGAATATGTTCAGTCGGCACTCGATCAGGCAACTCAAGCAGCTCAGGCAACAGCAAAACAGGCATCTGAACAGCTTGGACAATTAGGTTCTGAAGTTTCATTGCTAACAACTGGTATATGGAGTCTTGGTTCACTGGTGGTATTAACTGGTATTGGATTTCTTATTTATTACGTTTTGTTCAAACTAGGTGTTGTTACTACATTTTTTGGAATTTCAAATATCGCACCACCAGCTCCTTCCAACCTTTTGCTACATTCTGCTACACAAAGTGGAAAGGATCTAACTACTTTAGTTTCTTCAAATATTAAAGGCGATACTCTGACAGTTCCGCCATCTGTATCAAAGACTTTAGCAGCAGAAGGACCAGTTTCAGGAACAGCACTTCCTAATCCAATCATTTTAAATTATCAATTTTCGAATTCAGACACAAATTATACATATTCCATAACAGATGATAGTGCCACAGTTACAATTTCACCTTCTTCAAATCCAGGTACAGCTAGCGGACCTTCAACTGTACCTCCTAGTACTCAAAAAGCTACAGCACCTGTGTCATCAAGTTGGTATAGTTCTCTATTTGGCGGAAGTGGTAGTACAGGTACATTGGTTTCAAGTATGCTCGATGCCACAGTTTCTTCAGTTGTAAAATCTACAAGTGCTCCATTATCTAGTGGAAGTAGTGGCGCATATGGTATGCAGTGGTGGATGTTTATTAAAGATTGGAACTACGGTTATGGAAAAGACAAACAAGTTCTTATTCGAGAAGATCCTACAAATAGTCAAATTTTAAATCCTAGTGTTTCTCTCCATCCTACAGATAATACTCTTCGTGTATCAGTTTCTATATTCCCTGATGATTCAGGTAGTTCATCAAAGACACAACCGGCACCTGCTGGCCATTCTGGATCAACAGATGATGTCTTTATTTGCGAAGTTCCAAATCTTCCTCTACAAGATTGGTTCTCAATTTCAATGACAGTTTTTGAGCGTAATTTAGATATCTATATTGATGGAAAACTTGTTAAATCTTGTTTCCTACCTGGTGTTCCAAAACCTGCTTCTGGTGATATTACTCTAGCAGGAAATGGTGGATTTTCAGGATCACTTTGTGGTTTCACACATTATTCTCGTATGTTAACTCCTTCAGATGCGTCAAGCTTTTATGCTGCTGGAACAAGTTGTAAGAGTTCTACAGGACCCACAGCTGCCAGTAACGCAACTGGATATTCTGTAAAGTTTGGAGTCTATGATACAGTAGGTAAAAAGATTCAAGAATATACGTTTTAAATACTTAAAAGAAAGTCTGGAAATGATCGTTTTTTATAAGTAACTATATTTCGTTCTTTCATTTTCGAATCTCTATAAAATTGTTTATAAGCTGTAACTACATCTTCATGTTTATATTCATCTGGCATAGCCTGTGGAGGAATTGTGAACTCTCGAATAGGTATATTGATTGGATGATTTTCAGTTAACCAATCAATATGTGCTTCAGTTTTATGAGTTTTATGTTCTCCATACCTAAATTTGTACTCTTGGCATAATTCCTTAGCAAGAGTACATAACCATAAATAATTTTCAATACTTTCTCTTATCCATTTTGAACATGGATGATTCACATGAGTCTTTTTGTACGCATTGGGTGGAAGTGGACTCTCCAAAACCCAGTGAGCAGAGTAAAGCATTTGAGCAGATTCAATGATCATTTTAACAACATGTTTATCACAGTGTAATTGAGCAGCTTCATAAGGATCTAACGACAAAACAAATATATTCATCTTTATCGGTTTCAAGTTTGTAGAACAAAAATTCGTTTTTAGATTATAATGAATAAGTACATTCTATTTGGATTATTGGGTATTGTTGTATTTATTGTCTTCTCTTCTTTGCGAGAGACATTTACATTTGCCTCACCAGGTCAGACAGTAATTCAAAGTACAATTTTAGATGGCAAGTCTACTTTTGATAGCAATGTAGCGTTGCCCGTTTCGCTTAATCAAGATCAAGGTATAACATTTTCATATTCATGTTGGGTAAGAATTGATAATTTCGCATACCGACCAGGAGTACAAAAGGTTATCTTTACAAAAGGACCAGCTGATTTGTCATCTTCTTGCCCTTCTCTTTTGATTGATGGAAATACGAATACACTGCTTGTTAAATTAGATACATATGGAGCAACTGAAATAGTACCCATATCAAATATCCCGGCAAAAAAATGGATTCATGTGGCAATTGTAGTTGAACAAAAGTCAGTGGATGTTTATATCAACGGTGTTCTTCACACTCATCATTCAATTGTTCAAGTTCCTCGTCAGAACAGTGGAACGGTACATACAGGTATAAACGGAGGGTTCGAAGGCAAATTGGCAAACTTAATCTACTACAATTATTTCTTAAAACCATCTGATATCCCTGCCTTGATGTCAAATCCTCCTAAAGCAGATCCATCGGATTCTACAGGACCCATGCCTCCTTATTTTGATATTAGCTGGTGGATTGGTAGATGAAGATTTATGATTTTTTAATAGTAGCTAAACTGGCACGAGCGGCAGCAGCTTGATCGGCTTGTGCCGACATCTGTTTATTGGCATCATCAAACTTCTTAGTAAGAGCATCTATCTTTGCGTTTGTTTTCGCAAGTTCCTCTTCAACTTTAGAAGGAGCCGCATTTGCTAAATGTTCCCTAATAATACCCATACGATTCATAACTACGTAAGCGAGCCATAGCAATAAAATTGGAAGTAAAATTCCTAAAAAGGTCTTTCGCTTCAACATTCTTACTTTTGTATAAACAAATGAGTTCTCAATCTTTGAATACTGCAACATATGCCGGATATGTATCTGGTAGCACAAAGTTGGGACCAGTACCACTTCGCGATTCATCCGATCTTACGCGTCAAATACGTGAACAAGCTATTTATAGAGAAAATAAAGCATCAAGTGTTATTCAACCTGGTCATAGTGAACATAAATGGTTATTGTTTGGTAATCAATTTAGATTATCATATTTATATGGTAAACTAAAATGTGGATCTTGTAGCGGTGGTACTTTCAGTCAAAATGGTGCCTACGCCACTATACCTATTGGAGCTACATTTGGTGGCTCCTGAGCGTCTTGGTTGTTTCTTTACGGAATTTTTGACGACGTGTTTTATTCATTGATGTAGGTGTATATGTAAAAAAGTATTCTAAAAACTCTGGCGATGATCTATTTTTTCCAACTTTTTCGTACAGTTCTGATTTTTCAACACGCATATCAATTAATGATTTCTGTTTTCCTATACAGGTAATTGGAGTCAATAAACGATAACGTCTTGAATTTGACCTTTCATTTGCTAGTTCAACCAAATTTTGAGCAGCACATAAGAAACGCTGTTCCGGAATATCTTCGAGAAAATGATCAGGACCATAAATAACAGATAAAAAGAACTGTAATAGTGTAGGAATACTGGCAACGTATAATCCACCTGCTGTTTTATGATAACTGTGGCAAGCACTTGTTTCATATAATCGAATCAATACAATGCCCGATTTCTTATCTTCAATATCTATGTGAGAAGGAAGAAGCTCTCCATAAGGAGGAAACTTTTTAACTTCAACACTTCCTTTTTTGTTCAAAACAGCTTCAAACATTTCACTTGTTTTTTCAATTATTTCAGGAGTTACAAGAACATCTAAAGGTAATTGCCATCTTGTAGGTGATCCTTTCTTCTGTAGACTCATTCCGTTAAATCCAAGCAAAATAGCACTCTGTTTAATCAAAATTGTTTCGAGAGATTCTTTCGTTTCACTTGACATATAAAGTTCACTCATATCACCTTGATCTTTAGGACATGTCATTGGATAATATTTATTTAGCAATTGTAATCTTGTATACACTTTCTTCCAACGAGTTACATCACCACGTGGTCGTGATAATTCTAAATAAACAGACATTCTCAAAAAATTTGGCGGAACATAATGAATTCCATCTTTTTCAATACTATTTTTCCAAAGTGTATTAAAAATTGGTTTATCTAAGTGAGAAACATCGGCAACTCCTATGTAATCTGAAAAAACTTTGAATGTTCCTAAATGAACACCTGGTTTCACTTCAACGCTTTTAAATCCAGCATCTGTAAGTTTATCTGCGATTTCCATAGCATGTATTTGAGGTGTACTTGAAAAGAAATCGTAATCTGGAATATCCTTCTCAGGGTCGTAAAATTGTTCTTCTTTTGGAAGAAGATTATTGATCGCCGTCCCACCGTAACACATTACGCGATTTGATTGAATAAATTTACGAACGATATCAAGCGCACGAATTATAATAGGGTCACTTGCATTTTCTTTATCAATTTGATCTTGTGCTATGCTAGCAGCCTTTTCAATTGAATTATCCATTAGTATTTACTATGAAAAAGTATGGAGGATTTCTTTCTGTTAAAAAGCAAGGATGGCCAAACGAAAGTCGCGAGAAAATGCTCGTGATCGTAAGTGTTCTGCTGATCTATCGGATGATGGAAAACCACTTCCCAAAAAACATAAAAAAATTGATTCTGATTCCGATACGACGTGGGTGGACGATGATACGCTTCAAAATGAATTGCCGGCTGTAGAACAACAAGCGCCTATTTATTTAAACATTCATATCCACGAAGCAGCCGAACCCGAAGACTCGGAAGAGGAAGATGAAGAAATTGAATTAACTGAAGATGAAGAACCACGTAGATATAGATCATCAGGTATTTTTACAGAAACTCGATCAAAGGCAAAAAAATCAAAAAAAGAACCAGGCATGCCACTTAAGCTAACCCCAAATGAACAATCATATTATAATTTGTTACCAAAAACTCAGAAAAAAGATTTATTAGATGTCATGAAACGTATATCTACACTTGTTCTTGATGACGGTATTATTCCGTATAAATTTAAGATACTAAATCTTCCTATCTCAGACTACACTAAATCAACCGTAATCAAGAAAATCATGGCTCTTTCAGAAATGCCAGCAGATAGTGGTGAATCGTATAAACTAAAAACATGGGTAGATGGATTTCTTAAAGTACCATTCGGTAAAACAATTCCTCTGCCTGTAAAACTTGAAGACGGTGTTTCCAAATGTACAGAATTTATCACAACTGCTCGCAAAAACATGAATAAATCAGTGTACGGTATGGTTCCTGCTAAGACTCAAATTTTACAAACAATTTCACAATGGATTGTTAACCCAGATTCAGTTGGAAACGTAATTGCCTTACAAGGTCCTATGGGTGTTGGTAAAACATCATTTGCTCGTAATGCTATCGCAGAAGTTTTACAACGTCCATTTGAATTCTTTTCACTTGGAGGAGCTTCAGATATTTCTAATTTTATCGGTCACTCGTATACTTATGAAGGTTCTATGTGGGGACGTATTGTAGAATGTTTAATGCATGCCAGATCAATGAATCCTGTTTTGTACTTTGATGAACTTGATAAGGTTTCAACAACTCCACATGGAGAAGAAATTATAAGCATGTTAATTCATTTAACTGATCGTTCACAGAATACACAGTTTCATGATCGTTATTTTTCAGGAATTGATTTCGATGTATCTCAATGCTTATTTGTATTTTCATTTAATGATATTGATAAAGTTCATCCTATTTTACGAGATCGTATGAATGTAATTAATTGTGGAGGATATAATGAAACTGATAAACGTGTAATTCTCAAAGAATATATTTGGCCACAAATTGTTAATCGTTTAAAATTTAAACCTGGTGAAGTTATTTTAGACGACACTGCTATAACTCTATTAATTTTAGATCATTCGACTGATGAAAAAGGTGTTCGTAATCTTATCAGAACTGTTGAAACAATGATGACGCGATTAAATATGTTACGTGTAGCAGATGATGAAAGTATGAAAGAATATTGTTTTTATATGAAACTCGCATTTCCGCTTACAATCACGCAAAAAGTTGCTAGTATATTACTGACAGATATTGATAAAAAAGAGAAAGAAATTTGGCGTAATTTATATACTTAAACCTTCATTTTCTTAAACTTTCCAATTCCAATAAATCCTACAAATACATCCTTATCGTCAACACTTTCGTAAACACGCTTGTTGACTTTATTTACACCATATGTAGTTCCTTCAAACTCAATTTCGTCAATGTCTTCATCACCATTCTCCAAAATCCACATACCAGTTTTGGCATGCCAGTAATTTCCGTTGTTAAGCGACTTGAGAGTATCTGTCTTCTTTAATTCATTCAACTTATCAGTACTTATGTAAGTTATTAGTTGAGATAAATTATAGCCATTTGCGTTGCTCATGGCTTCTAAATTTGGTGGACTGTCGTGTCCAACAAATGGAGATACTGTTGCTGCTGCCTTCTCTGGTTCAGCCTCTTCTTCGGTACTATTCTCTTTTGCGAATTGTTCCATATGTGTTGTAAGATTTACCTTTGTGTAATCTTCAGCTTCAAGTCCATTGATGTGATCAATAAACTTCTTGCGAAGCTCTTCTGTTAGCTCAACGTTGTGAGCTTTTAGAACCTTTGTAAGTTCTGTCTTCATGGCAGGTGTGAATCGACTTAGATTCTTTGCCTTGCCATCCGTCTTCTTTTCAACGGGTTCCTTTTTAGCTGCCGTCTTCTTCTTGTCTGTCTTAACAACAACTTCCTCCTTGGGAAGCTGTGTCTTTAAGTACGCAATAGTCTCCTCGAGATTAGTGATAAGCTGCTGAATGTTAGTTGCCATTTTGATTGTTTGGTAACAGTTAGGTTAAAAATACTCAAATCCGTTTTTCAAGATAAATCAAAAAAGGTTTTGTAGGTAACCAGTAACTGTTTTTTTCTTTTGTTTTTTAGTTTAATAAGTTTTTATTTTGTTTTTTAATATGCTGCACTATCTTCATCAATTAGTAGTGAATCTTCGTATTCAATTTCTCTCTGATACTCTTCGTATTCTTCAGCTTCAATTTCCTTTAAAATTTTTATATCTTCTTTAATTTCTTCAATATCAATAATCTTCTTCTTTCCTAAGACATTAATAGCTTGTTTAAGAATACTCTTTTTAAAACCAGAACTGTATCGATTTATTTTATTTTTGTATTTTCTGTCTTTCGTTCCCCAAATCCAATAAACTAGGCTTAGTTGTTCAATTCTATTTATCAACATGTTCTTCTTTGTTGCAATGTCAATAAGATCATACATAGATCTCTCTTCGCGACATTTAGCAATACTGACAAACGCATTACTACGTCTCGGTACGTGTTTATCACGTGGAAGGCATAAGTCTTCCATACGGCAATAGATGCCTCCGAAGAGTTCTTCAGAATTATCGTCATTGAAATACTCTGAACTCTCTTCAATGTCTTTTTGAAGCTCGTTAAGTTCAGCTATCTCCATCATCGTGTAATAAATCTCTTGTTCGTTTTCGTCTTCGGTGAACACCATTATAATCTTTTAAGCTTAAAGCCAGATCACAAAATGTCCCAGTGGTCATTATACAAAAATTTGATTTTTTTAGATCCGTTTTGCGAATCAAAAAATAATTTTTATTTTGTTTTTATTTAAGCCTTAGCAACTCGTGCCTTGGGCTTCTTTTCTTCTCCTGCTGCGACTGCAGCTTCACGTTCAGCCTTGGCCTTTTCACGACCTGCCTTCATCTTTGCCTTCTGCTCATCACTGAGCGTCCTCTTAGGCTTCTCTACAACCTCGATCTCCTCGAAGTTATCATCATTTCCACAGTACTCTCTACAGTACGCTTCAATCTTTTTATCGTCGAAATCATCGACATTGTTAACAAAATCCTTAAAACTCTTTATGTGGCGCTTCATGGAAGTCTCGTCCGTGGTACGATCATTCGCATCCATGGACGTCTTCAACATATCAACTCGCTTTGAACTCATCTTAGTAATATTTGACATTTTGTACTTTTTTGATTGTTATTGATGTAGAAATACTCAAATCCGTTTTTAGGAATTTTACGTATAAAAGCCCCTTTTTGATTCACATTATGACATAATGGAAACCTGGTATCCTATTGTAATCGGAACCGTTATGTTCTTATATATTCAGTCATTTAATCGTGTTGCCAAGCTATATTTTGAAAGTAATAAAACATTAGAATGGAAAGATTTCTTCACCATAGTGTTACCGCTAAATGATAGAGGTGTAACTCATGTGAATATTTCATAATATTTTAGTAATTGAAGATATATAAATGAGTTATGTTTTATCATTTAGAAGACCAACGCCAATTTTAGAATTACCTAATTTTGAAGGGCGTTATTATTACAAAAATCCCGGAGTAAATTGGTCTCCATTTATTCCATTTTTCAATGGTCCTATAAATTATTTAGAAATTGGAGTTTCGGATGGTGGAAATGCAATTCATATATCAAATTCATATTGTAATGATCCTAATTCTAAAATTTACTGTGTAGATCCTTGGATGGATTATGACGAGTATCCTGAATATAAAGGACAACAACAAAAAGGTTGGCTTACATTTAACAAAAATATTCAGAAGTCTGGAAATTTTGAAAAATTTATAGTTAAACGTGGATTATCGGAAGATATTGTTCCTACTTTTGAAAATGATTTTTTTGATTTGATTTTTGTAGATGGAAACCACGAAACAAAGTATGTATATCAAGACGGAAAGATGGCGTTTGATAAAGTGAAATCAGGTGGATATATTGTATTTGACGATTATTATTATACATGGTCGCAAACAATGAAAGGTATTGATATGTTTTTGGATGAGTATGCGTCAAAGATCAAAATTTTATCAAAGAATAATGATTTTGTTCAAGTAATTGTTCAAAAGTTATAAATTAAATCGTTTTTTGAAATCCGCAACAGAAGCCTTAAATGACGGTTTGTTCCACAAAATCCATTTGCTTAATGCTCCAGGAGTATCAGGTTTTTGCCAATGTTCACCCATTCCTGAATGACGTTTCAAATAGCGTTGTTTACGAGTTTTATCCTTATGTTTTGTATAGTCTGAAAACCCACGTTGGCCGAAGGGTACAATCTTTTCCTTACCATCTTTTTCAAATACAGCATCCCACTTCTTCTCCTTCTTGTGGGATTTTCTAATAGTTTTTAGCTTCATTCTTTGTAATGGAAGAGTGGAATAAAAAAGTTCGCGAATTGAAAGATGAAAGTGAAAATCCGTATATGACTCAACAGTTTGTTGAGACTATATTTCAGCAACTGATTCCACGTAACAAACTTTTAAAAATAAAAAATAAAGACAAATTCAGCCAAAGACTCGGCCCCGAATTTGACTTATGGACTGAAGGTTTAGAAGAAAAGTTTCCAAAGGCACTTGTTAGAGCTATCATAAATGATGATGAATTTTGGAAACTTACATTGGAAGTTTCGAAGAAGTTTTAAGAATAGCAAATAATTGACTACATGTTGGACATTGATGTGTAGCGACAACAGTCTCAGCTTCTGGTATAGTCACTACAGTCTCAGCTTCTGGTATAGTCACTACAGTCTCAGTTTCGGTTGTAGTGATTGCTGGCTCAGCATCGGGGGCAATATCTGGAACTTTAATAGGAATTCGTGGTTGTATTCCAAATTTTTTCATTTTATTGTATACTTTAATATTTTGCTTCGCTGAAAACGGACTAATATAGAGATAATGCTTATAAATAACAAGAATGGGTGATACTATTATTGGCGTTCAATTTGGTATAGCCAACCCCGAAGAAATTGTTTCAAAAAGTGTGATTGAAGTGATCACAGATAAAACATACTCGGTAAATCAACCTGTGTCAGGAGGTGTCTTTGATTCACGTTTTGGTGTTATCGAAAATGGTAAGATTTGTCCAACATGTAAGCAAACTAACTTGCTATGTCCTGGACATTTTGGTCATATTCGTTTAGCTCGTCCTGTTTACCTTTACCAATTTATTGAACAAATTCAGAAAATTTTAGGAATCGTTTGTATCAATTGTTCAAACCCATATTTACCTGATGATGATCTTGAAAGAATTGCCGAAGTTTCTACAGGAATTAGTCGATTCAATAGTGTTCGAGAAGAAACAACTTCATACAAATCAAAACTAAAAGATTCATCGATTTGTTCTATTTGTAAGTCTCCTGCCATTAAGAAGGTTGATAAAATGGAAGGAAAGGTAGCTAAACTTCAAGCTCATACATATGAAAAAGAATCAGAACCAATCGTTTTACAATGTGAAATGGTTCTACGTTGCTTTCAGCGTATAACTGAGCGTCATATTGAACTTATTGGATTTAATCCAAAATTTAGCAGACCAGAATGGATGATTTGTACAGTTCTTCTTGTTCCACCTTTGACAGTTAGACCATCAGTTGTGATGGAAGATAATCAACGAATGGAAGATGATTTAACACATAAATTAATTGATATCGTTCGAAATAATCAACGTTTGCGAGACAAAATAGATAAGGGTGATTCTGCTGATATTATTGACAAGTATACTGAACTTCTTCAATTTGATGTAGCCACTTATGTAGATAATGATATCAAAGGATTACCACCTGCTGCTCAGAGATCAGGTCGTCCTCTAAAGACACTTAAATCAAGACTTGGAGCAAAGAATGGTCGTGTTAGAGGAAACTTGATGGGTAAGCGTGTTGATTTCTCTGCCAGATCAGTTATTACTCCAGATGCCAATATTGATTTGGATGAACTAGGTGTTCCTGAAGAAATCGCAATGAATTTAACATTTCCAGAAATGGTTACAAATTTTAATCGTGATCGTCTGATGACATATGTTCGTAACGGTTGTTCACTTTATCCTGGAGCAAAATCTGTTTATTTCGTAGACGAAAAGAGAACAGTTCATTTGAAATACATGAATACATCACTTATTGATTTGAAAAATGGAGACGTTGTTCATCGTCATTTAATTGACGGAGATGTTGTTCTCTTTAATCGACAACCGTCACTACACAAGGCTTCGATGGAATGTCACCGTATTCGTGTTCTACCCTATTCAACATTTCGATTAAACGTTTCAGCTACTCGTCCTTATAATGCTGATTTTGATGGTGATGAAATGAATATGCACGTTCCTCAATCGATTCCAGCAGCTATGGAACTCAAATATCTTGCCTCGGTGCTTCGTCAAATTATCAGTCCTCGTACAAATTCTCCAATTATTCAAATCTTTCAGGATACACTAACTGGATCTTATCGTATTACACAGCCTAATGTACGTGTTCCAGAATATGTAGCTATGAACTTATTAGCTCGTATGAGACGTCCTTTGAACGCATATGTACGCAAGAATAGTCCTCTTACAGGTCACGAAATTATGACAAATGTATTTCCAATTGTAAGCTTTAATTCCAGTATTAAGGTTGAAAATGGTACATTCATAAAGGGAGAGCTTGGAAAAGACGCATTTGGAAAGGCATCTGAAGGTATCATTCATGTTCTCTATAATGATTTTAGCCCACAACGTGCTGGTGAATTTATTAACGATGTACAAGGAATTGTAACTAAATATAATTTGTATTCAGGATTTTCAGTAGGTGCTGCTGATCTAATCGCAAATACAGAAACCTATGAATTTGTAAATAAAACTCTTTTAGAAGGTCGTCAAAAGGTTGCGGATATTATTTCAAGTGTTCACGCAGGTACATTCGTAAATATTAGCGGTCGTTCAAATGGTGCTGAACTTGAAAATCGTATTATGAATGCCTTGAAAGAAATTAACTCAAAGATTGAAGAGAAGGTTGAAAACAGTCTTCCTAAAGATAACCGAATGGTTCAAATGGTAAAATCAAAGGCTAAGGGATCTAACTTGAACATTACCCAAATGATGGCTTTGCTTGGTCAGCAAATGGTAGCAGGACAGCGTATTAAATATACTCTACAAGATCGAACACTTCCACACTTTTCTCGATACGATCATGGTATTGAATCTCGTGGATTTGTAGAGAATAGCTTTATTTCAGGTCTACGTCCAGCTGAATTCTTCTTTCATGCTATGGGTGGACGAGAAGGTTTGATTGATACAGCTGTTAAGACATCTGATTCAGGTTATATTCAACGTAAATTGGTCAAGATGATGGAAGATATTCATATCGAATATGATGGAACTGTTCGAAACATTAATGGATCAATTTATCAGTTTGTTTATGGTGGAGATGGTGTAGATAGTATTTCAGTTGAGAAACAACCCATTGACCTAGCAATTTCAAGCATGGAACAGCTTTATAAAGAATTCGCAGCATCTGTCGATGACTTCAAAGCAGTTATGAATACAGATCCAGGTACAGAAATTGATGATTTAATGGAACAAATTATTTTAGATCGCGATATACTTGTTCGTGACGTATTCAGATATGTTAAAAATACAGATGTATCGGCTCCTGTACATTTGAAGCGTCTTCTTTCAAAATATACCAATCAATATGCTGTAAAAACTGATCTAACTCCATCGTACGTTGTATCGGAGCTTAAAAGACTAACTGAAGAACCAATGATTAAACCAAATTACTTATTCCATATTCTACTTCGATACTATCTTGCTCCTAAAAAATCAATTATTGTTATGCGTTTTACAAAGTCTATATTTGATGAAATACTTAAGGATATTCGATTTAAGTACATGAAATCAAAGGTACATGCTGGAGAAATGGTTGGAACATTAGCTGCTCAATCGATTGGAGAACCTACTACACAGCTTACATTGAATACTTTCCATTCAGCAGGAACCGCTAAGGCAAATGCCACGCAAGGTGTTCCAAGAATTGTTGAACTTCTATCTGTTTCACACAATCCAAAGAACCCAAGTAACGTAATTTATCTTCGTCCGGATATTGCTATGTCAGAGAATGCTCTATTTAACAAAACTAAAGAAATTCAGAAGACGACATTAAGAGATATTACAAAATCTGTTCGTATCTATTATGATCCAGATCCTTCATCAAAGAATTCTTCAGTTGAAGAAGATCGCCAAATGCTTGAGACATATCAACGTTTCTCGGTAAGTAATCAGTCAAGCTGTAATTCGCCTTGGATTATTCGTCTTGAAATTGACAGAACACAAATGGCAGCAAGAGGTGTTATGGATATGAATATGATTGCCACTAAAATTAGCAATAATAAAGTTCTACATGTATTCGAATGTGTCTATACCGATACAAATTCACCAGATAAACTTGCCATGCGTATTGTGTTCTTACCTGATACTGTAAAGAATTCTCTATCTCTTCGTTTCATAGAAGAAAAGCTACTTGATACAGTTCTTACAGGTGTAGCTGGAATTGATCGTGTATATCGTCGTGATAACAATAAAGAACTAATTTATGACGAAAAGGTTGGAGGTTATGTTCCAATGAAACAAATTGTTCTTGATGTAGATGGTACTAATTTGTTAGATCTTGCTACAATTGATGGTGTTGATTCACTACGTTCTTTCTCAAATGATCTTCATGAAATTTTAGATATCTTTGGTATTGAAACAGCTCGTTTAGCACTTTATCGTGAATTTATGGAAGTCTTTACAACTGAATATGTTAACTACCATCACATGATTACATTAGTTGATACAATGACATATCCGGGCTATATGGTAACCGTTGATCGATTTGGTATGAAGAAAAGCAATAATGGTGTTCTTGCTAAGTCTTCATTTGAAGAAACATCTCAAATTCTATTTGATGCGGCTATCTCTGCTGATTTTGATAAGATGAAGGGTGTGTCTGCAAACATTATGTTCGGTCAGAAACCCCCTTGTGGTACTGGATTTGTAGATATTCTTGTAGATGAAACTAAGCTACCTGAAGGAGCTGAAGAAGATATGTCAGTATTCGATTCAGATTTGAAAGCTGCTAATATCGCAGTTACCCAAGAAGATGATACAGGTCAATGTAAGATGGAAGATGTTCTTATGGAATGGTAAAACTAAACTTAATTTATATTTTTTAGTTGCTGTATGCTAGTCCGGCCATACCACTCATGATACGAAGAATGTTGTAATTCAACGCATAGACACGAACATTCCACGTGTTATCTGTACTTTCATCTACATTTGCATCACCACTCATTTGTATAACAAGAGTTGCCGTGTCAATGCGTGAAAAGTTACATGTACCGGAAGGCTGGTGCTCTTCAGGGCGAAGAGCGAATGAGTATAGATATATATCTGGTTGTCCTGCTATATAACCTGAATGATGTTGATATGATTGAACCTTATTAAAATAATCACCATAACGGGCATCTACACGATCCTGACCGTTAATCTGTAAAGATTGTTTGTAGACTGCAAGTTGATCATATGTGAAAGGTTTTAGACGTCCATTGCTCAATTTACAATTTGTATAGCCTTCTTTCTGTACCACCCATACAAGTTCTTTGACAGGGTGATTGAATGTTAGATCAATACGGTTGTTGTATGAAGAGATACCTTTATCTTCATTAAATTGAGTTTGTTCAATCAAGTATTCGTGACTTTCCTGTGCCATACGGCGACGCTCTTCGGTGTCTAGATAAATATAGTCAATGTAGATAGCTGCCTGAACTGGTGCTGGAACAGAAGGTGCCGCAGTTCCAGAGATGAGACTAGGAGCATTCCACAAAATATTAATTTTTACTTCATGGTATTGAAGTGCAATCAATGGCAATGCCGCTCCTGGGTTGCGAGTATAGAAAAACTCTAGAGGAATATACACAACATTAGGAAGAGAAGGTCTTCCATTTCCTGCATTACATTGTGTAGGATCGCTTAGTGAAACCGCCCCAATACCAGCGCCAAGTCCAACCATATAATAAGCTGTTGATGATTTATTAGAATCATATGTCAATGAATCCCATAAAAACATCCATTCACCATAAAGGCGATCAATTTGTTGACCACCAATTTCTAACTCAGCATACTTAATTAAATTGTAACCTAAACGACCTTTATCACTATTGTAACTACCTGCGGCAAGGACTACTTCGACATATGTTGAATAAAGTAGATCAGCATGTCGACCAATAATAGCACTTTGCTTGGTACCCCAGTTAGGCTGTCCTGAGAAATTGATACGGAATGGCTCCATCGCGAAGTTTGTATGACGCTTAAATAGACCTTTCCAGAACGTAATTTGCGGATTTCCACTTAAATATGCGTCTTGAGCGCCACAGGCAACGAGTTGTAATAAACCACCACCCATTTGTCTTTATATGTTAAGCATACCGAATTTTTTAATGCTGGCGACGACGGCGCGTTTTGCGATTCTTCTTCTTTCCGCCTTCAACAACTGGAGTTTCTTCATCAGATTCAGATTCTTCACCACCATGCTTCTTGTAGGACTTCTTGGCCTCCATAATTACTTTCTTGAGTCCATCTCCCTTCTTGTAGGTACCCTTTGACTTCATCGTCTTCATCGTTTTCTTGACGTGAGAAAGCCACTTATTTGCCATTTTTGTATTGTATGAGAGAGTTTTTATACAGTCACGTTATAGATTGGTGAAATTTTTTGCATAGGTTGAAACGATACTTTAGGATCAGGTTCAACCGGTGTCTTATATTTTTTAGGAACAAGCTCTCGAAGTGCCTCTGGTTTGAGTACTAAACTATTTTCTTGAAATTCACCAATATAAAGCTCCATCATACTATCTACAGAACCATAGTTCATCATAATCCATTGACAACCGTACGTAAATAATATTTGAGGATTATAGTTTGTTAAATCAGAACTAATATCTGGAACAACCATAGTAATTGAATTACGATTGTGTTTAATAAGTTCATCATGATCATAAGTTTGTGATGCTTCCATATATGTCAATCTTCTCAAATGTGATGTTGACCATGAAAGATTAACTAATTCTTCAATTAGACTTCCTTTCATGTTTCCACCGCTTACAATAATTAGCTTTCTTTGAAGATTACAAATAGGTTCAACAGCTAAGTTTTTACGCTGATAACTGTAAGAACTATCTAACATAAAGGATCTACAGGTTGTCTTTAAAATTTCAGCACATGCGTTAATTGTAGTTGTCTTATTCGTATGGAATACCAAACTTAGAATAAACGGATCAGACGCAACTGGACACGTTACACTATTAAACGCAGTATTAGCTATAGATACACAACATGCTTCAAATGGAACTGTATTGTAAGCATAATCAGTTCCTAATTTTTGATTCTTAAGACCTACGACTGGTTTACCATTTCCATCATCGTAAATATCTAATTCAACAAGTCTTGGTCCAGCTTTTACCACTAAAGGCAAAATAGAGTCTGAAATATAATCATAAACTTTAGCTCCTGGATAAAGAGAATATGACGATGAAGCCATATAATAATCACATAATCTCATGTTAATAGGTGTTGTTGGACATCCGAGAGGTGCCAATTTTGTTACCTTTTCATAAGCTGTAAAAGTTGAAGCTGCTGTTATCTGTGCCTTTGTCCCTGAAGGTGTAACAGCATGATAAACAGTAGTTGAAACAACAAATACAATTATAGCTCCAACAACAAATGCGATCATATACATCAAGTTAGATCCTTCCGGAATATATGATTTCAAGCTATCTAAAACTGATGACTCCATTATTTAGTTCCAACACGAAATAACAATCCTCGTAACCCTCTAACAACATCATCAGGAATTCGTTGATCCATTGAAATATTAAGTAAACAACAGTAATGAAAATATAAACAATACATACCACATTCCGAATCTTGATATTGATGGCGCGTTTTATTATAAGACATAATCATTGGCTTTGAATGTATTTTTGTTTCATCCCATTGTTGTTTCCATCGTTTCATTAGTACTTCTATCTCCTTTTCAGGTTTCTCAGCATATGAGTCAAAATATGTAATACGAGGAAATTCTAATTCGGGTCTAATGTCGCAAAATATAGCTATCCAATGTTGTCCGGGTCCAGTGCTTACATCTGTATTAAAAATAATTCCTATTTGAGTCTTACCTTGATTATACAATGAACGAATATTCATCGAACATAATGAACTAATTAAACACTCACCTGTTTTGCTTCTTTTATCAAAATCGATAGGAAACGCGCCAACAAATAAATAATTTGAAAAAACTTTCATATATTGTTTTTCCAACTGTTCAATTTCATCAGAAGATAACCATTGTTCCGGATTCGTTACCCATGAATTTGGAGCAACTGGTTTCGTCATCATCGACGTTATAATACATTCAGGCGTTCCAGAATTACAATGTGAATGAAGGCGTTTTTTTAATTCGCTCCATACTTTTGTTGGTTGATCTTTTTCGATTGGTTCTTCAGTTGGATGTTCTTTATTATACACATTTCTCAAATTTTCTATCTCATCTGTATTGAATGACATCCCTTATTATCAAAAACGGATTTTGTTCTGGGAAATTTAAATTTTATTAAAAATGCAGCAGTGTCAAATTGATAAACTTCGCGAGCTAACACGTGACTATCGTACATATGATAATGAACTAAGACAGTTAAATACACGTGTCTATGAAACACGTGATGCCCGTAAAGGTGTTGAACTTCTAATGGTTGATATTCTAAAGGAAGATCAATTTAAGGATTTTAATAAGTTAAAGATTGAAGATGATGGATCAACAATTAGAATTCAACGTCCTCGAACATGGTCAAAACCTTGGTCTATTTCACAAAAGGAACTAAAAGCTATGTTAGATAGTTACTTTAGTTCATCAGGTAATACATCATCAACTGACTGTTACAATTATATAATAGCTAATAAAAAGTCAACTTTACTTTCTGATGAGTTTGCGATTACACGAATTGTTCCGGAGTAAAAACATTCTATATAATAATGGCAGCATCAGCAGTTGTGCTTGGTATTTTAGAAAGATTGGAAGAAATTGCCCCAGAGGTAAAAGATCATGTTAAAAATATAATAGATAAGGCGGAAGAATTTTTTCCTGAAGCTGTAGAACATTCTAAAGATAAAATTATTGAAGCTATGACCAGTGGTTTAGCAACTCTTAAGGATAAATATCCTGTAAGATATATTGAAGTTTCTCAAAAATGGCGTGAAATTGTTGCGAAAGTAGAACCTCAACTTGCCCCAGTTTCTGGTGGTCGTAAAAAACGGACTCTAAGGAGAAAAAAGCATAGAACTTCTAAATAATGATGTTCTACAATCCTTATAATACAAACAACCGTCTCTTTTCAAAACGTGACATTCAAGGTATTCTTTTAAACCATAAGACAGATTTTACCGTGAAAAATACCAGTCTGTTTCAGACTGCTATGGTTCATTCATCCTATGTAAAGAAATCAAAATATACAACACCTACAGGTGAAGAAACTGAGCTTACAGATTGTCCAAAAAATTGTTTAAACTTGTTTGAAGAATCTTATGAACGTTTGGAACATTTGGGTGATACAATTTTAGGAGCAGCTGTTTCAACTTATTTATTTCGTAGATATCCAGATGAAAATGAAGGATTTCTTACAGATTTGAAGAAAGAAATTGTATGTAATGAAAAGCTTGGAGAACTCAGTCAAAAATTGGGTCTTGATAAATTTTACATTATATCAAGACACAATGAAGAGAATTGTGGTGGAAGAATAAATTCTAAAAAGTTATCGGATATTTTAGAGGCATTTATTGGAGCACTTTGGTTAGATTCAAAAAATGATTTTCAAATTGTTTCATCATTTGTAGTTAGTTTAATAGAAACATATATTGATATTCCAGAAATATTAAGAAATAATAGAAATTTTAAAGAACAATTACAAAAGTTTTATCAAGCAAAATTTCATCATACACCTACATATGGAATTGTATCATCAAACGCAAATTCATATACAATGGCTGTTTTAGATAAAAATGGTAACCATATTGGTGTAGGAACTGCGTCTACTAAAAAACAAGCAGAACAATTAGCAGCAAAAGATGCTTTACGAATTGTCTAATGTAACAGTCTTCTTAGCGCGAGGTACATGTCTAACAAGTAATTCACGTTGTGTTCCTCCTACAGACATATCATCACCTTCTGGTATTCCTTCAATCGCACGAAGAGCTTCAGCTACACGTTGCGGTTGATCGGCGAACTGAAGTAAAAGTTGTGTACGAATTTGAGATCTTTTTAATGGAGGACGTGATGTACGAACACTTCTGCTAATGTTACCAACACCATTACCTTCAATAGCAAAGTTGTCAACCTCATTTGCTTTCATGAATTCAAGAATTGCTGCTGATTTTTCAATTTTTTTCTTATGTATTTCTTTAAGTTGTTGTCTAAGCTTACGTTCTTCTTCATCTTCGGTGATCCAGTCTTTAATAGTTTGTCGAATTTCGTCCATTGTATATTTACATCAATTTGTATGAAAATTCATGTGTTTAAAAATATGGACGAAACAATCAATTCGGTATCCTGGAATTCGCAGCTGGAATTGATTCTTTCTCAAGAAGGTGAACGTGCGTTATGTTATTCATGGCTTCATAATAATTCACAAAAGCAGTATACTACCATGGATACATATATAACACTGCCAACTATTTTGCTTTCAACTATTTCGGGATCGGCATCAATTGGATCACCTTCGATGTTTCCAGGAGTAGTTAATACAGCAAGTCTTATTATTGGTTGTGTATCGTTGACAGTTGGCGTACTGAATACAGTTTCAAGTTACTTTAGTTGGGGTAAAAGATCAGAAGCACATAAATCTGCTGCTATGACTTATTCAAAAATACATCGTTTTATTATGATTGAATTATCACTTCCTCGTTCTGAAAGAATAGCAGCAAAAGATATGTTAAAAGTTATTAGAGAACAATCCGATCGTCTAATGGAAACATGTCCACAAATACCTGATTCGGTTATTTTAAAATTTCGTGAAAAATTTTATAAATCAACACCTAATATTTCAAAACCAGAAATTACAAATGGATTAGAACCTATTCATGTATATCGTGAAGAAATGAGTCCTCGATTTAATATCAGATCTGTTCCTCCTATTAAAATTTCCATTGACGATCACATTCCAGACAAGTTACAAACGTCGTCATTGGCTCATCCGCAGAGCGAGTCTGTAGCTGATAATAGTCACACTTAGTCTTCTTTTTACAACCAGAACACCACATAATAATAGATGCGCTTTCACTCTTTGAGTACAAATTCTTCTCACTTTCAATAACTTTATTAACTACATCATTCCATCGCGATGGGCATAATTCAATTGCTGTTAAAGTTACCAAACTACGAGGACTAATTTCATTGTTTTTAAGTTTCTCTAACCAATTCTCTCTATTTTGTACATAGCTATCCGAACCACGTAAGTTCTCAAATAGAGAAATTGCTCTATTTCTATACATGTTCCAGAAAATACGATTTCCCCAATCAATTTCAATTCCTTCTTTAATTGAATCATCACTTACAGCATGTAGAATTGAATCTTCAAGTTCCTTTACAATATGTTCATCACCAACCAATTCTTGAAAGTTTTTAATTACAACATCACGAATACTACAGTCAATAAATACATTCTTTGATTTTGTTTGAATAAGTCTCACAGGATAAGCTTGTTTTACAGTATTATCTTCATCAACAACTGCTTCTTCAATCTCTTCTTCATCTTCTTCGTTATCTTCAGCATCTTCGTCTATCTCTTCATCTTCTTCAGTACTAAAATTCCATTCCTCATAAAGCAAAGTATAATCGTCTGATCGTAAATTTGTATATTCGGAAGCTTTCTCTTTATATTTTTCTTCGTCGTCTTCCGACATAAGAATAACAATATTTCCTGTATAAGATTCTTCATCAAATGGTGATGGTAAAAGATGTTGATTAACAGTGTCTTCTTCGTCAGCAATCGAAGCAAATATATTCAATTGAAACTTATCTTTCAATGGATGAATAATGTTTCCTTGAAATTGATAACTCGGATTCTTATACTTTTTGCGTATCCATTCTAATACATCTGCTGTTTTTGGTGGTATTTGTATTTCGCCAACAACTCCTTCTTGCGAAATAGAAATAGCGTATACCATTTTAGAATATCTTTTGATAAATTTACTCACTTCCGTTTTTCTTTTGTAAAAACGGATTACGATATCACTATAATAGTTAAAACAATAATAAAATGGACTCTCAAAAGAATAAGTGGATTCCTCAATGGAAACGTGATGAACAAGCCAAGTTACTTAAAGCCCAGAAAATGGAAGAAGATAGTAAAAAAGGTGTTGAAAAAACTGAAGATAACTTTCCAGCATTATCTCCTGCCCCTACCAATAAGCGTGTATGGGGAGGAGATAAAAAGTTTAGCGATCTCGCAAAAGAGTGGAGTCAAGATAATCAGGAAAAAGCTGAAAAAGAAAAGTATATGGCTGAATTTGAAAAGTCAAAAAGTGCCTCATATAATAATTTTGTGCTACCTACGTTCAATTGTGTAAATAATTACGTTGAAGAAGACGACTTTATTGAACCAGAAGAAGATGTACAAGTTCCAACCGATAGTGTTTGGACTGTTGTTAGTTATACTAAAAATAGGCGCCACAAGGAGAAAGATATGGAAGAAATCGCCAATCGCCCTCCTACACCGGATGAAGATTCCAGTGTTTGGCAAGATAAGAAATTGAACGAAACATATTGGGACGAACGTACTTAAATCAAAGCTTTAGTAATATTTTTTGTAAAAAATGCTGTTTCAGTAGCTACAGGATTTGTTATTTTGTTATAAATATACATTACTAAATCATAATATAGTTTTCCAAAATAGAACAAATAACTACGAACCGTAATACCAGCCAATTCAGCATAAATAGCAGGCATCACTAAAAAATCCGCATTTTTTATTTGCCAAGCAGCATATCCTCCCAATACTACTGCTCCAATTAAAAGTATTACATCAATCACTTGCATTGCCTCATTTTGAGTATACATATCTGATATAAATTTTGTAATACCAGACGGTTGTGAAGACTTTTCACCTCTTAAGTTTGGAGCAGAAACAGGTTTTACATCTTGTTTTTTACCAAGTCTCTTACATCGCATATATGTTTTATTGTCATGAGGCATTGGTCCACCTGGAAGTGATGCGATATCATTAAAAAATACTTCACGATCGCCTAATAGTTGAATTGAACGAGAACCGGGAGCATTTGTTCTAACTAAATTAGCAAAATCATTTGGATCAATATTGATCATAGTTTTAAAAACAACCCATTTTGTTGGTTTACAATCTGGAAACACTGTAGTACCATCGTATACATAGTAAGAACCAGCAAGAGGAATCATCATATTAATTCCCCAATTTTCACCTAAATTTATAGTTGTATATTCCTTAGTTGAATCACCAAATCCAACAAATGAATTGAAAAAATGAGAAGAAGGAGTTTGAGCAGAATTAGCTCGTACGAGAGAACTCACACATAACATTTTTCCAGTTGGATTTGTAAAAATCGCAATTACCTCAGCATCGGCTTGAATGTTTTCAATTGTATGATGACTTGGATGATTTACAACAATCTTAGTACATGTGTAACCTTCACCATTAAACTTACATGAACCAAGACCTGCTTCGTTATCAACAATAAGTCCTTCATCGCCAACAACTACATTTGCTTGTGGAACCATGACATCGTCAATGACAAGCTCGCATAATAAATCACATGGCTTAGCACTCGATTGTGATAAATTAATTGGGCTTTGGTTTGGAACCGAACATGATGCCGGGAATGTATTTGAAGAGCCATAAACACTCATTTGTAGTTTAGCAGTATTTTGTATCTCAGAAATAAGTAATATGGATTGGAAATACTACGTTCTTCCATTAGTTGCCGTTGTAATTATAGGAGCTGCGTATTACGGCGGTGTATCTACAGGTGGAAATATAGCATCTAAATCAGTAGCAGTAACAGCGCTTGAAGTTGGTTTTGGTATAGTTGGAGCTATTGCTGTCGGTGCCGGGTTGATTTATGCTTTAAAGGATGATTCTGGTGGTTATCCGGCATTTCAATATGCTAATATTTTCGCGATGTATCTTCCAGTAACGTATGTACTTGTTGGAATTTTGGTCGATATCATTTCTCAAAAATATAGCGCTTCTGCCGCTAGTGTTACCGCTATCGCCGCTGTAACCGTGAATAAACTTATGAGTATGTTGGTCATATATTTTACAGGAGGAACAACGCAAAAAATACAAGAGGCGATATCAAATGATGGTACACTAAATACCCTATATAAGCGAGTATATGAAGGATGTACGGTTCCTGGATTTGAAAATTTAGAAAGTATTTTGGCACCTCAATCGCTTGTTATTATTTTTAGTTTATTTACATTTTTTGCTTTAGAAATTGGTATTAATGACAGAGGTCAATCATTGAGTGGATTAATATGGATGACAATTACAGCTGTTATTATCCAAGTATTTTACATTAAATCAAATTATTGCTTAACACCTGAGTTTTATTGGAAAAATACTTTAATTGTACCTTTTGTATTTTCACTTCTGATTGGTGGTATTGTAGGAGGTCTTGGATGGACCGCAAATTATTTTATTTTTAACAAAGCTCCTATGGAAGAATTTACATCTCCAATCTTACCAAAAGTAGGAGATTCTACAAGTGGTAAATCGGGAACAGATGATGATAGTCAATTTGTTTGTGAAGCATATAAAAATGGTGAATTAGTCACCTCTACGATTGCTGAGTAGTGTTTTTTATAAAATTTAAAGAATTTTGCATTATTTTAAAATAAGGTGTGATCGATGTACGATCTGTACATTTTTCTGAATAAATATCTTTACCAACATCATTTTTAACAGTTACTACAAGGCATGGAATTGGTCCAACACCATATCTCTGAATTAGATCAGTTTTAGTATTTCGAACATCTACTGATACCCATTCTACGGTTGGAAATTCTTGCGACATTTCAAGCATACTTGGTTTTAGTCTCATACACGGAGCGCAGTCAGCTCCCCAAAAGTGATAAGCTACAGATTTCATTCGTCTTTTGTTATTATAGCAGATCCTGTTATTAAATGATTTGCTGAAACCAGACGATACTGATTGTTTCTATGAAGTTTCTGTTTAACGACTTCAAATCCGTTTTTCTTAACAGTTTTAGATAACGCAGATATAAGTGCTGAATTTAAAGCAGAAGAATCCAATTTATCTAAATTAAGTTTACACCATTCGATAATGGTTCTTTCCGAAACAGGAGGACCCATTAATTGAAGAGGACATGACGGAATTGGACTTTCAACATTGCTTTGTATAACTTTTACTTCTTCTTCAGGATGAAGTACATGGACTGCCATCTTATCTACAATTTCATTATGTTTACTAAATTCGTCTGATCCACCAGTGTGAGCAGCTACATGAATAATCATATATGATTTAAATTTCGCTAAGTTACGTGATGTTTCTTCAATTAAATCACGATGTTTTACTGGTTCACCTCCCGAAGTTTTCCAATCATTTTTGATCCATCCTTGAATCCATTTTGTTAGGCAATCTTTTGAATACATTGAATCGGTATAAATTTTAAAATCAACATCTCCTGGTGTAAATTTAGAAAACACAATTCGAACTGATTCGGCAATAGCCATCATTTCTGCTCTTTGATTGGTTTGAACATCTTCATCAGGTACACGTTTTGCTATTGAAAGTTCTTTATTTTCGGGAAACCAGCATGCGTATGAAGCACGAGCTCCTTTCTTACCATTTCCTTCACAGGCACCGTCAGTGAATACACGAATAGATGTCATATTTGTTTTAGGGTTGGTATATGAAAGTGTGATGAAATTCGTTTTGTAATACAACGACTTTGGATAGCTGGTTGTATTACAGTTGGGTCTTCAACGTGAAACCAAACTCGTGATCTAAATGACTTTTGTTCTAATGAACGTCTAATCATTTGTTGACAAGCATACGTTAAAAATTCAGAATGCCATATAAGCAAAATACGAAACCTTGTTGAACGGCGTTTTGGAATTTGATTAATCCAATTGTCAAACCATGAAGAAAATGTATCTACTGAATTCATTTCTGTTGCGTCTATTTCATAAAATTCACAGGTGGAATCATGTTTTATTTTGTAGTCCACCCATAATTTTTGAGTTTCAATATCATTCAAAGGTTCAAAAAATAAATAATGAGGAGGTGGAAAAAGTACTTCCATTATTATTCTACTTTTTTAATCCGTAGATGGTGATACGATCCTCAAAATTGGAGTTTCAGCAGAAACAATGTAAATACTGTTTTCAGTCATTACTATAAAACAATTCTCGCAGCGAAAAACCGACTGAATAGTCGATGTGTATTCGTCGTCTGATTTAACAAGATATTTGGTATTATCCTTGACACCAATAGAACATTTCTTCTCAAGACTGTCTTGATAGTAATCAAAATATAGAGGTTTATCCTCTGTCATTGAAAGTTGTGCCGCACGTAGTAAAACGGTTGCTGCTGGTAAATTAGCCATTTGTTCTATATCCTGGTTTCGTCTTCATTCTTATTGAACGCATTTGACCGTGTCTTCCAACTTAAATTTTGATCGCATGTTTAAATTTTTTAGTTCCTCTTTTGGGCTCTTGAGTATAGTATCAATACCATTTTTAAGAATAGTTCGCAATGATAGAGATGTTTTAGGAATCAACTTTGCGGTTTCAGCAAGAAACTCAACAAATTGTGTTACATTCTCCTCTACTTGTGGACTTTTTACAGAACGAACAATATCATCAAGATCTTTGAGAACAAGAAGAATTGATTTTTCTACAATTGTTTCAGCAATCAATTCATGGTTGTAAAGATATATAATAAACTTGGCATAACCACGTCTTTTATTCTTTTGCGTTGACCATTCAATGACTTTGCTGTCAAATAGTGGGTCATCTGATCCCGGAAACACTGCTGTTTCAGTCATATTGTACAGTTTTGGAAACATTTCAATTTGACTACTTAAGTCATCTGGAATATCTGGAAAGACATTCGACAGACGCTTAGCAAATTCAGACATTACGGCAGCATACGCATTTTGAGTAATTGCTTTATCAAATAGAAGCATAGTTACACGTAATCGAAATTCATTGTCACGTTTTTGAATGTACACAATGGCATCATTTGAAAGTTTTTCCATATTCGAAGAAGTTAGTTTGTTTAAAATGCTAAATATTTCGGAATATTCTGGGTCTTCACGTTCTTTTACACGTCTTATTACCTCTACAAGAGCTTTCTCTCTCCAATTTTCTACAACTGCTGGTTTATTATTTCTAAATCCGTTATTTTTTACATGAATAGGTCTAATAGGTTTGTAAACTACCGGAACAATTCGGAGTTTCGCAATATTACTTTGTACCATTTGGGGCAAAGGAAGCTTCGCACCAAATCGAACAGAGTATACATTTTCTACGGTCAAAGTCATTTGTGGTTTTATTATTCTAATAATATGAAAAACGAATCCATTTTTAATAATAACTTTTTATATTCAAAAAATGGAGAAACAACCTTTCCAATATTCTTGGGTTCTATGGTATCATGATCCCGACAATAAAGATTATTCAATTAAAAGTTATGTAAAAATTGCGGATATGAGTAATTCGCAACAGTTTTGGACAGTAATCGATTCTATTTCTAAAGAAGCATGGGAATCGGGTATGTTCTTCTTTATGAGATATGGCTTCGAACCACTTTGGGATTCACCTGAAAATGAAGCAGGAGGTGCTTGGTCTAAAAAGATTGAATCGTCAGACATTCATAATGCTTTTGTAGACATGATGGTTCATTGTGTCACAAATCAACTTATGGTGAATCGCAAGGAAACTCTTGTGGGAATCACTGTATCACCAAAGGGTCCATTCTCAATTCTAAAAATTTGGAATACTACAACAACTGTATCTACAAATGATTACTTAAATAAAGAAATGAAATATATAAAAATCGGAGATGATGTTACGTATACCGCTCACAAAGCTCGTCCCAAGTAAATATAATGCAGATAATTCTGGATATTAACCGAGAAGCTATAATTCAAAAAATGGCATTATTTTTGAATAATACAGTTTCATTCTTATATAGATGGTTAACAACGGACGGTGAAGTATTAGGATATATTTTAGGAACTATTCATTTTATTTCAACTATTTTTATTTTTATTTGTGTTTTTGTTTCTCATACAATTTATCCAGTATTTTGGTTTCAATGTCTAATATTTATTTCATTATTTTTAATATGGATACAACATGTATTTTTAAAAGTTTGTGTAGTTGTTGTAGCTGAAATAGGTTTGACTCAAACTCATTCTCCATATTATGAGATCATGGGAGGTGTATTACATAATTTTTTTAATATAGAAATGACTGATTTTGTTACATATTTACTAGTAGCAGAAACAGTTTGGGTTGCTTGTTTTGGACTTGAGCTTGTTTCTATAATTTCTTTACATTTTCAAAAACATTTAACTGGTTGAACAAGGCATCAAACATAGTTTAATGTCTCCTAAATTCGCAACTACATATCGAATCATCAAAAACCAATCGTTCTTCATATGAATTTCTAAATTATTACAAAGATTGGTACACTTGGTAAAAAGAACTAAATGAGGAAGTGAAAAATTACCTGTTACAATTTCATCTCCTTCTTTCTTTTGAATACTAAATTCATTTTCTCCATCACCCATTACAGTACTTCTTGACGCAAAATGTCCTTTACAGCCAAATGTCAAAGAAGAACCAACATTCTTAATTTCAACTGTTTTTGCTCCAAGTAGAGTCATATCACGACACATCTTTTGAAAATCAAGTGACGGCATGGTAATATGAGTTGAAAATTCAGTATCTGGTAATTGCATATCTGGTTCATCTCTATCAAGAAGATTCAACTTATAGCGTGTTACTTGCTTACGTTCTCCATCTTCGAGAAGAATTCCTAACGTATTAGGATCATCTTGTTCAACATAAAAAGTAATTGTATCATCATTAGTAGCAGTTCTTACAATACGGTAAAGATGATCTGTATTCACACCAATTATAAACTTTGGAGATTCATGTTCATATGCGTATTTCTCAAACTTATTGGCATACAATCTTAAATGGACAAGAACAGTTCGAGTGTTATCCATAGCAATCATTCGAATACCATCCTTATCAAAAACAAGACTCATTTCAACTAGAATAGATTTAAGAGCCTCCTTCAAAGTTCTAACAGCTCCTGTTTGAACAGTCTTGGCCTCGACGATGTACTTTGGCATTTTTTATTCTAAGGCTCGTTCGTCTAAAGTAGTTTCATTCCGCAATAAAAAATGGAGCAAAGCCCCTTTTTGTTTTTAATTATGTCTCATATTCATAGTCACAAAGTTTACATCTCCATATCGAGAAACTTATTCTCGCACCGTCCACCATTCTCTCTCCCCAGGCATAAAGCCACAGAGTAGTTGTTTTACTGTCGTTACAATGATCGCACATTTTGAAGGTTATATTTTTACTGTTGGAATGATTAATTTTTAAAATTCGTTTCGCAGAGTCAAACGCGTTTATGAGTTTACAATGAAAACAATGATAAACACAAATGAGCGAAACAGAGTCAGTAAAAACTCATCTTCGAGAGCACTTATCGGGACTTCTCATCCCCCCTGTTTCTGAAGGGTTTTGGAGCATTTATACGTCATCTAAACAGCTTTGTGAAAGCAACGGACAAATTGATCAAATTTTGCGTACTTTTCAAAACATGTTAACTCGTATTCCAGAATGGTCAGATTCTACGTTAACAACTGAGGTAGAAAGAATCATAAAGATTACAAAGTGTAACTATATCGATGATCTTCTGATGGGTGTTTTTATTTCATATATGAAATCTTTTGCCTCATTACATTACCGTGGTTCTTCATCTCAAATTAAAATTGAATTCGAACGTCCTAACTTTACAAAGTTTATTCATGAACTTTATAAGCATTCTGCTCGTAAGATTTGGCAAGTAGCTTATCTATTTAAGACTGTTGGAGTAAGTGCTGAACAACAAGCAAGAAATCGTCAGGATATTGATAAGATTGTTAGTGATTGTATAGAACAGGTAATACGTGCGTTTCTACCGTGGGAGCAAATCGCAAAGAATTACTTTATTGAAACACCTGTGGACCAGTCTATTCCACCTTCTGGTAATAAGTCTGTTATGTTCGAAGACCTATATGAGGGTGAATCTTCGGATGAGGAAGAAGAAGAGGAACGTCCTAAGATGGTATTATCGAGTCAAACAGAGTCAATTGAAATAAAGGAGTTTGACGCCCCCAAAGAAGAATCTAAGATAGTAGCTGTTGATCCAGAAGTCAATGTTCTTAATGAACTTGAATCAAAAATTGGAGATTCGCTCGTTCTAAATATGTAAGTTTTCACTACAAATCAACACAAATGATGCTTGTTATAACTTCGATAGCGGTCGCTTTGGTTGTGTTTATCCTGTATGCTCTTGAGCGCAAATCTAAAGATCAACCTATTAATTGGATTGATGCCGGAAAGCTTACCGTTTTTGGCGGACTTTTATCATCGGGTGTTGTTTTCGCAACAACTGGTGAACTTCCAGATGTAGTAGAAACAGTTACAAAAGTTGACATTCCTGCCGTTCAAGATATGTTTGTAGGAATTCCTACTTTTTAATCAATAATTAACATATCAGTAATTCCAACAAGACTTTCTACACCGTAAATAGGTTTGAGAAACTCAATCTCTCTACGTGGTACAGCACTCTCTCTGGCGTATCTTGCTATTGCTTTATACAAATGAAATCCATGGTAACGATCATGACGAGGTTCATTTTTTCCAAACATAAGTTCAGTTCCATCATCCATCTTAAGCCATCGTATAAAGAAATTAAATAATGTATTCATTTTGTATTCTTCATGTTTAGGTCCTTCTGGAAACAAATCCCAAAACAATGATGTAGCTAAACGAACCAAATCAAATGATGGATTTGGCTTTACACTTTGGAATTTATTGTTATAAAATGGTTCACTGTTATATTGTCCACCAGCTTCTTCATTAATAGAAAAATGATCACTCATAAATATTTTTGACTCTTTCATTCCTGAAAGGCGAACTGAAGTAACACCACGTTCGAAATCAATAATCTTAATCATGTAACCAAATGTAGGAACTTTATAGTATGAACCGTTACAATTATAATATAGGAACTCTTGTGGTGTTGCTACATACATAACATTATTTGAATGAAGATCATTATGTGTCAACCCAAAATTACGCTGGGCAAACGCAAGTGCGAACATAACTTGAGAAATCCATGCCAAATGTTTTTCAGTTTGTGGATTTTCAGTAATTAATTTGAATAATGTACCTTCACATTTTTCCATAACAGTTGTTTGAACTGGAACGTTTGAAAATGTTGCCCAAGCAAATGGTTCATCATCTTCTTCATCTTCAATAGAACCAGTCTCGTCTTCATCACAGTCACAAGATTCTACATTAAAAATATACGATGTAGAAACCGATGATGAATCGCTCATCGTTTCGTCTTCATTCGAATCTTCTATTAGCTGTTGAATATCTGCCAATTTAGTTTCATCATTATGTTCTGCGTCGATATCCTGTATATCATCAAGTTCAATAGCTTCTCCTAAAGTTAGATGAGGACGAGATGTACGAGTATGTTGAAATTCAATTGAGTCTCTAACATTGTCTGATAATTTTAATTCAAATGTTTTACCTATATTTGATCCAAACCAAGAATGATCAGCTAAGTCTTCATAATCATCTGAAATATTAATAGTATGATTTTTTGAAAGTCCACTAAACACTCCATAAACTTTAGGAAAATGTTGGCATTTTGATTGAGATAATACACTTGCTATTAAGCTTCCAACATAGGCAGCATTATGATGAGATTGAAGTTTTGATGAAACTTCTGTAGACTGTTCGCTTGAAGAAGGAAGTCCGATTGTAGTTCCATATTCACCCTGCATCCATTTGAATGGGCTTAGAATCATAGTAGTTTTACAATGAACATCTCTCTTTTCAAATTTTGAAGTATAAATTAATTCAGGAGATAATATATTACTTACCTCTTCATCAAGTCTTATACCATAGTCTCCTATCAATTCAAGATCATTTGTCTTAAAAAGAACCTCAAGTGATGGAAAAAAAGGTTGAATCGATTCTATATTCCAATGTGTAACAGCACTTGATCTAATATTTGAAAGAGACCACTTATGAAGAGAAAGAGGAATCGATGACGACTTTAGTTCTGTCTGTTTCCGCTTAAGCATATTATTATTTCATGTACAAATCAAAAGCAAAAACTTCACGCAGTATAATTAATATGAACTTTAACATTAAGAAATTTAACATCGAAATGTTAAAAGATCGGTGTGAAATCGATTCTAGAAAATCACCAATGATTGTCATTATTGGAAAAAAAGATACTGGAAAGTCTTTCTTAGTTCGTGATATTCTCTATCATACCCAAGATGCCTTTCCAATTGGAACTGTTATTTCTGGTACTGAGGTCGCCAATGAGTTTTTTCAACACATGGTTCCTTCCAAATTGATTCATGACAAGTATAAACCAGAAATAGTAATGAATATGATCAAAAGACAACTAAGTGTCAAGACATCACGTAATCAAGATAAAGGAAGATCTGGTAATTCTTCAATAGATCCTCGTGCTTTTCTAATTTTAGATGACTGTTTATATGATTCTACTTGGATTAAAGAAGAATCTACTCGTTACGTATTTATGAACGGTCGTCATATTGATTTAATGACAATTATTACTATGCAATATCCTTTGGGTATTACACCTAATTTGCGTACAAACGTTGATTTTGTATTTATTCTTCGTGAAAGTATAGTTAACAATCGCAGACGTATTTACGATAATTACGCAGGAATGTTTCCATCATTTGACATGTTTTGTCAATTTATGGATCAATGTACTGAGAATTTTGAAGGACTTGTAATCTGCAACGGTGTCCAGTCGAACCGCCTTGAAGATCAAGTGTTTTGGTATAAAGCTTCTGATCATCCACCTTTTAAAATGTGTGATGATTCACTATGGCATGATAACAAACCATTCTCAAGTACTATGTTAGCATCAGATGATTATAATGCTGAATCAATGCAGAAAAAGAATAAGGGTCCATGGGTTCATGTTAAAAAGACTACTTAAAAGTGTTTATAGGTCACGAATAGCTCCTTCTGTTGGGTGAACAGGACGAGAAATAGCATCAGATAATTCATCTGCCTCTACAAGACCTGCTTCCTTCTTGGCATCTTCGAGAGCCTTTCTGCGACGTTCCTCATTCTCTTTCTTTTGCTTTTCAATTTTTAATGTCTTCTCTTCCTCAAAGAAAATTTCACGATTTACTTCATTTTCCTTGTACTTTCTCATCATCTCATTGAGCTCCTTCTCAGCGTATTCAACTTCAGGCATCAAATGTTCAGATGGATCCCAAGGTAACCAGCAACCAACCTTTCCAACATACAAGCTGTCCTTTGGATAACGACGTTGTAGAACCTTAGCATATTGTTGACACTCTTCAAGGTTAGCAAATGTACGACGAACCTTTACACCACGAACATTTGTTCGAAAGTTAACTTTCTCAGTAAATTCTGTTTCGAGTTCCTTCTCTTGCTTGAGCAAAAAAACCTGATATTGTTCGTGAACATCAGTTTTCTTAACCTCATCATTGTGAACCTTAGTAAATTCAGCCATATCTGCGAAAAGATCCTCAATCTTCAATGAATACTTCTTTGCGATAAAAGCCATAAGATGCTCCATACCCTTTACCTTCCAATCATAGTCCATCCATTCAACAAACTTTTCGTTAATAAACTCATTTTTCTGCTTAATGATTTTCTCAGGGCTTAAGAATGAAATTACACAATACCTTTGCGTCGGAATCTCTGGGTCCTCATCAAGATAATCAATTAAGGATCCATCGTCTTCAGTCTTAGGAAATGTTTCGATTGGCATTTGTTTATATTAGACAATCAACTATGAAAATAGTTTTTTAACGACGGCGACGACGACCTCCTTCTTCACTCTTTACAAATGGATTGGGGCCTCGTTCAGGGCGTGGACCAGTATTTCCAGGTAATATCTGTTTTCTTATGTTTTCTACAACAGGAGCTGGTGCTATTTTAAGTCTACGTGCCAGAACATCAGAACATTGAAATTGAACAATTAAAAATAGACGAACGAAAAAGTTCAAAGTAGTAACAGCATACATAAAATCATAGGATTGCCATACTTCACCCTTTGTGGTGGCTGGTGTCAATTGTACAGCAAATACAGAGAAAAAGATATCCAAAGCTATTCCTAAAATAAGAACAAATGTTCCAATTATCTTAAACACATCACCATGTTTATCATAACGAATTGCGTAAATATAATAAAGAAGATAAAGCGTTAACAAAATATTCATAATTGTTCCTCCTACAACAAATCCAGCATCTACTTCACGTCCAGCTCTTCCTGTACTATCGTTAATGTTTGCTTGTTGAGCTGTATAAGCTCCATACATTTGCATCATATACGTAGCAACCGCCCATACAAGAGCAACTGTTGTTATTACTGTCTGTTGAATACTCATTTGTTATTATATTGAAGTTTTATATTTGGAACGCATTTTCCAATACCAAGTGTTTGTTGCATCATAATAGGAGCTTTACACCCTGAACAAGGGCATTTTTGATGTTCGTGACCAAGTATATGTCCGACCTCGTGAGACACCATATATTGACGATAATTTTCAATTCCTTGACCACTTTTTATAGAACCGCGAAACCATCTGTCTGCGTTTAGATATATATTATGACCACCAAGTTCAGCACAAGATAAATTGGATGGTAGATCACATAGTTTAGTAACTGTTCTTGGAGATGCTAAACGAATAAGAATCTCTTCTTTTTCAGTCACAGGTTCAAAAAAATATCCATGCTTTGCCCATCCATCGGGATCATTTAAATAAGCTGTAATGGCAAGCGAGATTGCCTCTGGATCTCTAATAAAAAATTTCTTCTTTACATCTTCGTCTATAACGATGCGAAATGTTTTACGCATATCTACTTTAGAGGAATATTTTCTCTTGTAAACTCTATAAAATGCCTGAAGCAGCAAAGCCAACAGCAGGATATATGGGTATTGATATGGGGGATCTTCTAACTCGGGTTGTAAAATATGTATTAGAAGGTCTAGCTGTTGCTATTGCCGCGTTTATGCTACCCGGAAAAGTCATGAAGCTTTCTGAAATTGGAATGATCGCATTGGTCGCAGTAGCCACCTTTGCCATTCTTGACGTTTATGCTCCAAGTATAGGCGCATCAGCACGAACTGGTTCAGGTTTTGGAATCGGTGCTCATTTGGTTGGATTCCCATAAACCATTTTCTCTAAAGTATAGTTATTAACTAAATGATTCTAAAGAAGAAAATACCAAAAGCGTTGAGAGAACAAGTTTGGATTGTCCACGCTGGAAAAGTATTTGAATGTAAATGTTTGACAGATTGGTGTAACAATACTATGACAGTATTTGATTTTCAATGTGGTCATAATGTTCCCGAGTCAAAGAAAGGTAAAACTGATATTTCAAATTTAGTTCCTATTTGTTCAAGATGTAATTTATCAATGAGTAATCAATTCACTTTCACAGAATGGTGTAAGCAAAGTAAGGCTACACCAGTAGAAACGCCAGCTACATGGACAAAAATAGTGTCCAAATTTTTCGGTATAACGGGAACTGGTACAAAATCAACCCAAAACCCTACGAGCCGACTACCCAAACATTCAAAATTGCGTACCATCTTGCCAGAGCTCCAGAAAAAAGCCCGGAAGAAGTCTACAGAATCTACTACGAAGAAAGACGAAAAGAAATGAAAGTTTTATATCCGTCATTTCTTAAGGATGTGGACTGAAGCATTAATCGCATTAGTTATAGCAGTATCTATTATTGGAATTTATTGGTTAGTAAGAGGCTATCCTCCTGGTGTTTCCACCTATCAAATGCCTCCACTTATGCCAAATGGTATTGATCCAGGACAGGCAAAGTTTATGTTCTTTTATACACCATGGTGTCCTTATTGTAAAACAGCTCAACCCACGTGGGCATCATTAAAAGAAACATTAAAGAATACACCTTCAACATATGGAGGTCATACAGTTGTATTTGAAGAAATCAATTGCGATTCAGATAAAGGAAAAAGTGCTCTTTACAAGATAGAGGCATATCCAACTTTCAAATTAGAAACAGATAATAAATTATATAATTTTAAAGGAAAACCATCGGTTGATGGACTTGATAAATTCTTAATACAAGTTCTTGGACAAAAGAAACCGGTGTAATCTATTAGATGTATGTTTGAACATATCGGCAATATCCATATTTTCTAAATCAGACGTTGATGTTAATAGTGGATAAATTAATGGTAACGTACACGGTGATTTTTTAGTACGACCATCTGCTTGTCGAGTAGCAATTGATAGTAAATCATAAGCAAAATCAAATGGTGAAATTGAATCAATTGTTTCGGCTGTAATTCTAATAGCTCGCGGTCGAGGCAATGTTAATATCAATGTATCATCTGAAGTAGGAACAATTCCATAAATATTAGGACTAAAAAAGTCACCGTCTACATAGACTTGATTGTAAAGAACTTGAGGCTTAAATACTCCTGGTACACAACATGAGCATTTAATAGCTTCCAATAAAGGAACATTTTTCGAAAAAATAGTAGGTTTTCCCTTAGTAACATTTGATGCCACAATAAATAAAGGCATCTTTGCGTCACCAATTAGTTTATTTCGAATATCTAATCCTGCTTCATCAAATACTTCACATATAGTTTTTTCTAAATAATTCATTGAAAATAAACCTTTTTTTGAAAGACATGATGCGATATCAAAGAGCCCGATAGATGGAATGAAATTTTTAGTAGACAAATGTTTTTTAGTTAATTCGGGAAGTTTTTCAATAGGAAGACCAAACGCAATATATGTTCCAATAATAGATCCGATTGACGATCCATATACACCCTTCGGAAAATCAAGAGGTTGATGTTTTGATAATTCTTGTAAAGCTCCGACATGTAGAATACCCTTTATTCCACCTCCGCTAAGACCGAGCCGAGTAAAATGCCTTTGCATTTTTATATAAGTAAAAGTAGAATGCTGAGAGCAACAGACGTACTACAGGAACAACAGCAACGGAGAGATAATAGAATGGCTGCTATGACTCCCGTGATTGCTCAAATTCAGGCAAAAATAAGACAACAGGCAATTCATAACACAAACGCTCCGTACATTTTATACGATGTACCTACTTACGTTTTTGGTTATCCTCTTTTTTCTTTAAAAGAAGCTCTTGAATATTTGGTTGGTGAATTCTCTAAAGCTGGTTATTGGGTATGGGTTGTAGAATCAAAATATTTGTTTATTTCTTGGGTGAAAGCTGTAAAGACTCGAGATGGTGGAAAACCAATTTTAACTACAAATTACCGTCCTCAAGTGTACGACCCATCTTCCATAGTATTTCTCCCAGATGAAAGATAAGGATGAAGTCAATGAGAATGTCTTATAGTGAAATGGCTCGCGTTACTATAAACGCATCATTATTAGCTATATTTTATACGTTATTAGGTGTTTTTGTTTCGTTTATTCTGTATTATATATTTGACGAATATGACGACAATTGGAAAAAACGTTCAATTGGATTTCAACTTGCTGACGTTTCACTTGAAATTTCTATATTATCACTTGTTGCCTTTTGGAGCGCACATCTGATTGAATTAGCTCCTCCTGTTTTTCATGTAAGAAAGGAGCTTGATTTATTGGTTGATGGATATATTTCAGGAATTTTTTATGTTTTTGCTGTATTTGTTTTTATGAATGATTTAACTGAAAAATTAAAGTTTATATTCGATACTTCATTCGGAGATCATTTTACAAAGATATTTCCACAACATGGTTCTATTATAGATTTATCATTATCTTATACTCCTCCGCGTAAAACGAATGAAACTAAAACTGTAGAATAGAAACACCATGGATTGTAATCACTCATTAGTTGTTGATGAAGGTCAACATGTATGTCAAAATTGCGGAACTGTATTTGATCAATTAATTGACGAAGGTGCTGAATGGCGAAATTATGAAGATGTAAAAGGCGAAGATCAGTGTCGAACGGGTTTTACAACCTCTGAACTTTTACCAGAATCTTCATATGGGTCAATAGTTTCATTTAAAGGAATTTCATCAAGCAATGTTTCTATGAAAGCAGTACAACGTTTATCTTCGTGGTCTTTATCTTCGAATAGTGAACGTTCATGGATGGGAATCTTTGATAACATTCAGCTTTGTGGAAATAAAGTAGGACTTCCTAAATCAATTATATTCGACGCATGTTCATTGTACAAAGGATTAGAAGAAGCACAAAAAGTAAGAGGTGAAACAAGACGTGCTCTTATGGGAGCAGCTTTATTTGTATCATGTCGTAATCATCAGGCACCAAGAAGTCATGAAGAAATCGCAAATTTATTTAATGTAAATATTCGAAGTTTATGTAAGGCAGTTACACATTTTATTCAAACTGAAAATACTGTATTAGATACTCAAATTGGTATAGCAGAAAGATTATGTAGTAATCTTCACTTAAATGATGAACAACGTGAACGAATTATGGATCTACTTTATGAAATTTCTACCAGATCTGAAGATGAATTTGAAAATACACCAAAAACAATTGTCGCTGGTGTAGTTGCTCATATTATGGGTTTAAAAACAAAAACAGGCGTAAAACCTGTATCAGACGCTTCAGGAGTTTCATGTCTATCAATTCACAAGCTTGTTCAAAAACTTAACTAGTTGTTACGCATATTTCACCTGTAGTTGAATTATAATATAATTGTTTGAATCCAGCACCTGATAAATTACTTGTTGTATCGCCACGAATAGGTTTAATAACACATGAACTGGCAGTTACATTTGATAAATATGAACCGGTTGCATTAATAATAATAGAATTTGCAGCTTGAGCAGCACTACTAGCAGCAACAAGATTACTTGTACCTGCGTATTTACCAATTGCTATTGCGTCAGCACCTTGTGAATTAATAGCAGCAGTGTTTCCAATGGCTACTGCGTCAGCACCTTGTGATACTTGACAACTCCCTGATCCAATAGCTATTGATCTATTGCCTTGTGATGAAGCTCCAGTACCATTACCGATAGCTACCGCATAATCTGCTTGTGATGTTTTGCCAGCATTAATACCAATAGCAACACAAGCAATACCCTGTGATGTTTCACCAGCTTGGTAACCAACAGCAACAGCACCAGTAGCTTGTGATGTTTGACCAGCTTCACGACCAATAGCTACTGCTTCACTACCTTGTGATGAATTACCAGCAGTATAACCGACTGCTACCGAATTAGTAGCTTGTGATGTTTGACCAGCAAGACTACCAATAGCTACAGATAGAGTAGCTTGTGATGTTTCACCAGCTTGGTAACCAACAGCAACAGCACCAGTAGCTTGTGATGTTTGACCAGCTTGATCACCGATAGCTACCGATTGAGTAGCTTGTGATGTTTCACCAGCTTGACCACCAACAGCTACCGAATTAGTACCTTGTGATGTATAACCGGCTCCACCTCCAATGGCTATAGAATAATTACCTTGTGTTGTTTGACCAGCAGCAGGTCCAATAGCAATACAATAAGTACCTTGTGTTGTTTGACCAGCAACATAACCGACTGCTACAGACAAAGTAGCTTGTGATGAATTACCAGAACCGCCTCCAATAGCTACTGATCTAGCACCTTGTGTTGTAGTACCAGCAGCGTAACCGACTGCTACTGATTCAGTACCTTGTGATGTTTGACCAGCAGTATTACCAATGGCTACCGAATCAGCACTTTGAGTTGTTTGACCAGCACTAAGGCCAACGGCTACTGATCTAGTAGCTTGTGATGTATTACCAGCATTACGACCAATAGCTACAGAATAATCAGCTTGTACCGTAGCTCCGCTTCCAGCACCGTCACCAATAGCTATTTCACCACCTTGTGCGTTCGATTTTACAGAAATGTATGGGGTGGTAATTTGAGTACCATTTGAATAGGCATTTCCGGTTAAATATAGATTATCAACATTTATTAAGTCACTTTTTACAACATAACCTGTTGCCCCATCACTTACAATTTTTGGTGAAATCATATGTTGGAGTATATTTTGCATATCACTCCCAGAAAATGGATCATTACCAGGCCCAGTGCTCATTTGTTAATATACATATGAAACCGTTTAATTCCTTTTCCCGTTATTATATCATGGAGCCTCTCTTCGACCCCTCTACTGTAAGTTTAGGTGAACGTTATACTTTGTTCCCTATTTCTGCTAATGATCAGGATTTGTATAAAATGTATAAAAAACAAGTAGCTTCTTTCTGGACAGCAGAAGAAATTGATTTCAGCAAAGATAAGGAAGATTGGGAGAAGCTAACAGAAAATGAAAGATATTTTATTAAACATATTTTGGCATTCTTCGCTGGTTCAGACGGAGTTGTTCAGGAGAATTTAGCAACTCGTTTTCAAAAGGAAGTTCAATCTCCAGTAGCAAGATTGTTTTATGGAATGCAGAATGCTATGGAAGGAATTCATTCTGAAACCTATTCGTTACTGATTGATCAATATGTCAAAGATAAAGATGAACAAATGAAGTATTTCAGAGCTATTGACGAAATTCCAGCTATTCGAAAGAAGGCACAGTGGGCTATTAAATGGATTGAGTCACCTACAGATTATGCTACAAGATTAGTTGGATTTGCCTGTGTAGAAGGTATCTTCTTTAGCGGCTCATTCTGTGCTATTTATTGGCTAAAGAAACGCGGATTATTACCAGGATTAACGTTTTCAAATGAACTCATTTCTCGAGATGAAGGTCTTCATACCCAATTTGCGATAGCTATGTATCACAAACTTCAAAATAAATTATCATCCGAAGACATTGTTACTATTATCAAAGATGCGGTTGAAGCTGAAACTGAATTCATTACAGAAGCACTTCCTTGTTCACTAATTGGAATGAACGCAAGAGATATGATACAATATATTCAATTTGTAGCTGATAGATTGGCTGTACAGCTTGGATGTCCTAAGATTTATAAAGCATCCAATCCGTTTGATTTTATGGACTTGATTTCACTTGAAGGAAAGACGAATTTCTTTGAGAAGAAAGTTAGTGAGTATTCTAAGCCAGGTGTAGGAATGAGTTCACATGATATGGAAATTCGATGTGATGAAGAGTTTTAACGAATATAATTTGGACGATAGTTATTATTTCGAACACTATTTCCCATTTCATATCTAACAAATGGTCCAGTTAGTGGACTTGCAGTTTTATTAGTAAATGATGGTAGAAAATCAGTTAATCCCGCACTAGTTGGTACATACTGATAAAGATGTGTTATTACTTTTTGATTGCTAGTTCTTACTTGTGCTGATACAGCACGCATCTTATTCTGACTTGTAAATGCCGACGCGTCTGGTGTTGGCATTCTTTACGTTTAAACAAAGAAGGTTTCTTCACTACAATTCATAAATGGACTTTATTAACGCCGCAGTTGTTGTTCTTGCGTCTATGATTTTTGTACTCTCGGGTATGATGGGATATTTATTCTGGCAACAAAACCGTCTTCTTCAACATGTTCAAGGGCTTGCGATGGCAGTTTCAACCGCATTGACCCCTCCTCAACCAGTCGAACCTGTAATTGAACAAGAACCAGTTGAAGAAGAGGATGACCGTGTTTCTGTAGATGAAGATGATGTTGAAGTAGTAGAAGGACCTCCTCCAGCTAAGACTGAGGCAGAAAAGGTCGATATTGATGATCTACAAGATAAGACGGTTAAACAGTTACAGGAAATTCTTTCAAAGAAGGGTATTCCATATGGAAAGCGAGATTCTAAATCAGTTCTTCTTCAACTACTAAAAGCTACCGCTTAAGAATAATGAGGATTCAAAATAAATTTTTGGATACATTAGCAGGTAGCCATAAAACAATACTTTGCTTTGATTGTGAGTTTTGGAGAATATATGGTAATAAAGGATATCATGGAATTCCAAATACAGATGAATTCTTTATGCCTCGAGAAATAGGTGGTTTTTACCTAACAAAAAGTACAGATGGAACATGGGAGTATCATAAACATTTTTTTGTAACATTATCACCTCCTGATTTAGATGTTTCATTTATATCTTCTATATTTGCGACGGTTAATCAAAAAACAGCAGAAGAATTGGATATAATTCAAGCTTCTTTAGTTATGCCCTGGAGTTCTGCTTATAAACGCACGTTGCCTGAAGAACAACATGCTATTCTTGAAGAAGGAATTAATTCATATTTGAATGATCCAAATATCAAAAAGCATCACAAACCAAAAAGTTGGTATAACAAATTTTTAGAAATATATTCTAACTCGTTAATTATTGTCAAGGGTAAAAGTGATATAGAAGCAGTTGAAAACGCGTGTAGATATCATAATATTACATATAAAGAACCTCTTGATATTTTTGATATCGCATATTGGAATAAAAAGAGTCATGAAAAATGTGGAACTGCTAAATTAGAAGGTACTTATACATGTATAGTAAACGAAATTCCTGATGAAACTGGTAAAAAAAGACATCTACGCGAGATTCTTCCATTAGGTGAAGCTCATGATCCATCATCGGATGCTGCTATGACCTTTTTAGTTGCTCTTTACATCACATCAGTTAATCGAATGTGAAAATTATCTGTTATTGAAATACCTTTAGGTCTAAAACCATACTCTCTCCATGTATCATAGAGTATAGGATTATTATACATCATTAATGTGATACAATGTTTTACCATATCCACATTAACATTGACAATATCTCCATCAAATTCTTCATATATTTCACGTTTAATAGCTTCTCCAAGAATTTCTTGAGTGTATGCATTTATATTCGCAATTGCGCGTGTTCCATTTTTTAAGCTATTGCTTATAAGAACCTCAAAACTGTAAGTTCTTGTAAGAAACATTTTTTAACTTATGGATGGAATAACAAAAAAATTTATCCGTTTTTATAAATTAGTACTCTTTACCGTTTTCATCGTAATCGATTCTACCGACTTGTTTGAAAATTACAGCCCAATCACTAAAATATTTTAATGTTTTTAAATTTGGAAATGTCCAAACATCTTCAAATCTTGAAAGATTGTCATCATCTTCTGCATCAACCTTAAGTGTTCCATATCTAGACTTGATATCCATTGAAAGACTAAATGTGATTGTATCAAATTCTGCTGCCTTAAGCATTTCATTTATAGTTTGTTGAATTCCCGCAACTTGTTCTTTTGTTAAATATCGCAAATCTACAAGTTTACCTTGAAGATAAATAATAACATCGTAATCAATTGAACAACCGTTGCAAATCATTTTGTTTGAGATTTAATAACATAAAAAATATAAAATCCGTTTTTAATTATTCATCAACCTCTATCGAATTAAATGCTATTGCCGTCTCTACAGATAACTTTTTCAAATCTTCAATTAAGACCTTTTCTGAAACTTTCAGAGTTTTATGAGCTTTATATCCATCTCTGAAAATTTGAAGAAACATTCTTATATGTGGCTTAAATGTTTCATTGTCATCAGGCCACAATAAATATGCGAGTCTCAAACAACCTTCTATAATACGTTCATCAGACAGATAATCTCCTAAATATTCTAAATCTCTTTCTGCGAATTCATATCCGCGTATAAAATATTCACTTAAATCACCTGTTTCAATAAACATAGGTTCTGACATTTTACTTTTGAAGGCAGAGTTTATACTTTAAATACAATTCGTTTTAACAAGTAATGAAGTTAGTTTCATTTGATGTGGGACTACGCAATTTAGCTTTTTGCGTACTTGAAGGTACTACCAGAAGAGATGTAACAATTGTACATTGGGATTTAATTGATGTAATGGCAGAATCAGCAGGACACGATGGGGCAAAATGTTTCAAGTGTAAAAAACCAGCTAATTGGATGAAACACGATGGTTCTGCGTATTGTTGTAAACTTCATAGACCTAAAGGAGCAGGCAAGCCACCGACTAAAACATCATTAAATAAGAAAACACTTGAAGAACTAAAAGTTGAAGGAACACAACGTTCACTAACTGGAACTACTAAAAAGGAATTAGTTGAAAAATTGTATAACTTTTATTGTGAGAATGTTTGGAAACGTTGTGTTAAATCCGCAAAACAGATATCGGTAGTTGATTTAGCCGATCCAATTGCCAAGTGTTTAGAATCTCGTCGTGATTTATGGGAGGGAGCTGATTTAATTTGTTTCGAACAGCAACCTGATAAACGTATGTTATGTGTTCAAGCTATGTTACATATGTGGTACGTCTGTCAAGGTTATAAATGTAAAGGTGTATCAGCAGTTCATAAATTAACAAACATGATAACAGTTCAAGATTCAACTAAGACATATAAAGGTCGAAAAAGTACTGGAATTATTCATGCTAAAGAGCTTGTACCAACTGAAGAATTGAAAGAATATATGATGAAACATCCTAAACGAGACGATCTTGCAGATTCTTTTTTACAAGGATTATGGGTATTAGAAAATAATAAATGAAGAAAGTTATGATTTATGGAGAACCAGCTTGGGCTGTTGGGCGTATTCATAAAAATATAGAAAAATATTTATCCGATGAATTTGAATTTATTTACTATGATTGGGCAAACACATACACATCAAATTTAAATGAAGTATTTGAGTCAGTAGATTTAGTTTTAAGCTTATTTATGGGACAGCCTTATTTAGATAACTATAATCCACTATTTAACAAGAAAAAGTGTATATTTGTAGCTCATGGATTTGAAGAAATGAATGGACCAACACCATCACCTTTTGCCACATATGGAATGGTAAGTCGTTCAATAGAACATTTATTTCCTTCTAATTTGAAACCATTTTTCACACCTAATTGTGTCGAATTAGATGATTTTAATTATAAAGAACATTCAGGATCAACAAATGTTATCGGATGGTGTGGAGCTCCTCGTGTTTGGTTCAAACAGTTTGACTGGGCTCGCGAAATAGCTAATCAGTTTGGAACTAAATTACAAGTTAGTTCAAAGGTTCCCTTTGAAGATCCAATTGATTGGAGACCGTTAACTTACGATGAAACAAAAGAGTTTTATTCAACTTTAGATATTCTTTTAATTACTTCGATTCCAAATGGGGAGTCCGAAACAGGCCCATTGCCTGCCTTTGAAGCTATAGCAAGCGGTGTTTTAGTAATTGGTACTCCTGTAGGTAATTTTAAAGAAGTGCCTGGTCCAAAATTTTCTACAATTGAAGAAGCAGTTTCAATTTTGAGTGATCTAAAATATAACCCTGAAAGAGTTAAACAATTAGCAAAAGAACAGTATAAATGTATTGTAGAAAAGTGGAACTATAAAGTTGTTTCCGAACAATGGAGAGAAATGTTTCGTTCTGCTTTGAAGAATGCTGAATCTACTTAATATAATGAAGCCTACAATTCTTATATTCGATCAAGGAATTGGAGCGGTTCGAAATGTACATACAGATTTAGAACCATATTTGATAGATGAATTTAACATTATCTATCATGATTGGCATTTTACTGATGATGAGTTTTATAATAAAGAAAAAAATGCCGATTTAGTGATGACAGGATTAGATGGTTATTTTTATTTAAAAAATGTGTTTCCGTTTGATCATTTCAAAAAATATGTATTTGTAGCTCATGGATATCCTGAATTTACCCAACCATTACCTGATGGATTAACGTATGGAATGACAAGTTATGTTATAACTCATCTTTTCCCAAAGAATTCTTCTATTTTTCTTGTAAAAAATGGAGTAAATCATACTAAATTTGATTATGTAAAAAGATCTGGAGAAATTAATACAATTGGTTGGTGTGGGCGTTCTTCATTTCCATCTAAACGTTTTTCAATGGCTTCCAAAATATCAGAGGATACACAAATACCGCTTTTAGAGATTAATGGAAATCAATGGATAAGTCGAGATGATGTTAAAGAATGGTATAAAAAGATTGATGTTTTATTAGTAACATCTGGACCAGAAGAATGGTGTGAAACAGGACCATTACCTGCCTTTGAAGCTATAGTATCTGGTGTTATAGTTATTGGAACTAACGTTGGTAATTTTTCTTGTATACCAGGTCCAAAGTTTTCAACCGCTGAAGAAGCAGTTGAAATTTTAAATGATCTTAAACAAAATCCCGAAAAGGTCAAACAAATAGCAAAAGAACAGCATGAATGTGTAATGAATTATTGGACTTATGAGAAAAGTGCTTGTCAGTGGAAACTTTTATTTAATAAAGGTTTGGAGAAGGCGCGTTATAGTTTTCAGAACCGACTCGTTTAGATGAAATAAATGGATGTACTAGGAGCAGATTTTTTAACAAATGGTGCTATGTCCAGTGTTAACTTTGATCTTCCAAAAGAAACCGTTGTATTCGATCTTCCGACGGTAGATCTTGATTCACCTAAACTTGTCCCCTCAATTGAACATGTTGGTTCACTTCGAACAAATGATGGTCTCGAAAATATGAATGCTGAGTCATATTTCCCTTCGAATAACTCGAGAAAGATGTCAGACGAACATCTACTTCGCGAAAAATACGATATGCTTCGTAAATTTAAACGTTTTCAAGCCGCTGGTCTTCCAATGCGTAAGAATTTTACACTTGAATCACCTCTTGAAGAAATGCGAATGGAGCTTGAGTTCATCAAGAAGGAGAAAGATATGGATGCGACCATCAAACAGTTCTGCGACTGGTTTATCACAGGAATGTCTGCTATGGAATGGAGTTCTAAAAATGTTCCACTAATTAAAGCATTTGGTCTTCGTCTTGATGGTCTTTCCGAATCAGCTCAGATGAATGTAGTTGATATGGAAGAAGATTTTGAAGAATTATACGATATGTATGGTGAATCGATTAAAATGCATCCACTTGTTCGTATTCCTATTCGTACATGTATGATGGTCTATATGGTTCATTTAACAAATCAGATGACTTTGAAAGCACCTATTCCTAATATCGATGAAGTTCTCAGAACAAATCCTGATATTGCCCGTCAATTAGCTACCGCAGCTATGCAACAACAAACGCAAACTATGAAAAGCGGTGGAGCGCCACCTCCATCGTCAAATCCTCTATCAGGTCTAGCTAACTTTATGAGCGGAATGGTACCACCACCTCCTCAACAAACAAATGTACGTCCTCAAGTTCCTGCTTCAATTAAGTCACCTGTAAAGCTACCTCAGCAACGTCCTAATCCTACGCCACAAATAGCTCGTGCTGCTCCTCCACCAACTCCTGTTCGAGAAATGAAAGGACCTGAAGTAAATATTGATGATCTTCTTAGAAGCGTTAATGCCAGTGTTGAAACTAAGAAGGTAAATACAACTTCTACAAAGAAAGGTGGTTCTACAGGTAAGAACAGTGTTTCTATTCGTCTTTAACTTGTAGGTCCTTTATAAGGTAAATCACTTACATCATCATCAATTCGAGATTGAAAATAATCTAAAAATAACGGATTCCATTTTTCTTTATCAATCCATTCATACATACCATCTTTATTAATTTTAATTAAATTGCGTATATCAGGTTCATTATCAATTATTTTATGACGTTCAACATATTGACGATTAGTTTTTGATCCATGATATAAATGTTGAATTTTAGATCCTGAATAATAAGTCATACGTGGAGCTGGTTTAGAGAAAAAATCATTGTAAACCGGCTTTAGACTTATAGGTAGTGATTTGAATATTTTAGGAAATGATTTTTTCATCCAGGCAGCAGATGAGAGTGTATCACCACTTCCACTTATTGCCCAATCAAAGAAACCAACTTTGCGATACCAATCTCTTCGAACTGCCCATCCAAATCCTGGATGATAATTATAATTCCAAATAGGTTCTTTCATAAATAAAACGCTTTTACGTGTTAATGTAACATTTGTATATGTTAAATCTAACCATTCACATGTTTCAAATGGTTGAACAACATCGTGGGTGTTTAACAATTTTGAAACATCAGAATACCAATTATCATTTAAAAATAGAACATCTCCATCAATAAATAATAATTTTTTATACTTAGATGGAATTTTAGTTTCAAGTATACGACACATACGTTCCTTATGAAACATATATGAATCACATCTTACATGAAACGCAGATAGTATTTCCGGTTCTTTATTTTCAAATACAAGTTCCAAAGTAAATACTGGTAATTTTTTTAGATGAAATTCGTTTACTGTATATAAATAATTCATAATAATACGCTTAGATCCCACTGGGTTGAAAATGATAAGACATATTGCCATGTCTTTAGACGACGATACCCCCATTATTTAAAACATAGGTTTTACACTTGTATCGTAAGCGGGAGCTTCAACTTTTCCATGTAATCCAGCAGCAATACGCATTTTATCATCATTTGTATCTGTAGACATCCCTTCGGTCGCAAAGGTTGATTTACCACGCAAGAATCCAGAAGCTAAAATTACAAAACAAGCTGTCAAAATAATTGAATTTACAAGATCACGTGTTCCAACAAAACATACAGCAAAAATAGTTAGACGACGAAGAAGGATATTCTTGCTATATTCTTCATCATTATCGCTAAATTCGTGAACTATATAACGACTTCCAACATTAAGCAACAACATCATCGCACCAAGTACGAATGGCGACGACGCAAAGGTAGCAATTTGTTCTTGAATCATCTCCTTACTCAAAAGACACTAAAGTTTTCAATCTTTACAGGTGCTGCTGGTTTTGGCTGTACAGGTTCTGAAGGCTTCTTATTTGATGCCTTACCATGTGATTGTGGGAGACGAACATCACCTTTTTTACTTCCAGTCATCTTTGCTAACATACCTGTAATAGCTGCTGGAGGAATACCGGCAGCCTTAGGTTGTGGTGACTGTTCTTTAGGATCTAAATATTCTAATGTTTTCGTAGAACTCATTACGTAAGCAATACCTAAAAAGATTCCAACTATCATGCTAGAACACATGGCTAAATAAAGAATTCCAAGAAGAACAACCCCATTTCCAATTGGATTAGATAACACTGACGCTACTACAGACGGAGGGGGGTGGGTAAAGAACGCAATATAAACAATTAAAAGCCCGACACCTGCTAATTCAATTGAAGATGGCTTCATTTGTTTGACACGCTTGTTAATATTTTTGTATGAGTCTTTCAACAAGTGAGATGGCAAGCCTTGAAGAAGTATGGGGTTCATCTTTTCCAAAAAAGCATTTTGATATGACATCAAAGCACGACGGTCCTCACCAAAAACGTGACCCTGAAAAAGAAGGACGTATACATCCAACCCCTATTCATAGAACAACAGCTGCTATACAAAAACACCGAAAAACAATTGACGACTTAACAAAGTCTCTTCCAATTGGTGGTTCTGATGAAGATATGGAATCAAATTATGGTCCAGCTCGTATCCAACCAACAAAAGAAAACATGATTGATTTTTCATCAACAAAGGGAAAAATAACAAATCCTTATTATCCTCGTGATGATGGTACAGACTTTGCTTATGCCCCTCCTGCTTTTCAGTCAGCTGCTCATGATATCAAACTCGATCGTATTCTACGTATGATAGAACAGAATCGAACCGGTTATGAAGCGGCTTCATCTCAAGATATGATGTTGTACATTTTTACTGGAATTTTCTTCCTATATACACTCGATACCTTTGTGAATTTAGGTCGTCGTATGAAGTAATTTAAGCACGGTTGTTGATTCTGCTTTCAAAAGATGAGAATGAATCAAAAACATTGTCAATGTATTCAATTTCAAGAGTCATTGAGAATGTTTGATAAGCACTCGAATACCAGTATAGAAATCCAACATTACCCTGTTGTGAATGAAGACGTGTTCGAATATGTAGACGATCTAAATTTTCAATTGGTGGTGTATAGTAGGAAATATTATCTTGATCTGAGTGATCATTATATTGAATATATCCACTTGTAGTAGGAACAGGAATCTTAGCAAATGTACCATCAACAAATGATGAACGATCTGCCCCAACACGTGTCTCATCCATCTTATTAAGTCCTTCAATATCAATTAGGAAATACGTAGCTGTAGACGCTGCTGCGTCAGGTCCAGAACCTGCTGAAGCTCCAAACCCAATTGTTCCTGATGTAACCGCAGTACCATATGAATGAGTAAATGCTGTGGCAATAGAAGGAAACTCAGCTGCCGACAGACGGATTGAAACGATATTCTTGTAAACACGTGGAAGATACACAACAAAATCTCCACCTGCTGTATATTTAGTTGTATCACGATCAGCTGAATCAATAAGAATTGTTTTCTTAACAGTTCGTAGCTCTTTTTGTGGCTTTGATGCCGACACAGTTACACCATTGTGGTCAAATGCTCGATTCATCTTTGTCTAATACAAGTTAAAAATCTTTACATTTTCAGCGTTTGAAACATATTAGTAATATCTTCTTCTTCATTTATATCTTCAACTGTAATGTTTATCATTCTTTCAACTGTTTTACAAAATATATAATAATATTCTAAGTTAAGTTCCGATGTTTTCCTATATGTGCTAATTAAATAATTCACTATATTGCTAGATTGTTCGTAAAGTTTATCATATTCTTCTTTATTAATTATAATTTCAGTTCCTTTTAACATATCTTTAGTTTCATTGTAACTAAGTAATAGATCAATGTGTTCTTGAATTGGAATTTCAAATGATTGTTTTCTGTTTTCTACAAAATCAATCGCATCAGTAATAATGTCTGTGTGATATTCTTTTTCTTCGTCTGTAAATGTTTGCATTTTTACTCTTTATAATCTTAATTTTCTTCTATTCGTTTTTACAGATAAATTAGCAACCATAGTAGTCAACTCATCTACACCACAATCCAATTTCTTAATGATATCTAAACATTGCTTTTGTTTTTTACAAAAGTCATGAAATATTTTTGTATTTATTACACCCTTTTCTTTCATTTCGGTTCGTAAGTGATTTAAAATACTTTCACTTTCAATCATAAGTTCACGAAATCTGTAATCTTTTATTGCCGGACTTGCCTTTGATAATTGTGGTAAATTGGCAATATAAGTTATAATCAAATCTTTAGATTCTTCCAGAAAGTCTTCAGTTACTGGACGATTCTCCACATAAAATTTGATACCATTTTCTAATACACTATAATGATGATCTCTATCTTCTTGCGTGTATTCACACAGGCTAGAGGAAGAACCAAGTAGATCCAACATCTTTGTTTAATTTCAAAGTATTTGAGTTAAATAATTTCGTTTTTAAACTTTAACAACAGAACTAATCAACCACACAAAAACAGAAGCGCCAAATTGTGCTAACATATAGGTTAGTGCTTTATTTTGACCTATCTTACCAGAAGCAAGAGTCATAGCAGTAATAGCTGGATTAAAGTGTCCGCCAGATATCTTACCACCAAGACCTACAGCTAAAGCAAGAGCCGATATCACAAAAATTGGATTTGTTGTAAAAGCAACTGCTCCTAAAAGCAACGATGTGCCGAGAAATTCTACAATAGCAGGTGTGTACATTTATATAAAGGATGAAATATTTAGTTGTAAAAGGATGGCTTGGGTTTGGCGATCGTATGGAAAGTCTACAAATGGCAGTTGATTTTGCCTTAAAGTTTAATTTACAAATATATGTTGATTGGAGAGATTCGATGTGGACACATGGAGATGAAGATTTTTATACATATTTTAAACTTGTAAATATTCCAGTTCTTAATTCATTGAGCGACATTCCAGAAGACGCATCCGTTTATCCAACATTTTGGAAAGGTAAACTTAACCAACAGTTATCTAATGAGTTTTTTAATGAACATATAAAAGAAGAAATGCATATTGGACAACTAACTAAAGAATATCCTGCTGATGTTATCGTTTCAACTTTAAATAATCGAACAATTTACAATGATTTAACTTTTTTTGCCAATGTATTTCGTGTAATTGATCCAAATGTTAAATCTAAATTAAATGAACGTAAACAAAAATTACCATTAGCAAATGCTTGGGGAATTCATATTCGAGGAACTGATCGAACAAGTAGTAGAAATAGAGATTTATCGATTCAAGCAATTGCTTCAAATGTCGCAATGCATGGTGGGCTAAATGGTGTAAAGATGATAGCTGTTTCAGATGATAAAGAATGTTTGGCAGTATGGAAACGTTTTTATCCAAATACAATTGTGGCAAGTGAACTATCTATTTCTCAAAGCTCATTAAAAGGAAATCATAATCTAACAAAAGACTCTCTTAGTGTTTCAAAGTATGAAATGAATGTTGATATGTTAACCGACTTTTTCACTCTTGCCAGTTGTTCTCAAATTTTTTCAACATTTAAATCAGGTCGTTTTTTTCAAGAAGCGCGTAGATTATCACCTCACATAAATAAAATATTACAATAATGAGTAGATTAAATGAATCTTTATCGGTTATGAAACAATTGTATGATTTAGGATTTGATAGAGAGTATCCTCCTCTCAAAGAAATTTCAAAAAAGCTTTCTGATTATGTAAAAACAGGAAAGGCTGAAACATTTACAGTTAGCTTTAAAGAATACGGTCGTATAGCTCATGTTGTACTTCCTGTTTCTTCTGATTCTCGGATTCACTTGACTTTAAAGGTAATAAATTACTGCGACAACTAAATGCTAAACAACCGAATGTACATAGTAAGATAGTACAGAATACTCCAAGAGCTAATTTTTCATCGGTATCCATTAAGTAAAAATGGATAGAAGTATGAAAATATAAGATTAAAGTAATGGCACTCACATTGGGTGGATATCAAATCGCAAAGAAAGATATTGAACACTTACATCATACAAAAGGAACACTTACTGTGAAACCTCACATTCCTTCTGTATTTGTAAAACCTCAATTTGTTAAACGTTATCCGGTCTATAAAGAATCTGAAGAGTTTCTGTATTTGCCTAAACATTATGGACTTGAAACATTTGGTCCTTTTAAAATTTCAACAAGAGAAGTATCAAAAACTGAGCCTAAGTTTTGGGAATTTGTAGGAAGCATTCGTGATAATCAGAAAGAAGTAGTAAACTCATATTTGCTTCCGGAACCTCATGATGGTGTTATTTCTCTTCAAACAGGTGGTGGTAAAACAGTTTGTGCTCTTTACATAGCTTCTCAATTAAAAGTTCCAACAATTGTTCTGGTTCATAATACATTTCTGAGAGATCAATGGGTTGAAAGAATTAAAGCATTTCTTCCAAAAGCAAGAATAGGATTTGTTCAAGGTGATGAAGCACAAACTGAAAATGTAGAATTTATAGTCGCTATGCTTCAAACAGTTTCACAAAGAGATTATTCTTCTAAAACATTCAAACCTATTGGTCTTGTAATTGTAGACGAATGTCATCATATCGCAACTGAATCGTTTAGTAACGCAATGACAAAGTTAACTTCTAAACATGTTTTGGGTCTTTCAGCTACACTTGAACGCAAGGATGGATTAATGCATGTTATTCATTGGTTTCTTGGACCGTTACTTTATAAATCAAATACAGCTGATAAAATTGATGAAGGTGTAAAAGTCGAAGTGTATGAATTTGATCCGGGTGATAATGAATACAATTCTGTAATTTTGAATCCATCTGGTGTAATGTTTACATCATTAATGATCAATAAAGTAGTTGAATATAAGCCTCGTAATGAATTTCTTGTTAAACTTTTATTAGATGTTTCTGAAGAAAAAGAACGTCAACTTCTTGTACTAACAGATCGAGTTGATCACGCTCAAACTCTATTTGATATGCTTCCTCCAGAAATTCAAGAAACGGCATGTATTCTTGGACGTAAAGTTAAAGCAGAACAAAGAGCAGAATGGTGTTCAACTAAACGTATTCTATTGGCAACGTATATGATGGTTAAAGAAGGATTCGACTTAAGTACTCTCAATACACTAATGATGGCCACATCTCGTCCAGATGTAGAGCAAATTGTTGGACGTATTTTACGAGTCGATAAAGCACATCGTAAAATAGATCCTTTGATTATTGACATAGTTGATCCAGCTTTTAGAAGACAGTTTCAAGTAAGATTACAATTGTATAAAGAACGAAACTATGTTGTTGAGAAAATGGAACTTACTTAAATTTATAAAGTTCGGCATTTTCATAATTTCGGATTTCAATCGGAAATCCAATTTTTGAGTTTTCATTTAGTTTTTTAATTTTAATCTTTAATCCTTCTGAAAGTACATGACTTTCTTTATCCGAATTGATAATCAATATAGGGACTACTTTATCCACAGTTATATACTTTTCACGAATTGCGTCAATACTTAAAATCCAATTACAATAGAGTTGGTTAATATGTTGTAGAGCAACCTTATTTTCTCGCTTTGCCTCATAAACAATCGCCTTTTTATTGATAATTTCAATAGCATCAAGTTGTGGCGAGTTTAAGTTGTCTTCATTGAACTTAAACTGTTCTTTTAGAATAAATTTATAATCGATATCTTCTTCAGATCCAAACGCGTCGGATCTTGTCTTTTCGAACTTTGCTAAAAGTGATTCTTCTGAAACATACTTTTCAAGAGTAGCTTCAAATTTGATTTCCTTCTGAAGAATCTTGATAACCTCGTCAAACAGTGGGTTGTGACTTGGCTTAAATTTATTTTTAGTTGGAACTGTAATTGGAAGATCCTTTTGATCTCCGTATACATTTACAACTGCGATATTACCGTTCAATGTTGTATTAACATCTAACTGTGTAATTTGTTTGTATAATGATCCTGATGTAACTTTTTGAATCATTCTTCCATTTTTAAATAGATAAATTCCATTTGCTGTGATAGTCTTTCGAAACCATGAATTTGGAATATGTTGTGCGATTACATAATGACTTCCTTCGAGCTTTGCGCCAGATGAAAGTAAACAACTAAAGTTTTTTACAGATGAAACATAATTTGTATCATCGTGTGGAATCACAAATGGTACGACTTGTTCGTCATTTAAATACATTTTAATAATTCCATTTACGAACTTTGGATAACGCATCCAATATTGACTTAATTCTTCCTTTAGTTTTGGAATAACATTTGTCATTGATGTTCCCTTTTTTGAATAAATAGAACCAAATTGCTTCTTTTGAATAGGGAAGTCAATTAAACTTCCAGTTTTATCATCAATACTTCCAGGCCATTCATTAATCTGAGTAGCACTATGTGTCATTGAAGAATATGGTGCTGTTACTTGATAGATGTTTGTGTTCTTCCATGTAATCCTCCATGATTCGTCATGTGGGTCAAGAATAGCAAGAGATGATTTTAATCCACATCCGTGTTCATTCAAATTTGTTTGAACTCGTTTGTCTGGTGAATATGTAAAACATCTTGATAATTCTTCCGGTGTTACTGGAAACCCTTTTCCGTTATCTTCAATCGAACCTCTATTTGTCTCAAAATTTACAGTTATTTTTATAACGGTAGATTCTGCTGCGAGGGAGTTATCAATAATTTCAGTAATAGGTTGCATACTATCTTCATATTCGTTGTTGGCTAATGTACGCCACAAACCTTTATTTGTTGTGTTCACTGTGAATGGAATTGAAGTCATTTTTTAATTCAATTATTACGATTGTGAGTTAAATCCATTTTTACTTAATTTCCAAATCCTTCACCATCATCAACAACTCCGGTATTTTCATAATCACCATAGTCACGAACAGCACGATCTCCATAGTCACCATAATCAACCTGTAGCTCAACTCCACCATCTCCTAAAGGTACATCGCCGTTTTCTACATAATCACGAGTGTCATTATAACCATCTTCTGGCATATCACCATCTATTTCTTTTGATTCTTCGAGTTGTGTCTTTGTATTTGCGTACTGACGAGCAAAGAACTCACGATCAGCATTTGTGATCAAGAAATCAGCAATTCCGATATCCAATAACATTTTTGTTATTTCACGAGAGGTATCATTCATTGAACGAAGTTTCTTTTTGAGTGTTTCACGTTCAGCTGTACGTAGAGCTTCATTTTCTCTTACTGCTTCTTCTGATGTCAAGAATATCATTTGTAGAACAACATCACGTTTTACAGCTTCTGTAATAACTTTTACAAGAGCATTTGATTTGCTAATCTTTTCAAGAAGTTCATAGACCAATCCAATCGCAATATCTTTTGTTAGTACTTTATCTGAACTCAAATAGACTGATTTTGTTCTATAATCAATTAGTTCTTTGATATCATATTTATTATTTGAAAGAATATCAAGTAAGCGATTGAATAAAGTTAAAAAGGCAACTGCGTCTTCTTTTGAATTGAGAAATGTAACAAGTTTGTCTATTTTAGAGAATACTTTTGGTATACCTCCAGATTTCATTTTACGAATTTCGGCTTCCTTAAATTTAAAACTTTCTGGTACTGTTGAAACTCCAATTACTTCCTTTGATTGATTAGACGGTGTCATATTATCCCACAATTTGACTTTATCTTGTATAACTGAAAGTGGTTTGTTTCCTTCAAAGAATACATGTGGAGCAGGTGTTTTACATATCGAAGGTAATTCTTCTTTTGAAGATATATCAGTTGTTTTAAATTCTGTTTTACTAACAGGAATAATTGGCATCTCAATAAGTTGTTTTGTTTTAATTTCAGTAGGAACTGTTTCTTCATATCGTTTCTTAGCTTCTTCTAATTGTGTTTTAAATTTATTGATAAATGGAGTCATCAATCGTACAGCTTCATCTTTTACCTTTTTCGGATTGTTTACAATTTCTTTAAAAATTTCAGTTACTGGACCTTTGAATAAATTAGGACTTGATTCATAAGGTGCCTTTAGAACAGCCATTATAGAAAACACAATGTCTGATTGTTTAGGATCATCGGAATCACGTGGATATCCAGTTAGCTTTGAAACTGATCTACGTGGATATAAGAATGGATTATGAATTTGTAATAAGAAAATACATCCAATAATTCCAAGTATTCCTTCAACACGATCTTTACCAGCTTGAGGAATCTTTGGAGATTTACGAACTGATTCTGCTACTTCACGAACTGTTTGTAAAATAGGCAATAACTGCTTATCTTCTGGTAAAATTTGAAGCAAAGATAAAAGAAGATATAAAACATCTTCACTTGTTCGTCCTGGTATAAACATTTTTTGAATGCCTCGCAAAGATGATGAAAATTGCGATTCTCCTTGAAATTCACTAGTTACTAAAGTATCATAATTAATTTGTACATGTCCATCACTGTCAAACTCATCCTGAGCTATAAAAACATCTTTATTAACTTCTTCACCGCAATATTTACAACTTCTTGATCCATCAATTGAAACAGTCCATTCATCATAAAATTTTAATCTATCTTCTTCCAATTCACCCTTCAAAATAGAGATTGTATGTTGACACAGAACAAATAGATTGTCTTTATCAGTGTATACTCTATCTTTCAAATTAGATGTCATTACTAATTTCTCCAAATCAAGAGCTTTATCTAATTCAGTACGTTCGGTATCATTCAAAATTGATAAAGAATGTTTTCTTAACTCGGAACTATTCTTTCTTTCAAATTTTTCAAACTTTTCTACTTCAATCGGTTTAACAGGACCTTTCTGAAACTTTTTAAGTAACTTTATATGATCCTCTATAATTTTATGACCAAACTCTTCATTCCAAACAGTTCTACCATGTGAAATTAGCTTTTTCTGTTCTTCTTGAATATGTCCAACTGTTACACATGTTCCTTTTGGTAGTTCTTTACCCTTATCAATTGCTTTATTCAATTTATCCCATTCAGGAGGTCTATAAATACCTGATTCTACTAATGATTCAAATGTATCAAATGTAAAACATTCCTCAGGTGTTGAATTTGTAATAGCTATAGGCGGTTGAGCTTCTATCGGAACTACAGCTACATTTCCAGCTTCATTTGCTCTGGAAAGTAACATCTTAGCAACAAATAGTCCTCCGTCTTCTTGATTCATCAGCCAAAAACGAGGAGCTATACCTTCACCCCATTGAAATGCGTATGAATCTTTTAGTGATTTTGCTGGTTGTGCTTCAGTTTCATCTTCTGGAAACTTTACAGAAATTGTTGAAGGCGTAGCTGTAATTGGATTAACAGATGGAAAACGTTGTTTCCATGATTCCCAAGGAATTTCAGAAAGTTTTACATCATATATTTTTAGATACTTCAATCCTTCATTGTATGGATCTGTAGTTGTAGGAACTGCGTGAGATAAAATAGTTTGAATTGTTGGAAAAATATCAAGTAAAGATTCATCTGTAATAATTTTAGATGCTTGATTTGAAGCAAGAAATTGGTGATCTGTAAGAGGATTTGGAATTTCAAGTTCTCGTTTCTCTAAGAAAAATCCTTTAGACCGAATGTTATCACTTGTGTTTCCAATTGGAATTAATGATATATCAAGTGTTCCATCTTCATGTATAACTGTTTTTGAACGGTTATAATTACCAAGAGCACGAATGGTTTTTTCTCCATTTTCATTAACTAAAATCATATCATCTTTTATGAGAACACCTTCTTTACCTGTAGTGTTATAAGGATGTGGTAAGGCAGTAATCATACGATTGTAATACTGAGGAACATACAATGCTTCTTTTGTAAACAAAGGTGACCAATCTCTTTCAAATGAATATGGTTTATAGTCAAAATCTTCATAAATACCTTTTATCCATGGAACTTTTAATGATGTACGTGTTCGATCAACTTTATATTCTGCGTCAGTAATCGTTACTGTATTTGTATAAACTTCTTCCATTCGACTAACCTCTTTTGCCAATCTTTTAATTTCAAATTTAGAAACATTCTTATCTTTTGGAAGCATCTTTTGAAAATAATCATTCAACTGATCGCTTAATGTAAAAAAACGTTCAGACTCTGATCTTTCTACTTGCTCATCAAATTCAAATGGTTCATCTAATAATTCAAATTCACTTTGCGGATCAAATGTTATAACCTCCGCCATTATTATTCTATAGAACCTTTTCTAGAAGACTACAATATTCCTCAATGGTATCTCTTGCCATCTTTAGAACCATTTCTGGAGATTTATCACTACAGAATTGAAGTTTCAAATCTGGCTTCAATGGATGTACAATATCGTAAGATACAAATGTTGTATTCATGTCACCATAAATAACTTGTTGAAATAGACCACCAATTGTATGGCCCCCTGTCTTAGTTACAATTGTATAAGTCTTATCTTGTTCACGTCGAATGTTTTCAAGAGATTCTTTTAAATAATCGTTTACCTTCTTACGTAAAACTTCAACTGCTATCTTTAGAGCATCTTTAGCTTTCATTACACCAATACTTTCAATAGATAAACAAATCCAATAAGGTTCGTCTTTTTCGTTGGTGTAGAAATATTTGTCAACAAGAAAGTTATCGAATTCACGAACATCATTACCTGCGTCTACAAATGCTTTTCGTGCTGCCTTTGCCTTTTCAGGATCTACTTTCCAGAAAGAGCTTACATTACAAAGCTGACCAACATGTTTTGTATCTGTTATAACACCAAGTGTTCCCTTTACGTGAACTTCTTCACCCTTTCGAACACGAATAAATAACATAGGTTCATTAATATCGCGATCCTTCATAAGAATTTCACCACGAGTCGATTGAACAGCAAAATCATCTGTTGTGATCGTTCGAGTCTTATCATCTTGCGATGGTAGAATACGAACTTCAACTTTTGTTTCTTTAATTGTAGCTGTATCGGACGGTAAAACATTAACAGGTAACATTTCCATACGATGTTTTAGCATTTCATGAGGCAATTGTGTTGTATTTGTTACAATTTCAACATTCTGAATTGCTACTGTTGGAATATTCGCAAGAAGAATACGACGAATTCCATTAACAAATGAAATTGGAAAGTTAACAAACTCACAAGATAGCTCAAACCCTCGGTTGCTGGTTTTGAGATTTTCAATCGATGCCATTTGATAGTCTGTCATTTCGTTATAGTTTGATCCGTTTTTTTCCTGAAAAGTCATAACGAACATGTCTCAGCCATTCTTATTCTATAGTGAAAAGTGTCCAAACTCAAAGCAAGTTATTGAGACGTTGAAGGCTCTTAATAAGGTTGGTCTTTATAAGTTTGTCTTAGTTGATACTCTTCAACGAAATCAAATTCCAGCCTTTCTAACGAAGGTTCCTACATTGTATAACCCAGAAACCAAGGATGTTATTGTTGGAAAGGATATTTATGGATATATCGCCAAACCGACTAACGCAAGAAAGGAACTTCCTGCTAAATCCGATACAAGTCCAGCATCTGCTCAAACTCCGGTTGGAGATTTGAACGCATGGGGGTTTGAAGGCATGGGACGTTTAACTGAATCATATTCTTCTTGGGATACACCTACAAGTTTTTCAAGTGATGGAAATAGTTTATATACATTTTTAGGAGGTAGCTCCGTAAGCGGACCGCCAGAACCAGTTTCACAAAATACAATTTCAAAAGAAAAAGCTGGAACAAATCAGGATGTATCTGCTCGCATGAAACAGATGGAAAAGGAGCGTGAAAGTGAATTTTCAGGAGTCCAGCGTAAGTAATATAACAGATGGCATCGAAATCCATACTCATGAAGGCACTTTTTGAACAACTTAAGCTTTTTACAGATGAGCTTATTTTAATGTATCCTGATGATCCTGATTTTCCACTTTTTAATAATACTGTTCGACTTTTGAAACTTACAAATCCATCACTAGTTGTTAAACATATTTATGATGGTACGAGCCCATTTTCTGAAAAAATTCTAAGCAAAGATGAGGATTTCTTTTTACAATATTCATTTTCTGAATTTGAGAAAGACGTTGGCGATATGAATGTATTTGGTAAATTAAAGAAATATATTCAATCTATGTCAGAAACATCAAAGAACAGTGTTTGGAGTTATATTCAAAACATTTATAAATTAGCTAATGCGATTACTGTGAATTAAATCCATATAAGTCTTTGGGATCTAATGTTTTTAGTTCTTCTATAGCTTCCTGTGGATTTCCAAAATTTCTAAAAAGAATTTGATTTACTTCAGCTGGACTCCATTTATAGTCTAAATCTTCAGTTGTCCAATCATCTTGCTCAGTATCATAAAAACTTGTAACCATTTCTTGAAGAATTTGACGATTACATTTTTTGAAATGAACAATCATATCAATACGGCCTGGTCGAATTAATGCTTTATCAATACGTTCTGGAAAGTTCGAAGAAATAGCAAGAATACGACCAGATGATTCTAATGTTCCATCCAATAAATTGAGTAGAAATGAAAGATCAATCGGTTCTTTGATTTCATCATCATTATCTTTGTTGTCAAGCCAAGGATCTCCGGTCTTTTCTTTGGGTTTTTCTACAGGAGCTGGCTTTTTCCATTCACGTTTAAGAACGGCATCTCCCATGGCATCAATGTCTTCAATTACATATAGACGTTCGTGAACTGGAATAATAAATCGTTCAGTAACAGTTCCATTATAGACATGTATTTCATCGTTAAAGAAAAGATGGCGAAGCTGTGATTTGGATTTAATTTCAGATAAATGAATGTTCAGAATATGACGATGTGCTGTATTGGCAATTGCCTTAATTGAAGATGTCTTTCCACATCCAGGTTCTCCGTGAAACATAAATCCAAGAGTATAAGGAATTCCTTTCTTTTCATACCAATCTTTGCGTGTTAAGAAGAATTGAACATGATTTTTTACTTTATCTCGCTGCTCAAAAAATACATTATCAAATGATCGTGTTGTATGAAAGGAATGCTTCGTATAAAGCAAATGTGTACTTGGTAAACTGTTTTGCATAGTTTTCTTAGATTTATTCTGTGTGATCATATCGAAATAATAAAGCGATGTTCCAAGCTTATTTGCCATCTTTCTCGTAAAATCTATATTACATCTTTCAATAAATGCCTGTAAAAATTGAACCTCGTGTTCAAATGAAAAGAGTTCAAATTTGATAGATTCTAATTGACCATCTTTGTGCTTCAAATCCGTTAACTGAAAATAAACGTCACTTTCAATTTGTACAGATTCAAATACATTTGGAAGATAATCGTGTTGAGATACACATAGTAAACTTTTAATAGCAGGGATTGTTGTCACGTGGTGAATGATCGCATCCATTCTCAGCGAATTTGGAGTAGCTGTTTTTTGAAGAACGTGATCACAAGTTATCACCCCCTTTTTCTGAGGTGTTACTTCCACAACAGTTTCTTGCTTTCTCGTGAAAAAATCCATCGATTGTAATTTAAGGATTCTTGTATCTAAATAATGGCACAACAACCTGCTCAGGAGGTAAAAAAACCAGTTGTTCATCTTATAAACGGTGGTTGGGGAGACAGCGAGGAGATGCTTTTAGCTGAATGGTCGGACAAAGGAGCGTGCTATCGTTGGTTACATGATCGCACTGAGAAGAAATTTAGAAGTTACAATTTAGCTCTCACAATTCCAGTTATTATTCTTTCGACTCTAACGGGAACGGCTAACTTTGGTATGACTTCTATTTTTCCACCCGGTTTACAACCTGTTGCTCAATTAGGCGTTGGCGGTGTTTCGTTAATTACTGGAATGATCACAACTATTGCCAACTTTCTTCAATATGCTCAAGGAATGGAAGCTCATAGGTCAGCCGGTATCTCATGGGGTAAGCTACAACGAAAAATTTCAGTTGAATTAGCTCTTCCGAGAAACCAGCGAGAAAACTGTATGGATTTCTTGTTAGTATGTCGTTCAGAACTTGATCGTTTGATTGAATCGTCTCCTACAATTCCTGAAGATGTAATTGCTGCATTTGAAAGCACATTTAAATCTGTAATAATTTCAAAACCTGAAGTATGTAACAATCTTGAAAAGACTAAGATTTATGACAGTGCTGTTGAAAACATGGCAGAAATTAACGCAAAAGCCGAGGCAATAGCAAAGAAGGTTATTGAAGAGAAGCGTGTTGAAACAATTAAGAAAATGATGGAACCTAAAGTTCGAGAAGAACTTGACAAAGAAATAAATCGTCGTCGTTCATCGCCACCAAAGCTTGATACAAGTCAAATCATTAGACAAGATTTAATGGCTCTTGCTACTTCAGGTGTAGTAAGTCGTATGAAAAGTAGTAAGATGATTTTACCTAAACCAGAAGTTCAAGCCGATCATGTTGTTCTTGAAGTTATACCAGAACGAAAAGAGGATCCTACATCTTAACAATACAACGATCTAAAGTTGGTATATTAACGTTAACAGTCTTTGAACGTTTGAGTCTTAAATGTTCAGACGCCTTTTCAATTGCGTCACTTGAAAGAGATACATACTGCTTAATATCTCTCAATGGTCCCTGAACATTCATTGATGGAAAAAGCATTCGAATTGGTGGAAGAGAACATAATACAATATCATTACTGCCACTTGTATATTCACGAAACTGTTGAATATCCAATGGTCCTCCAAACATTCTTAAAATATTTCTCGAAGGAGCCGGTGATAAATCTTTAGATACATAAAGTTCACGATACAAATGATATAACAGAGCATGTCTATTCCAACGAACTGAATCAGAAACCGAATTATCTGCGTACAAAAAAGCTAAAGCACATTCAGGAGAACAAAAGTGACCTTCGCATGTATATTTGTTATTGTAAACATCATATGAAATTGGAAGAACTGTTGAAACCCAGTTAAATGAATGACAACACCAAAAGCAAGATGTATGTTCTGAATATGAATCTGAAATTACATTTTCTAATATGTTTTTTAAAACTCCTGTGTTGAATCGCTCAGAAACTTTAGACGATTCAACGGCTGTTAATATATCTGAATAAGAAACTGATTCTCCTACTGGGATAACTTCTTCAGGTGGCTCTTCGCTCACCTTTAAGCGAAAAATAACAGGTGCTTCAACAACTTCTACGTCTTTATTTACAACCTTCGGCTTACGTCCGGGCATTTTAAATTAATTAATCTTACAATCTTTAAACAAATGAGAATTGTTTGTATGACGAATGAAGCTCAAATGCCAATGATGAAAAGCATGCTCAATTCTGCTATGAAAGTTGGAATTCCTATGAATTTATTCCATTGTTATGTGTTAGATAGTCAAAAAGAAGCTGCTATCTATGGAAGTACACAATTTAATTCAATTACATTGAAAAAACTTGAAATCATAAAAATGAATATGGGTATGGATCGAGATGTTTTCTGGGTTGATAATGATATTGTATTTTTTGAAAACTGTTTGAATGATATTTTAGCAAAAAAAGGAAACTTTGTAATGCAAGATGACCTTTGGGGAGCATGTACAGGATTCTTTCTTGCCAGGAGTAATTACTTTTCATTATCAGTTATACAAAAATCAATCGATTGGTTAGCTAAAACTACAAGTAAAACTGTTAACGATCAGCATGCTTTTAATCGTGTTTATCCTCAAGTTGCCGGAATTGTAGTGACCAAGCTTTCAAGTGAAGAATATCCAAATGGTCAAATATACTTCAACGAAGGGTTAACTTCAAAAGCAAAAATGGTACATTGTAATTATCTAACTAAAACCGATGAGAAGGTTGTTCGTTTGAAACATCATAATCTTTGGGATGAATCTGATACTGCGTTTCTTTTGACAAATCGTTATTTGATATAACGACGCTTAGTTTTTCTTGCCTTACGACGGCGTGTTTTACCCCCAGTTCTCATAGTTGAATCAGCTTTTAGTTTATCAAAAACTATTTTTGAATTCTCATTTAAGTCGCCATTATTAAACGAATCAAGAGATATCCAATCGTGATTAAAAATTTCACCTACATTTTCTGTATTCCGTCTATTTAACTCTTGCGTTATAAATGCTCGTTGTTCAGGCGTTACATTGACTTTATATACTGGATTCGTTCTTGGATCTTTTTTCTGTGTAAAATACTTTTTAAAGACGAATGAAGCCTCTGGTAAATCTAAACCAGTTTCTTCAATCATTTCACGTCTAGCTGCAGCTACTTCTGTTTCACCATCTTCAATTGAACCTTTTACAAATCCATACTTATTTGGAATTATATATTTATCCATACCATTTTTATCTATTTTTATTGGATCTGTATTAAGAGGACGAGCAGGATTAGGGTGAGATCTAATCATTCTAGATCCAACTGGTATAGGACGGATTTTCCCATTTGTGTTTCCTAATACTCGGAGATAATTGGTCCCTTCTGTTACGATTACAATAACCGTACGGTTAAAACGTGAGTCCTCGGTTAATCCATCAACTTTTGTTGCAATTTCATCTGCGGATCCTTGTGTATCGTGCCACACAGGAATACCTTGCTTAGTTTTTAATTCTTGTAGTCTACTCATTATAATATCCAAAACGAATTTAAACCAAGTCAACCCATATAGAAATCACACAGAATGACTGACCTTTCAAAGCAATATCGCAAACACACTCACCGAGAACATATTCTTTCGCTTCCTGATACATACATCGGTAGCATTGAGAATTCTAATGATGAACTATTTGTAGTAAAAGATGATAGCTTTCAACTTGAAACCATTTCAAACTTTAATCCTGGATTTTATAAGCTCTTTGATGAGCTACTTGTCAACGCACACGATCATGTTGTTCGTCTTCGTCAAAAGAAGTCAGACAATCCGGTAAAAGCTATTGACATTTCAGTTGAAAACAACGTAATTACAATTCGTAATGATGGTGAGTCGATTGATATCGAAAAGCATCCGGAATATGGAGTTTACATTCCTCAAATGATCTTTGGTGAATTATTGACTTCTACGAATTATGATAAGGAAGAAAAGAAGCTTGTTGGAGGTAAGAATGGTTATGGAGTAAAATTGGTTAATATTTTCGCAAAACAGTTAAAACTTACAATTGTAGATGGTAAACGTGAACTAAAATACGTTCAAACATTTGAAAACAACATGTCTAAGATTGTAGAACCGGTTATTAAATCAGCAAAGGTAAAGCCATACGTTCAAATTGAATGGACTCCTGATTTTACTCGATTTGGATGGAAAACAAACGAAATTCCAGAAGGTCTACTCAAGGTCCTTCAAAGGCGTGTGTTTGATCTTGCGATGACGGTTGGAAAAGATGTTAAAGTTACATGGTGTAGCACAGCAGTTAAATTCCGAGATCTTAACTCTTATGCTTCTTGGTATTTGCCTAAGGATACTTCTATCATTACAGATACACCACAAGTCGGCTGGCAAATTGCAGTTGCTGACTGCCCCTTTGATAAGTCCTTCAATGTATCTTTTGTTAACGGTATTTGGACACGATCTGGAAAGCACGTTGATGAAATTACAAACCAAGTTGTTTCTCATGTTGTGAATTATTTGGAGACTAAGAAGAAAATCAAAGTTAAGCCCGGACTTGTTCGCGATTCAATTGCCGTATTTATTCATTGCTTTGTGGAGAACCCTTCATTTAGTAGTCAAACCAAAGAAGTTCTAACTTCAAAGGTTTCATGTAAGTTGAGTGATGACTTTCTCAAGAAAGTTGTTACAAAACTAAACATAGTTGAAAAGGTACTTGAACAGCAAAATGTTAAGGATACAAAAGATAATTCAAAGACAGATGGTAAAAAGCAAACAAAGATTACTGGAATTCCAAAATTAGATGACGCTGTTTATGCTGGAACAACTAAAAGCCATGACTGTACTCTGATTCTAACAGAGGGAGATTCAGCTAAAGCTATGGCACTAAGTGGTCTGTCACAAGAACAACGAAAGTGTTATGGAGTATTTCCTCTGCGAGGTAAACTACTTAACGTAAAAGATTCGTCGGTTCGTAAAGTTGAACAAACTGAAGAAGTTGCTAATTTAAAGAAAATTCTTGGTCTTGAATCAGGAAAGAAATACAAAGATATAAAATCACTCAGATATGGAAAAATTCTTATTATGACAGATCAGGATTATGATGGTTCTCACATTCGTGGACTTCTTATCAATATGTTTCACGAGTTGTGGCACGAACTCATTCAAATCCCTGACTTTATCACTTATATGGCAACACCGATTGTGAAGGCAACAAAAGGTGCTCAAGTTAAATCATTCTATACACAGTATGATTATGAGGAGTGGCGTAAAAGCGACACTTCAAGAGGTTGGAAAGTCAAATATTACAAAGGACTTGGTACATCGACCCGCGACGAAGCAAAAGATTATTTTAAAACTATGAATATTGTACCTTATTCTTATACAAATGAGGTCAGTGATGAATCAATTGAACTTGCTTTCAACAAGGGTATGGCAGACGATCGCAAGGATTGGCTCAAGACTTATTCTCGCAGTGAAATCATCAATGCCAACCCAGGACAAAGGGTACCCTACGAGGACTTTGTACACAAAGATTTAATTCATTTCTCGAACTACAATTTGGAACGTTCTATTCCAAATGTTATGGATGGATTGAAAACTTCTCAACGCAAGATTCTCTATTCTGCCTTTAAGAGAAATTTGAAAACTGAAATTCGAGTAGCACAATTTGCCGGATATGTTTCAGAGCATTCTGGATACCATCATGGTGAAGCTTCACTAACAGAAGCGATTGTAGCTATGGCTCAGGATTTTGTAGGTTCAAACAATATTCCTTGGTTTGTACCTGAAGGACAATTCGGTACACGTATTCAAGGAGGTAAAGATTCTGCTTCACCCCGTTACATTCACACATTCCTACAACCTTACATTCAAAACTTGGTTCCTACCGATGATTTGGATTGTCTTGTTTATCGTGATGATGATGGAACGTTGGTAGAGCCTGAATGGTATGCTCCAATTTTACCAATGCTACTTGTGAATGGATCTCGTGGTATTGGTACAGGATATAGTACAAATATCCCATCTTTCAATCCTAATGAACTTAAAGAGTCTCTTATTGAATGGCTTAAAACAGGTAAGGGTCTTGAACGTGAGCTCTCGCCTTACTTCAAAGGATTCAAAGGTACAATTATAAAAGATGGTAAGAATGATTATGTAGTTAAAGGTGTTTGGAAGACAGAAAAAGATACAATGACAATTACAGAACTTCCAGTTGGAACATGGACATCTGACTTTCATGAAATGTTGGATAAAATGGTCACAGAAGGAACTATTAAAGATTTTACCGATACTTCAACGGATATGGATATTCTAATCAAAGTTAAACTTGGATCAGACGTTACAGCACTTGAGAAACAGATGACAGATAAGATCAAGTTGACCAACATGCATGCGTTCAATTCTAAATGTGTTATTCATAAGTACAATTCACCAAATGAAATTTTGAGTGAGTTTGCTCTTGTTCGTCTTGAACTTTATGAAAAGCGTCGTCAGAACATTCTTAAAGTATTGACTGAAAAATTACCCTATCATGTAAATGTTGTAAGGTTTATTCGTCAGCAATGCCAAGAGAAACCTGTTCCAGATATTCGCAGAAAGACACGTGAAGAATGTGATGTATTATTCAAGAAAGATAAGTTTGTTCTCATCAAGGATTCGTATGATTACTTGATGAATCTACCTATTGCTTCATTAACACTTACAAACGCAACTAAACACGAGAAGGAACTTACAGAACTAAGGGCTCGAATTGCTGAAATGGAATCAACTACTCCTAAGCAATTATGGTTATCTGATTTGGAAAAGCTTAAATTTTAAACAAATTCAACAGAATATGATATTCTTCCATTTGGAAATGCCAGACTTGGTGTAGAAACAGTTACCCAGTATGCGTTATTATTCTGATAAAGAAATCCATTTGTAATACTAACACGTGTTCTTGGCGCAATACGTATAGCACTTACATTTGCCCATCCATTAATCATTGGAAACCCTACTAGAGATCCATTTGTCCACGATAGTATTGGATTTGTAGTAGTAGCTCCACCTTCTGCTATAACTAATGGGATAATTTGATAGATACTTGTTATTCCGCCGCTAATTAATGGGGGAGCAGGTAATATATCATTAGGTCCTGTAGTTCCTGTGGCTCCTATAGCTCCTGAAACTCCAGTAGCTCCTACTGGTCCACTAGGGCCGGTAGGAAAATGCCCAGTAGCTCCTGAAGCTCCCGTTGGTCCTGTAACTCCACTTATTCCTGTTGGTCCACTTGAACCAGTAGGAAAATGCCCAGTAGCCCCTGAAGCACCAGTGGGACCTGTAATACCTATAACTCCGCTAGTTGTAGGTCCGGTAGCTCCGGTATTTCCATCAAAAATAAAATAAGGTCCAGTTGGTCCTTGACAAATAATTAATTGTTTTAAACGGATATAATCACTTATAGATGACATACTACTTATATTTAAAAAAAGAAAACTGAATATGATTCAATATTTGCAACTGTAACTGATGACGTGGATAATGTGGTCCAATAAGTATTTGAATTCTGTATAGTAACTACAGTTCCACCTCCACCTGGATCATCTGCAAGAGCTACAGTTGTTCTCGGAGCAATTTTTATACTTGTAACACCTGTCCAGTTTCCAGCTGTAATATTAATGAAGGTTCCTCCACCAGTCCAACCAAGTGTCCAGGCAGTACTTCCTGGATCAGGAATAACTAGTGGTATTACCTGATATATACTTGTTAAAACAGTTGAAGATGGAGGTGGCGCCAGACTTCCTGCTGCTCCTGTAGCTCCTGTTGGTCCTGTAACTCCTGAAGCTCCTGTTGGTCCTGTAACTCCTGTAGCTCCTGTTGGACCAGTAACTCCTGAAGCTCCCGTTGGTCCTGTAACTCCTGAAGCTCCCGTTGGTCCTGAAGCTCCTGAAGCTCCCGTTGGACCAGTAACTCCTGTAGCTCCTGTAATTCCTGAAGCTCCTGAAGCTCCTGTAGGTCCAGTTGGCCCTGTAGGTCCCGAAGCTCCAGTAGCTCCTGGTGGTCCAGTTGCCGATGGTCCAGTTGGACCGATACAGGCCACTAATTGTTTTTGTGCTAAATATTGACTTGTCGACAACATGTTTAATTTATATCAAAATAAAGACTTTCATATTTTTACATGAAGAAGAACAATGAACTATCAAGAAATATTAGCAGATACTTATCGGGAAAATGTAATCGAACATTTTGAAGAAGAGGAAGAAGAAAATGATGTTGATGGACACGAAGAACACGAATATGATACACGCGAACTTAATGATCCTGATGCCTTTAAAAAATTTGGAGGCAATCGTGGACATTCGGATACTATTCCAAAAGTTATGCCATTTGATGATAAAAGTAAATTAAGTGTAAGACATGAAAAGGATATTAAACGATTAGTTATTAGTGTAGATAGTAGATTTCGTTCATATTCTGTTCCTGGAAAACAGGCACCAACTTTTATTAATCCAAATCCAAATCAAGAAATAGATATTTATCCTATATCACAATCAGGTCATTATCTTATGATGTTACACACTCCTATTCGAAATGTATATTCTGTAAAATTAACATCAATTGAGTTTCCAAATACATCTTATGAGTTTGATAACAATGTCTATGTAAATACGTCTATGAATGTAACTATTTCTTCAACAACAAATACTATAACAATTGCCGATGGTAATTATACAACAGTAGCATTATTTACAGCAGCTTTACAAACAGCTTTGAACACAGCTTTTGGAGGAACGAATTTTACAGTAGCATGTAATCCTGTTTCAAATAAAATTACAATATCTAACAGTAGCTCGGCATTCACTATGAGATTTGTTACAACTTTAACAAACAGTTCCGGTCAGGTTATTACAAGTCAAAATCCTTATGCTAATGGAATAGGGTATCATCTTGGCTTTTCAAATAATTTAGATTACAGCGGTAATCCAGTTTATACGGGTGCTCAAACTTATACAGCTGAATATGTTCCAACAATTGTATCTAATAATTACGTTTATTTGTCGGTGAATGATTGGAATATAGTTCACCATCAAAATTTTAATTCTACTCGATTTGATGCGTTTGCTAAAATTTTGTTGACAAGTCCTAAAAATACTTTATTTTTTGACACGTTAAGCTCTAATTCAACTACAAAACAAATTTTCTTTCAACAACCAGTTGATATTACACGATTGGATATTAAACTATTAGATTCCTATGGAAATCAATTAAATTTACGAGGAGGTGATTTTTCAATTACTCTTGAAATTGAACAAATTTTGAACATGAGTTTGTTTGAAAAATTACGCGAGCTTTAATTTCTACAAGGGTTACCACCTATTCGTGGGGTTATACATTTCGCAATAGATGTGTATGTAATTGGCGCAAATAGTACCGATGGACAACCTGTTGCCGAATGTAATGGTAACTGATTGACCGCTATTTTTCCTGGAAATTCTACCTTTAAGAGTGTTGCTTCTGCTTTCACTCTTATAAAGTTTGTATACGCAGAAGATGACTTCATTTATCTTCTGTAACAGGAATTCTAAGTTTACGACGTTTGGTTACAACCGGAACGTCTCTTTCTTTAGGGGGCGTTGCTTTAAGTAATTCAAAACGCTGACGCGCTTGTTCTATCGATAAACCCCTGTACACCAGGTCCAGTTTCAATTTGAGGAGATTGTCCATAATCATTAGTCGGAACATTTCTTACAGCATTTAGCCACGGATTTGCTTTAAAAGGTATCTTTTTAGGTTCTTCAGGAGCGGTTCCGTGACTACTGTATAAAAAGAATATAAATGATCCTACGACCAATACTAACAAAATAACATTAAACCACCAAGAAAACATAGAATCTCTAAAAGATTTTACAGATAGAAGGTTGTTTTGAACACGTTCTACGTTGTCTTGAATCAAATGAAACATCTTTGCTACATACAAGAGGAATCATATGGGAACATTAGGCGCAGTTTATGGGATCTCATTTGTTGTGGGTAGTCTCGCATCAATGGGTTCCGCCTATATGGCATCCAATATTTACAAAATTGAAGATGAAGCTCTCGTAGAAGTACCTATGGAAGCAGGAATGTATGGTGGCGTTGATCCTATTACTAATCCAATGTATAAAAGACCAATTAATTATGAAATAGCTGTGAGGAAAGCAGAATCAGATAAAGCAAAAGCACAAGCAGAAGCTGAAGCTGAAGCTGAAGCTCAAGCAAAGGCACAAACGGAAGAAAAGCGAAATTTAAGAAGAAAAATGGAAGAAAAATCAAAAGAAATAGCAGAAGCAGAATTAAAAGCAAAAGAAGAAGATGAAGCAAAGGCAAAAATAGAGGAGGAGGCAAGGATAAAAGCAGAAGCAGAAGCAAAGGCAAAAATAGAGGAGGAGGCAAGGATAAAAGCAGAAGCAGAAGCTGAAGCTAAAAAACTAGCACAGGAAGAAGCAAATAAGAGATATCAAGAAGCTTCTAAAGAAGAAAGAATAAATATACGAAAGAACTGGGGCTTAGAAGACTTTCAAAGGGCAAAAGAACTATCTGACAAAAAAGAGGCAGAAGCAAGGATAGAAGCTGAAAGATTATCGAAACAGGCAGAGAGAGAAGCAGAAGATGAAAAAGCAGAAGCTGAAAGGTTATTGACACAGGCAAAGATAAAAGAAGAAGCAGAAGAAGCTGAAAGGTTATTGACACAGGCAAAGATAAAAGCAGAAGCTGAAAGATTAAAAAACCGTACAGTTAAAGAAAAAATTAATGATTGGATCAATACATTGAAAAAAAATGAGGCAATAAATAATTCTATTGGAAAATATTATATTAATGAGTTTTTGAATAGCAATAAAGATATAAGCCCATCGCAATTTTTGAATGACTATGTATTAATTGTTCAATCAAATATAAACCCTGCTATACCACCTGTTCCTTATTTATCACCTGATTCGATTGAAATATTTATACAAGATCCTAGTTTGAATCCAGCTCCAGTTCCAGCTCTTTCTCTTGCTCCAGTTCCAACTCCACCAACACCAGGTGGACAACGCGGTGGTAGTATGAATGATTTTCAAATCTTTGATATTGTCCGTGCGATTGAAAATACAAGATCTTCAAAAAGTATATACGATATTATTGAAAATGGACCATTTGGCAATGATGGTAACAGTATAATTACTTTTGAAAATTTAGAAAAATTGAAACCATATATTATTGCATTTCATTCTAATATTACATTTCCAGATAGTCAGAGTGAATTTAATGAAGAAATTGGTAACATAAATAAAAGAAGAAAGGCAAAGATACTTACAGTTACGTCATGGTTACGAAAAGTTCCAAGTAAAACAAACATAACTGAAAAAGATATAATTGATATTGTACCTGATTCATTATCACTTAAACAATTTATTGATATTTTATCGAATATGAATGATGATGATAAGAAAAAACTAATTATACAAATCAATAAAAAGACATTTACTAAAGCAACAGGTGTGATTTTACCGTCATATGTATTAGACGATACTATAAAAATACTTACTGATGAATTGGATGATAAAATAGAAATTAAAGATTTGATAAAGTACTTTCAATCTAATGGAACAGTCTATACATTTTTTAAGTTTAAAAATCTTTTAAGATTAATGTATGACTATACATTAGGAGATATTGATAAAGTTATTATTCACCTTTCAAGAGTTATGAAATGGTTAAATGAAATAAAAAACTCAAACAGAATAACAAACAAAGAAATTGAAACATTTATAAAACCCAATCCTGCTAAAGTTAATATACTCGTTGACACATTATACTTTTTAATTAAACAAAGAGTACTCATCAAAACTAAACTAATTCGTGTAAGTGATTTTAATGCGATTGAAACTCTTGATCCAACAAATGTAGATAGAAACACTAAAATAATAAGTTGGTTAATTGATCCGGCTGTGGCAACATTACCTAAACCAACAAAAGAACAATATACGGAATTCATAAAGCAATTACAACTTCCTAAAATTGAAAAAGATATGATGAAAGTTCCGACTCTTTTTGTAGGTCCGGTTGTTTTGCCAGATTTTGATTCTACAACAGAAGGAACATCTACTACTCAACCTACGGAATATATAAGAGGAGTTGATCTACTTCAAAAAATAGAAGGTACAATTGAGAACAGAGGTAAAGCTATTAAAAAATTTGGTGAAACGGTTCAAGGTTATGAAAAGACAGAACGCGAAAAGAAATCTAAAGAATTCATGAGTAAAACAGAAAAAGCAGAGAAGGAAAAATTAATTAAAGATGTTACTGAAAAAGATAAGAAAATAAAAGATTTAGAAGAGGCAGAAAAGAAATTAAAAACGCAATATGATGAATTAATGAAGAATGATGCTATTAAAGCAGCTGCTAAAAAAATATTTGATGAAAAATTAAAGAAAGCTGTAGAAGCTAAAAGTGTTACGGATATGGAAAAATTATTAAAACAACAAAATGCCGATCTTGCTACAGAATATGACAAGATTAAAAAAGAAATGGAAAATAAAAATAAAGGTCTTATAAAGCCTCTTAATTTAGATCAATCAATATGGGATAAATTACTAAGTGAGATTGGAGCTATCAAAGACCCACTCAAGTTAGCTGAATATACTAACAAATTTAAAACAGACAATCCAACTATAGACGTTACTCCATTTCCTGATATAGAAAAAATGATAAACGCAATTTACTCAGCTAAACAAAGTAAAGAAAACAAGGAAAAAGGAAATAATAGTAATTCCAATCTTAAAATTTGTAAAAACGCAAAAGTAGGTGATAAATGTAGAGATCAAGATAATAACTTTAATGTTATTACAAAAACAGGCGGATATCGACAAACATTACGCAATCATCTTCGTAGTAACCGGAGTTCCACACGGCGCTACGTTTAGTTGAAGTTTTTCAATTAATTTTGAAATATATTCATTTACCGAATCATGTGTACAAATTAAAACGTCTTTTGTGCGAGTTGCGATCAAAAGACGGATTATTTCGTATTGTTCTACAGGTTTCAATTCTTTCATACAAATGTGTACTTTTCCATCTTTATAAACTAATTGTTCACGAATAGCTTCCATTATTTAAAAAGAGCTTAACTTATGTGTATACGGATTCTTTTGGTGAGCATCTAAGATTGAAGGATGGTTACGATCAACAATGATATCCTGTTGTAGAGGTTCATTATAACGAATAGATCCTAAACTATCTCCATGAGCATTAATACGCTGAATAGGAGGATTGATTCGTGTAGCGTCTGACAAAACTGTTTCATCTTTCTTAGTTTGAATTGAGTAACTGTCAGCACCCATTGAGAAACCAGTACCTTGAGCTCCAGCAGGTCCAGGACGTCCTTCAGTTGTTAACTTCATAAATTCCTGATAAGGCTCTGTGAAAGCACGAATGTATGATGTAAAAACACCACCACCGCCGGCAACACCACTGTAGTCAGTACTTGTAGTTGCTCGTGACGTTTCTTTCATTGGCTGTTCTGGGTAATTACGAGGAGCTGTTTGAACACCAACTGCCGTATTTACTCGATCCATTCCATAGAGAACAAAACGATCTGGTTTATTTTTGTTCACTTCTGCTTGAATACCGGGTTGTGTAATTTGAGAAGCTCCTGGAATTGGTTCTTGAGTATATGAAATTTTAGGCCTTGTATCAATTCGAAGCTCATCGGTAGTCTTTGGTAACTTATATTCGAACAATTGATCTTGTTGAAATCCACCTTTACCCAAGTTTGAATATCCATCATTGGCACCAGGACCTACTTGAACTTGATCAATTGGAAACACATTCTTCATGTTTTGACCAGATACCATACGGGACTGTATAAAATCAGATTCATTTGAATTACCAAATGGATTACCGGTACCAGGCTTTGCGTCATAAAACGATTTTGTTTCAGATTTTTGGAAATACTCTTTACCAGCTCCAGTGTGGTGATCCAAAATGTTGTCTGTAGCTCCTGAATATGTACTCTGTTTTAAAGAGGCACCAAAAAAGGGAACTTCATTACCATGTCCTTTTTGATCTTGAGTATGAACTACATTATCCGAATGACTTTCAGTGGGTCGAGGAAGAGGATTGGAAAATCCCTCTGAACCTTCGTTAGAAGAAGGTTTCTGTACAGCAAGTGCGTATCCGACAGCACCGAGTCCTAATAAAAGTGCTAATTCAATCATCTTTGTATTTCACTCTCACTTTTTCTTTCCTATCTTCACCGGTTCTGTAGAAACTGGAAAAATAGCATGATTTTGAGGCTTGTGAAATAACCATGTTAAATTTCGATGTGTTTGATCTTGATGTGATGCCGGGGCTGGATTTATAACTGGAGCAAATCCAGTTTCATTTTCACCCGGTACATAAATTGGTCTATTTATTGGGTTGTCCAACTGATAATTTTGCGTGCTCATTTGTACTGGGTGTAGAAACTTTCATCTCTGACCAAACATCACGATTGAAAGGCGATAATGTAATTTTATTCAACATTGATCGGAATTTATTAACCATATTGTTGAAAGAAGTAGTATCTGTTCCTGGCAAAGGTAATGGAAGCTTTACATCCTTGTTACCAGGCTTAACACCGTAGCAATTAACTCCAAATTTAGTAGCAGGATCAAAATATCCACCATTTACTCCAGGACGTCCACATCCAGTACGCTTTGACTGATCAGTTTCTTGCTGTAATGCCTCCCATGTACCTTGTTGTGTAGGATATAAGGCCATTCCGCCCTGAGTCCATCCGTAACCACACCATTCAGCTCCAGCCGAATAGGCTTCCATTACCTGATCATATGATGCGATATCTGATTCATAAGCAGCACATAAAGCAGGTGCCTCATCGTATGTATAATTGTTACCGCTTACGTAGAATACTTCTTTCTTTTCAATTGGTTTAAAAGATGGTTTCTTACCTGATGGTGCTGGGGCGGCAGGTGTCTCGTAAAATGATAGGTCAATACCATTATTTTCAAAATCAATTTTAAAAACTCCAAATTTTTGAAGGAGATAGTACAATATACCAGCTAATAACATAACTACAATTACTGATACGAAACTACCAGTGCCGATAAAGACAAATATTGATGCCATTACAACACCAACGATTGAAACTACTAAAATTGTCGGATAAGGCAACATTATTCTTCTAAACGATAATAAATTAACATTCTCATAGCAGTTGACACGGGAAATTGCTTTCGACCAAAATCTTGAATATATTTATCATCTATTTTAAACCATGAAGAACCAGGTGGTAAATTTCTACCATATGTCCACCAATGTGCCCCGTTGTAGCAAATAATTCCTATAAGAGCATATTTCTTTTGATTAAGAACAAGAATGCTGGAATAACCAACAGAACCATCAATAGATCTAACGTGAAATACCATTACTTGAGGAAATGACCCGATCAAATAATTATTAGTACATCCTAATTTATTACACTTATCGCATTTCCATGTATCAACTTCTACAGGTTTTACAATTGATTGAATACATTCCAATATTGGTGTATCAGGTTCTGTTGTTGTAATATCAAATTCAATAACACTATCTTCTTTTAAAGTTTTTGTAGAACACGACTTACATTGTACAGAATTGGCAACTTTAAATCTACAAAGCTTGTCTAAAAAAGGAAGTCTATCGCATAAATGTTGTAAAAGTTCATGACTGTCGCCAATACCATCTCCTGCTGGCATATGAATCGTTTTTACAGATTGAAAGAACTCTTTTATACCTTCTTGTCCCTGTGTTTTCCAAATTTTACATAAGCATTCGTCAAGAACATTTCCTTGTTCAAATATACCCTCTGAATATCGAGTTTGAACTTCATGGATACGAAAAATTCCCTGTAGACAAGCATTTACCCAACAACTTCCTTTGAAGTTTTGGAGTCCGAACATACTTACTTCTAATGCTGGAACTTAGAGAAATCTGTTAAAAAGGGTTGTGGTGGACCCTCTGTTGGAAAAGCTTTTTGAAGATCAGGATTGAAATCATATGTTTCATCATCAACTTCATCAGATGTATGCTTGCCTGGCATTGACTTTGGTTTTGTTCCCGGCATTGACTTTGTTTTTGTTCCAGGCACTAACGGAATATCGGGTCCATAAATATCTGGATAACTTCCAGATGTATCAGAGCCACTTGATTTACCAGATGATTTAGTAGGAAGAACTTTTTCAGCTTTAGGTCCATAAATTTCCAACTCAGATGGTTCATCCTTAGCCTTCTTCTTTGCCTCAGATGTACCGTGCGTTTGAAGAGCACTTACAAGATCTTTATTGGTCATATATTCGGTAAGAGGGCGCGTTATAAAAATAACTACAATGGCAAGAACAACAATCCCTAAGAAAATCATATCCTCGTTATTCATTCTTCTCTTTACTCAGAGTAAAGAAATGTCTCGGAAAACTTTAAAACATTCCAGAAAGTCACGACGCCGTACAGTTCGACGATACCGAAAAAAGGGTGGCAACCGTGACTCACAGTCAATAATAATTCCTACAAATGCGATGAAGGTATCAGTACCAAATCCATCTAATTCGATAGTTTAATTTAATGTAAAAAGGTACAACGTTTGATTCAAATCAGCAACAATTGTATCGCGAATGTTTAACAAATCTGTATCAGTTTTCTTTAGCTTAGAAGTCAAATCAGTTGTCATCCAATCAATTGCCTCTTGAATCATTTTGGTTGCCTCTGCGTCTGAATGATTACGAAGATAAATTGAAGAAGTCTTTCCGGTTAGTTTAGGACGCCCATATTTGCCAACATATACCTCTACAAATTGATCAATATTAGTATCTAATTTTGTAACTAATTCATCAGTGGCAATATGACGAGGATAGTTCATTGTCTGCCAATGATATAACTTGACTTGGTTACGTAACGTCATCATCAAATGAACAATTTCAGCTGACATTTTGTTTAAAGACAGAAAATGTTTTAGTGTAAATGAAAGATTGTATAATTATTACATCCGTAGTTCAAACGTCAACTACACCATTATCATATTCCGAAACACGAAGCATTTATTCACATCAACAACGATTTGAACAAACACTTGAAACAATTGAATCGGTTCGCAAATATATTCCAAATGTACATATACTATTAATTGAATGTAGTCCACCTTCTGAATGGATGGATCAACTAAAAGAAAGAGTAGATCAGTTTATTAATTTAGAATTTAATGAAATTGTTAACAATTCTCTTGAGAAAGGACTTGGTGAAAAAACTTTGTTACTACATGCGCTTTCTAATTTGAAAGAAGAGTATTCAAATGTTTATAAAATTACCGGTAGATATGTATTACAAAATCCAATAGTTTGGGAACCATCTGAACTTCCTACATTTTGTAAAACTAATCAATATGGAATTGAAAATAGTGTTCATACCTTTTTTTATCGAATTCCAAATTCAAAACTTTCTTTGTTTAAAGAAGTTTTAAATTCATATGAATCAGGATGTATTGAAAATTGGATAGCTCAAAAACTTGAAATTAACTTTGTAGATAAAATTGGAATTTTAGTTCGATGGGCGTGTTATGATTCAACGCCTATCTTTTAAAGACGCAAACTCTGTAGTAAACACTCCATTCTTCAAAGCAGCATCTGAAGCTTTAACACCTTCCCACGAACCTGACATAGCATCATAACGAGCCTGTAATTCAGGTTTCTTAGGATTCAAATCTAAAAATCCAGTAGTTCCTTTTGAGTCATCCGTTGTTTTATAAGTGGCAACTGGAGGTTGTGATGTTATTGGAATTGGTGTAGTTCCTATAGCTTTTAGATATCCTGCCCAATGACTTTCCATTTATTAAACAATTAGATTTTAAAGGTAAGTTCTACACACCAAACTGGTTGATAATCTTGATTAGCCCATTCAATTGAAGTAATAACTTTTCCAGAAAGTCCCGAAGGAAAATCAGAATTACTCGTCTCGTTATAAATACCTACGTCTTTTGGACATTTCGTTTGAGAACAAAGATCATCGACAGTTGGAGAAAATGGAATACCATTAAAACTATATGTATATGTTGATGTTCCACCTGTTATAGCCGACTTTAGATCATATGCTACCCAAAGTTCAGTTTTTTCACCAGCTGATGGAGTTAGAGGAGAAAACCCAAATCCTGTAATAATAGCTTGATCGGTTGCTTTGTTTCCACAATCTTTAACAGTAACAACTCCTGCTAATAGTGTAAATAATTGTTTCAACATTTACTTATAAATAGATTTTTAAAGAGATATGTTATAAATGGACGATAGCATACAGGATGATGGCAAAACAATTAAAAGTAAAAAAGAAGTTGAGTCTCTTATGAAATCAAAAGAACCAGTTGCGATTCTTTTTTTCATGAGATCGTGTGGACATTGTATTGCTACTAAACCCGTTTGGGATTCGGTGGCAAACGATGGTGTAATGAATATGATGAATGTATCATCAGATAATGTTCCAGATTCTATTGATATTACTGGATTTCCAACTATGATAGTTGTGAAAGATGGTAAAGTTTCAAAACGAATCGACGGTTCAAGAACCGATAAGAAACAATTAAAAAAGGAATTACTTGGTGACAAATCCGGAGGTCGCCGCCGACGAACTCGTTCTCGTAAGTCTAGGCGTCGTACCATTAGGAAGAGCCGTAAGTAGTGTCTTCTGTTCAACATAACCTTCACTCAATATCTTTCCACCACGAGAAGGAAAAGCTGAAGAATGATCAGGTTCGTCAAATCCCTTTGTCATCCAACGTAAAAATCCATCTTGGTCGTTAGGAACTTTAGCAGACTGTAGTGTATGGAATGTTCTCATTGCCTGTGTTTGATCAAATATGTCGGTTGTATCCATGAAAATATCACTTGTATGTTTAAAATTTTCCTCTATTGACTTCTTAACGTCTTTGCGATTGTTTGGAGCAGCATCTTCGCGGTTTGGATTATCATTGATTTCAGGAAGCAACACATTCATAAATGGATTTTGAGCTGTAGGCATGGTATAATTACCAGGTGGTTTAGCAGCTCGAACGGTAAATTGCTCAATTCTGGTTCCATTAGGGAAAAGAGTGTACAACCCAATCGAAAGAACCATAACGGCGGGTATACAAAGAATGTATGCGTTGATTCCTGTTGATAAGAACAAGAGAACTGAAAAATAAACAGTAAATCGAACTACAGCATTTAATGACTCCGATGTTGTCATATTAGCTGTCGGAACAAAACGATTCCACGTTGTTTGTGAGAACAGAATTGCCGGATCTTTGAACCAAATTTGTTCTGTCATCTTATTTCTACAGTGAGTTTTTCTACTTCTTATATTTTTCCTGAAGTTTCATTCGAAGACGATCGCGTCTATACAAAGCGCGAGCTTGAGGTGTATTCAGTATAGGTCTATCTACTCTATTTTTTTTACCACCTAGACCAATCATGTCATTAAAAACATCACCAAATATTAAGATAACCTTTGATTTAATTTGTTCAACTTCACGTACAATTTGGTCTTTAGTTATTTCACCGCGTTGTAGTTTTTCATTAACAAGTCCTTGAACCTTTGCGATCATCTTTTTGATCAGAGGATTCTCGGGATCCTGAATAATCTCCATGAGTTGCTGTGGATTTTCAATATCTAAATCAAATTCACTAATATCAAACTTTTCAACAATTGACAAAAATAATTTAGCAATTCGAGTTTGAAGTACAAAATCAATAATTTCTTTAAAATGATTTTCAGATTCTTCTTCTTTAAGAATTTTAGAAATAGCATCTCCTCTGTCACCTAATACACTCTTTGCCATTTCCATAATCTTACCTATCTTACCCTTCATGTCACCATGTAGAAATGAGGCAATCATACAAATTTGAAGATGCTTCCAAATAGCAGCTTGTGTGGTTTCGGTTGTTTCCCAAATTTTTGAAAGATCAATTCCAAAGACAATTCGAGGAGTTTCAAAAAAAGCACCGTCTTTTTGAATAACCTGAAGAGCATCTGGATAAAAAACTTCCAATTCTAATACTGTTTTTTCGACATCAAGTGTAGCGAGTGACTTTAACTCGGGGAATGACGATTTTAAGTCAGTCTGAAACTCAGTAAATACTTTTTTGGTGTCCATTTAATTATTAATTATATGCTCTGTTTAAGTTTATGCTCTATTTCCGCCACGCGATGCCATGAAGTTCTTCTGATCGCTTGTTAGACAAACACATCCTGTATCGGTATTAAATGAAGATGGGCAACAGCTATTATCTACTTTGTTATCCACAAGATACATCAACTTATTGCTATCATCTGATTGACCAACAGGAGCGACACCTCCCGAGATTGCTGGTTCAGTAGCCATAAATCCAGCAGCACCGGCTGAACTGACTTGATCATAGGGACCAATTCCACCAGCATTTAACGGCATGCCAACTTCTTGCTGCATAAAATGCTCACGATCTCCCACCGGTGATGATTTTCCTCCGAACCTGATAAAAAGTCCAGTTAGAATAGCTGCGATAAAAAACGCCAAGACAAGTTCAGTTTTACCAATCATTCTTTACTTATTGTTTTGATATGATTTTTTATGCTCCCGCTGCTGCCAACATCGATGCTATAACAAGCACTAAAGCAAGAATTTCAGGTTGAAACAAGGCAAGAATAATTGCAATAAGAAGCATGGCAAACACAAATCCTTTGATAACAGAAATACATAGTGTAACAAACGATTCAATAAATGAAATGCCAACATAGGCAATATATGCTGCGATGTACCCTTGTCCTCCAAAACGCTGTAATATATCACGAATCTTAATTAAATAACCAACAAAAACACTCGTAGAATTTGTAGCTTTTCCTAAAGTTGTAGATGTAAAACTTAACATAAATAATCGGACACGACTAAAAAGTTGACGAATTAAATCAAGAGGACCCGCTAATTCAGAAATTGAATCAGTTGCCGTACTTGTTATAGCATGAACACCATCAAGTGATGTTTTTAGAACTTCACCACTTAATTGACCCATACAGTATTGAAAATTTTCACTCGTCGTAATGTCTGGATTTATCATTTCAGAAAATGGCATGTACAATGGGTTACAACGATATTGAACCCAGTTTGATTTGACATTATCAATTGAATAACTAGCATGGAATATCAATGCTGTTCCTATTGCGAAAATTGGTAATAGAATGAACAACCACATTAATTCTTACTCTTATAACATTTCAACCGTTTTACCAATAGGACCATTCATCACAGCAGAACCTGTTTCAATTCCGCCATAAAACACATAAACGAATGACATCATGACACCAATAATACGAGCCATTAGTGTTCTCATACGAATAATTATATATTGAGTTTGACTCATAAGATTTTGAATTTTTCCAAAAACACTACCAACTATACCTAAAAATCCACCACGCATATCACCCATCATAGACCTCATATCACCCATATTATCGGATATTTCAGTTATACCATCTGTTATAACACTAACTTCAGACATAACTGGGTCCATAACAAATCCAGCATAATCATGAAATCCTTTTGCGGTACATTTGTAGAAGTTATCTATAGTATTAACTCCAATCATTCCCGCCATTGGCATATAGATTGGATTACATCGATATTGAACCCAGTTTTTTTTCAGAAAGTCAATTTGACTCATACCAAATAGATACAAAGTTGCCAATACAGAAGTAGCTGTTACAACAGCAAAAATAGCTGCCTCCATTCCCTTATCTAATTCTATAAATTTGAATCCTACCAAAAATGCGTATATCACTTTTCAAAACTTTTGTCTTTGTTTGGATATAAACGTAATGAAGCTCCAATCCTCTCAGACTCGCCTTGCCCTCGTTTTAGGAGGTATCGTTGTTGTGGCTTATTTAATGTCAACCTATTCATCTGGTAAATCTATTCTACCCGAGGGTATGGAAGTGTTCGGTCAAAAGCTGGGTGTTTCTGGACCTTCATCGGATAGTGGACCATATCCCAAAGCTTCTCACGGTGGAGGCTCTAATGCTCAGCCCAGTGAGTCTCTTCAAAGTCGTCACCCTTCATCACAGTCAACATATAGTCAATCTACATTGAGCACTGCTGAATTGCTTCCTAAGGGTGGTCTTGGTGCCTCATGGGCATCTGTAAATCCTGCCGGAATGGGTGATCTAAAAGGCCAGAATTTCCTAGACGCAGGTTACCATACAAATACAGCTATCGCAGGTGTATCACAAACTAACAGAAACGCATCTTGGGATGTTCGATCTGAAACTCCTAACCCACAAATTAAGGTTGGTCCTTTCGTGAACACAACTATTGAAGCTAACCCATTCAAGCGTGGACTAGATGCTTAAATTCAAACTTAATACATAATAATGTGGCCAGCTGCTTTAGTAGGCTCAGGGGTCGCTTTGGCGCTTCTGTCATCAAGAGGTCCAAGTAATACAACACCAGTTCGAAGCATGAGTGATGGAAATACATATCATGTTCAGAATTTACCCGATAAACAAAACGCATGTGAACTAATGGCGAAGATAAGAGGTAATTTGGACTCATTAATTGATCATTATAAATCAGATCCAGCTTTAATAGCAGATCCTCGTGTAAAAGTTATGGTTGAAAGGTTTAATCCTTCAAATATGGTTGAAAATGATTTAACTGCTGATACTACGTCTTATTCCGAAAATAAAGGAGAAAAGATTGTCGTTTGTTTGAGAGACAAAACAACAAAAAAATTAGTAGATGAAAATACGATCATGTTTGTTATTTTACATGAGATGGCTCATTTAATGACTACAACAATTGGTCATACTCCAGAATTTTGGACTAACTTTCGACGAATTTTACAAGATGGTATTCAAGTTGGAATTTATAAACAAGTCAATTATTCACGGTCACCTACCCAATATTGCGGTATGCATATCACAGATTCTCCACTCTAATAAATAAGATGTTACAACGTCGTGTTGTAAAATTTGATTCAAAAGAACAATTTAATGTTTCATTTTTTGAAGACGATATGATCGAAACAGTTCGTCAGCAAATAGGTATAACATTAGATACACATCCAAATCGTTTATTTATTTTGGTAGGTGTAAAGTTACCTAAGGATTACTATGTAAAAGATCCTCGTCGTTGGGAAGCTTTATTTGATCGTATTTCATATAACGGTCAGCCTATTCAAAGAGATCAATTTAATGAATATCAAAGACAATATCGAGTTCCTAATTTATCAATTCCATTTGAATCATATAGTCGTGATGATTGGTTAGCTGTTCCTGAAAATTTATCAAAAATGTTTATGCCTTCTGAAGATTTTATTGAATATCGTATCTTAGGTGTTAAAGAAGAAAGATCGTATATATTACCATTAATTGTAAAAGATCAAGAATCTTCTAAAATTGCGTCTACAGTATTACCTATTGCCGAATTAAAAGGATTACTTTATTCATTTCATTCAACTGAAGATATTACAGATTTTTTAATTAAATCGTATACTGAAACAGATGAAGTAGTTACTCGAGCATATTTTCCATTTTTACAATCAAATACACCACCAAGACTTTCGCAAGAAACTGGAAATCTTTTAGCAAAAAATAATAAGCTATTAAACGATCTGTTAAATTTGAAAGTAGTTGAAGAAGAGAATACGTCTATTAAACGAATTCGTTTTATTATACCTTTTGTAACAACCGATTTTGGTTCTGCTATTCGAACACGATTTGAACAAATTTTTTATGGTTTAACTGTTTCATCTGAAATACCATATGTTCAATTTTTTACATCAAAAACTGAAAGTAACAGACATAAGTTTTATAGCGAAGATACTAAAAATAAATATCCAAGTATAGATGTTTCTGTGTTAAAAGGTTGGATCAATTCGACAAAACCGCAAAGAAATAGGCCTACGTTGTTAATGTATCGAGGAACTTCCAAAGATAACTTTGATCGTATTTCTATAACATCCACTGATATTGTTCTTTCATCGTATCGCGATAAGAAAACTAAAAAGACAACTGAACAATTAAAACGTGAATTACAAGAATGGTTGTTATCATTTGATGCGGTTATTGGATTTATAGAGTCATCTGATTTAGATTTGGATCGTTGGGTTCTTGATGATCTGTCAGTTTTAATTAAGTATAAAGAGCCTATAAATGATGATCTTGATTTGAGACGCTTTAACTGTATATCTTCATTTTTTGGAGTAATGGATAAACCAGACACATTTCGTTTGTTAAGAACTGATCATACAGCTGATGGAATAAGCGCTGTTGAAGTAAAACTTTTACAAATGAGATCACAACAAGGATTTTTAAGTACTGCTGATGTTCAAACTGAATTAAATATTACAGCAGATGAAGCTACAAACATATTAAGACAACTTGATAACAAATTGGCTGAAAATCCATCTATTGCTGATAGATCATTTCGAGGTTATCCATTGATTTATATCGAACCAGAATACATTCTATTTTCTTCAGTTGGAAAACTTGATTTGGCAATTAAATACGCAAATATTCTTCGATTTATTCTTTCAACTCCTAAATCAGATGAATTAGATGCTATATGTCCTAAGAGAATGGAAACAGTAGAAATAAAATCATTAGTTGAACCAAGTATTGAAGTTACACAAGATTATGGTGATCTATTTGATTATTTGGAAGAAGAACAACAAGATGAAGCCGAATCAGTTGTAACCAGTAGTAAATCTACAGTCAAAGTAAAAAAGCAGGATACAAAATACAGCTATTTCAATGAACGATTAAGAACATTTGATCCAAAAACATTTGATACTCCAGTATTTCCTAAAAAATGCGAACATAAACATCAACCAATTATTTTGACAGATAATGATTTTGAAAGGTTGGTTGATACAGAATATGATCCAACAACTTATCTAAATGAAGAAAAGATTATGAAATTAGAAAATCCTAATGGAACTGTAATTTGTCCAGAATATTGGTGTGTTCGTGATAACATACCATTAAAAGAGAGCCAACTTGAAAAGAGCGACGGTGTACTAAAATGTCCAAAATGTAAAGGAAAGGTAAGAGAATCAGATGATAATGATATTCGTCAGTATACTGTAATAAAGCGCGATAAAGCATTAACCTATCCAGGATTTACAAAAACAGGTAACTTTCCATGTTGCTATAAAAGTCCACGTAAGGTAACATTAAAGCAAGAAGATGATGATAAATATTATGTATTAAGTGAAACAAAAACAAATTTATCCGAGTTTCGATTTGCCTTCTTATCAGCTGATTTAATTAATTCATTATTCATTGATGAAAGTTACAAAATGATTATGCGATCAGGAAGACGTATTCCATCAGGTGTTTCTGGATATTTTCGAGTTGGTATTGGTCACGCTACTAAAACACTTCCAATGCTTCTAAGCTTCAAATCAAACATTAATAAAATAAAAATAAAGTCTCCAATTGAATCAATTTCAACTGTATTGAAGTGTTCATTTATTTCTACATGGAAACGAGTTTCGGATACACATTCTAAAAAAATATTTGAAATGCTTGACGATTTTGAACCTTTTTCAAAGAATGATTTATTGAAGAAAAATATGTCTAGAATTATTTCTGGAATTCAAGATGCTTATGACGCAGAAGAATTATCACCTATTCATGAAATTGAATATGCTGCTATATCATTACAATGTGAAGTGTTTCGTATTCACTTAGATACCAATACATTAAGTTGTTCATTTTCATCTTCTATAACACGTCCTAAAAATCGAGGTATTATTCTTCTACAAAATAAAGACGAAATTGATATTTTATCTTTTATTTATGTTTCAAGTCGAACATTCGCATATACATCAAATATTTATACAGAACCATTTAATTCAAAAACACAGCAAGAAGTTGAACGTTTAAGAAATATTTCATGTAAAGGTGAAATACCTTCCTATAATGAAGCTTTAGGTGTATTGCCCGATATACTCGGAAAAATAGATGCTGAAACATATTCAATTATTTTAGATCCATTTGGAAGAGGACAAGCTTTTTATGTTGAAGGCAAAATGGTTCTACCTTTCAAACCAACAAATTTACCAGATGTTGCTCAATCAAAAATTTCAGGATATAAAGATGTATTTAGCTTACCATCCTATGAAGACGTAAAAGAATATTTACCAATCGCTCAAAACTATTCAAGTGGTTATACCTGGAAGGAAGATGTCTATGATAACAAAGGTTATAGAGTTGAAATTGTGACACAGTCTGGTTTAGTTATTCCAATTCAACCTGAATTAATTGAAGTAAAGACTGAACATACCGAAGTTACAAACACAGTTCGAACATTTGGAGAAGACCAATTAGTATTTGGAGAACCATCTTCCGAACTTCAAAATATATATCGTGATGTAAACTATTCATCTGAAATATTTGAATTTTTATTATTTCAACTTTCAAAAGATCTTTCAACCGATGACTATAGTAAACTTCGAGATGCCGTTGAAGAGTCAAACACAAAAACATTAAAATCTTTGCTTGAAAGATGGTTTACTTCAACAACAATGTTTATTGATATTGAAAATCCATCGGAGTTTATTAGCAAGATACGTAAACCATGCGGTCAGTTTTCTAAATCATCGTGTAAAGGAAATTTATGTGGATGGGATGGAAAGGTCTGTAAAATAAAGGTGAAAGACACAATCGATAAAGATAGATTATTTAATCGTTTGTTAACAACTATAAGTAAAAATGTAAAAATACGAGCTACCGTTCTTGATAACCGTATTACACCTTTTTTCAGTACAATTCTATATTTAGAATTGCCTCATGAAATGATTTTATCTGATTCTGAATTAGATATCATCAACGTTTAATTCTTCTTCATCTTCTGCCTTAGCAAACATGTCGTCAATTACCTCATCTCCTGAGATATTCTGATGAATCTTTGTGAATTTTTTAATTGTATGTAAATCATCTTTGTTTAGAATTGACATGATCTCAAATCCTAATCCTGTGTCTGATACCAAAACAAGTGAGCCGGTTTCAATCCAGAACTCACGTTTTTTTCGTCCTTGAAACTTTCCAGGAATTGTTGCCTGTACGAGACCAATCAAGATCTCATCATTTGATTTCTTTTGATATAAAACTTCAACACGGCTGTTGCCGAATAATTTAGAAATTTTTCCAATATAAACATTTTCGACGCAACCGTCGTATTCTTCCAAATCATCTATGAAATTTTTAACAACTTTATCGTGGTTTTCACGACCAATCATTTTACCTTTATTTTTGCTTCCTGAGTTCTTCTGTGGAACCGACATTCTTACTTTTGTAAATAAAAATCAAAAAGGAATTTTAATCCGTTTTTATCATTAATCGCGATCACTATCGCCGTAATATTTCCATGTCATTTCATATTTTTTTCCATATACTTCAAATATCATTGGAGGTGGTAACTTGACCTTCTCTTTACAGAAGAAATCAATAAGTCCATCAGATTCGTCTCCTCCAAATCCACATTGCCAATGATATTCATCTTCTTGTTCTGGCATATGTTTACAAATAAACTCGCCAAGTTGTTCATTAATGATTTCCCAAGTTTCAAAGTTTAAACCATCATCATTTTCTGAGTTTCGTAATGTCAGAAAATAATCACAAGCACTATACTCGTCTATTTTATTTCCATCTATATCTGTTACATGACCTCTAAATAAGCCAGTATAACCAGCAGGTCTTTCATAATTATACTCTGTTCCGTCTTTACGGACTCCAGAGAATGATTCTCTGTCAAGATATTTGCCACAATAAGCCATTTTTACCATTTCTTGGTTAAGAATTTTTAAATTCGTTTTTACAATTTAGGATAACCGTTTGGTCTTCTAAATTATATTTTATTCTCCACCATCTATTTTATGAAATAGAAAACTTAAGCTGTAACAGCTGGCTTGATAAAGTGAACCTTGAGGAAGCTCTGGAGATTGAGATAGGTAACCTCCTGTCCATCCTTAACTCGGAGAAGCTTTCCGAGCTTGGCATCAGGTAGAATTCTTCGCTTGAAAGATGGGTCAAAGCAGTTGTGAGTCTTCACGTAGTTTGCGATAAACTTGGTAACATCAGTCTGGCTCTTCAAGCTCTTGGAAGGGAGTCCCATGAACGTAGCAAGCTCATCGGTAATAGGGCGAACCTTGAGGAATGCGTTATTTGCTCGGCGAGACTCGTATGTCTTTCGCTCCTCAGGAGTCATATCCTCTGGGTTCTTACGGTGACGCTTTCCCTTGGTTCGGAGCTCACGCTTAACTGCCTTGCTTGCCTCCAAAGCGGACTTAACGGCATCTCGCATACGAGTTGTCATCTCACTGCTGATGCTCTTTAGGGTCTCCTGGAGAGTAGAGAGGATCGTATCGGCTGTACGAGTATCCTCAGCTTCGGCTGGAGCTGCTACAACTGCGGGGGCAGCAGATGGCGCGGCAGCTGGCGCGGCAGCTGCTACAACTGGAAGTGTGACCTCAGTCTTGGAGGCTGCCTTTGCTCGTGGAGCCTTAGCGGGTGTTGTAGCTGTCGCTGGAGGGGCTACTGTTTCTGTCTTTGCTGCTGCCTTGGTGACCTTTGAATCCTTTGCCATCTTGTTTGAATTAACTGAAGTAGAAGAAGAGGGCATTTCTAACGCGGTTGGTATGCTTATACATAACCTGACCTGTTTAAATCACAAACTATATAACCCACTCATAATTATAAAACATGGTTGGAACGGATCCGAACAATCGTTTAAAATAGAAAGTAGAACACTTGAAATAATGTACAAATAATGATTATATGAACAATGATTAAATTTCTTATAAATAGACTCAACATACAATAAATATCTATGCCTTTGAGAATCTGGTTTCATACAATGTTCTACTGACCATAATTTGAAACCGTGAATTAATGAAATTAGATAAAATCTAATATTGATAGGACCGATTGATAAAAAGTTATCTACTTTAATTTCAAAGAAATCATTTGCTTGTAAAATATGTGAAATATGTCTGAAACGGTTAATTAATATTTCACTAACAGGTTTCAAAGGTGGTTCTGTATGAAATGTTGGAAGTTTTCTACGTAATCTATAACTAAATAATTTACTTAATCTTTTTTTAACATCTGAACTTATTGATTGTCTTGTGTATGGATTAGTTAATTCATCTGATGTATCTAAGCATTGTATTAAACTACGAATATCAAACCAATAAACTTTTGAATTTTCTTCAAATGAAAAATAATCAAATGGATTAACTGTTTTAGCTTCATCAAATGTAAACAATTCTTCACTATTGTTACATATTTTGCGATTTAAAACACCAGGTCCGGCTAATTTTAATAAGTAACGAATATGATAACCTCTCCAAACCTTTTGAACTAAAATAATCTTTTTATCAACATTATTTACCGTTGACCAAAGTCTAGGTGATTTCGTCTTGCTATGAATTCCACAGAATAAAAGTCCTGTTAAACAATTATTTTCACATCGAAGATTTGATGACTTATTTTTACATGCTGAACACTTTGTCATCCTTATTAAACATATCGAAAACGGATTTAAATCAAAACTGAGGTATAAAAAGTACAACAAATAAAATGGCTAGCAATATTACTATTCTATCACCTAACAAGATTGACATGAGCAAGATGAACTTTGTAGTAGGTCAAGCAAAAGCAGGACGTAATCCACCTATTAACATGAAGCACGATGGTCAGAATTTTCAAATTCGTTTACCAGCAAAGGTTCAAATTCCTAGTGGAGTATGGGTTCGTGAAGACGCCCAAAATGGAAGCAAATCATATACTTTGAGTGTCCCTTTGAAAGGTTGCGACCCATTCGGTCGTGAGCGAAGTACAGATGGATCTGAGACAGGTGCGATCTTTAACTTTCTTCTAGATCTAGAAGACGCAGTTGTACAGCAAGCATTTGATAACAGTACCAAGTGGTTCGGTAAGAAGCGTTCAATGGAAGGAATTCGAGAAAGTTTCGCAAAGATTGTATCAACATCTTCTGACTTAGTTAACGGAGAGCGTGTGCCAAATGGCAAGTATCCTCCAAGCTTTCGAGTGAAGATTCCAGTCTACGATGGCAGTGTAAAGTCTGACATTGCGGATGGAAATGGTAACCCAATATATGCTACTCCGGATTCAATTGTAAGCGTGTTTCCTAAGGGAATTAGCGCCAGTCTGGTAATGAGCGGTAGCATCTATACAATTTCTGGAGGTAGCTTCGGAGTGACATGGAAGCTTACATTTGCTCGTGTATATCCTCAAAGCAAGCTAACAGCTAAGGATGTATTTAAGGATGAAGTTCCAGATGAGGAAGATCAAGATGAAGATGCTCCTACTGAGGAAGATACTTTAGTTCAACCAGAACCTAAGGTTGTTCAACCTGTTCAGATTGAAGAGCCGGTTCAACAGGAGAAGACAACTTCTCGTCGTAAGAAGGCGGTTGGAGCTTCAGCTTAGACCAAACAGATGAATCAACAGGTGGAACATATAAAACATAATTTGAATTAATAAACAAAATAGAATTGGTAGAATTTAAATAAGTTTTTTTTACGGTTGAACAATTATTCATCCCTGAAATAGACTGTTTACCACAACGTTCACAACTATAAATTTCAGGAAGTGATTCTATAAAATCAGGTGTTACAAGTCTATTATTTGACGAAAGTGTTTTATCGATTACACTTGTAAAATCATCTTCTAAACAATCTTGATATGCTTCAGATGACAATAATGTCCATAATGTTTTATCAGTAGATATCCAGTTTTCTTGAAACATTGTGGAAAATTCATTATCTAAAAACCAAAGTGGTTCAAATTTTTCTTCATTATTTTTTTCATGTTCGGAAAGTCCAACACGTTTCAAATCAGTATCGTATAACCAATAAACAGAAAGATCTTCATTTTCATAATTAGGATCGACAAGTCCTCTATAAACTATTCGACCATTGTAATCCCATTCATCTGCGTCTATATCCTGATCGTGGTTGGCAATCTCAGGAGATAAATTTCTATAAATCAATGTAGGTCTCAACTTAGAGAACATTTGTTATTACTAAAGTTAATCAAATGAAATAGTTACACGCGTACCATGATGTTTTATAGAGTTTGTAGCTGAATTTGAAAGCTCGTGGCGTTTTTTCGTTTTTTCTTCACTATTTTTTGATTCTTGTAATCGATTCTCCATATCTTTATGAACCTCTTGCTGATGTTCTTCTAAATATTTTAAAACTTCATCTGTAATTGCCCATTCAAAAAAATTCAATTGTCCAACAGTAGTTTCCATTTCGTGAAACTTGATACGCTTCCAACGACAAAATGGATCGAACATCTTTTTACTGTATGCTTTTAGATGGGACTTATATGAGAGATAAACAATAATGTGTTTTTGATTTTTATTTATATATGTTACATTATACTTTTTTGAGTAATTCGTAACAAACCAATCAATTAATCGAAGAGATATCTTTGATTTACCGTCTAAAATATCTTTTACACGATTAAAGTTTTCAGGAATTGAATAAAATTTTTCAAGTCTAAACAGAACCCATTGTTCTTGTGATTGAATTTCCATCGTATTAATTGTCTTCATATTTACTATTAAAATGGATTTGGGTTTATATACTATAACAGGTATTAATATAATGGATGACCCAGTTGGTGAACTAATTGAAAAATATGGAAAAGGTCAACAGAGAACAACCGAATGGTTTACAGCTCGCGGAGAAATGTTAACTGCTTCTGAAATTGTTAAAGCATGTGTAGATGCGACACCAGCTATGAAACATGAAATTGTAATGTCCAAATTATCAACACGATCGTCGGAAGGATCAGGTGCCAGATCTCTTATCTGGGGAACAAGATTTGAACAAATAGCAAAAGATATTTATTGCTCTAAGAACCCCGGAATTCAAATTGTTGACACTACATGTGTCCCTCATCCAGAATACTCATTTCTCGGAGCATCACCTGATGGTATTTTGCGTTGTTTTGATACAACTCATCCACTACACAATCGTTTAATTGAAATCAAATGTCCAATTACTCGTGTAGTTGATGGTACTATTTCAAATCAGTATATGTGTCAAATGCAGTTACAAATGGAATGTACTCGTATATCAAAGTGTGAATTTGTTGAGATGAAATTTAAGGAATTAACCTATACTGAATGGGTGGATTCCAAAGCCCAGTATAAATCGTTCTTTGCGGTTACTGATTCAGGTGATGTTATTTACAAGCATTTTAATGATGCTCGAGATGTACCAACTTGGAGAGCAGATATATTTACAAACATGGAAGATGATCATCGAATATTTTATTGGGAAATTGTTACAATTGATCAGCAAACAGTGAATCACGATCCAAATTGGTTACTTAAAAATATTGATAGTTTTAAATCAATTTGGGATTTAGTTATTCATCATCGATCTTCTGGGACGTTTCCTCAAAATCCGAAGGAGGCGTCAATATTGATCCTGTAGGATAATATCGATTCATCCATTCTAAATCTGTACGATCAGGGTTTTCGGCATAGAATCCACCTGAACCGTCGTGAATTTTAAGAACAGTGCTAAAGTATTCTTCATACATACGACCAACTCGTTCAAGACTAAAATTATTGACTGCCCAATCACGACAATCTTTACGTGAAATGCGATCAATATTTTTACATGCCCACATAAATTGTTCCATCGTGCGGCAACGGTAACCCGTTACTCCATGTAGGTTATTCTCTGCGAAACCACCCCAATCAGTTGTAATAGTAGGAGTTCCAGAAAATAGTGCCTCAATTGTTACACCTCCAAATGGTTCATTATAATATGTAGGTGCTATCAAAGCTTTTGCGTTTTTCATTAATTCCTTTCGTTGATGAGGCTCAACATAACCAATTTCTGTAACATGATCTGGAATAGTTCCTCCACAAAGAGAAAGTAGATCTCCTTGTCCGGCAATATACAATTTTGCTCCAATTCTTTTTGTCATATCAATAGCTAATCCAACACCTTTTGAATGAATAATACGTCCAACAAATAAAAAGTAATCTTTCGGTTTATCACAAAATTCGAAATCATTCACATCAAAATAATTCGGAATTACTGCGTCATAGAAATGTGGTGACTTATCATATTTTCCATATACAAAATTCATAATAGCATAAGACTCATATACAGCATAAGGTGTACATACTTGATTTGGACAACCAATACCAGGTTCTATAGGAATAAGTTCTCTATGTGCTTCAAAGATAGGTTGATGACCATATCCCCAAAAACATAGAGCAAAATCATTTTTTTGAACACGCTTACCTACTTCTACAATAGCACGTTGATTAAATGTTTGATGAGCGTGATCTGCTGTGTTATGTTGAAAAAAGTTCTTTTTCCAGTTATACGAACCGTATGCCTTTTCAAGTACTTCGTTATCAGTTACAGCAATATGTTCAGTACAAATTACTTCAGAATCAGCATGACCATAGTGATAAATTGTATGACCGCGTTCTGTCATCATTTTACAAAATTTTAAAACTTTTTGTGTAAAAGCACATGCCGAATAATCGGAACGAGTAATTGTATGGGGTATAGCAAAAACATGAAATCTCATTTTTATTTAAACAGTCTCATTTAGCTTTAAATAAATGTACTCATATGATTTCCATAAGTCAATTGAAAGTGAAGAACAGCCACAGGCCGCAAAACTGGCAGAATTTATTCATATTAACTATAATCCTTCTGTATTTTTAGATTTTGGAGCTTCTTCTGGTCTATATGTTCGTGAAATCAAATATCGTATGCCTACAATTGAATCTGTAGGATATGAATTTTCAGAAGATGCTGTGAAAAATGCTTTATGTTCGGATATCATTCTTGCTGATTTAACCAATCCACTTGATAGAGTAAAAAAAGATAATACAGTTGGAATTTGTTTAGAAGTTCTTGAACATATTTCAGAAAATGATTGGAAACCAGTATTACAAAACATTTCAAATCTTTGTGATGTAATTTTCTTCTCAGCAGCTGTTCCTGGACAAGGTGGAACGGGTCATATCAACTGTCGTTGGAAAATTGATTGGATCCGTCGTTTTAATAAATTAGGATGGGTTGTTGATCTTGATATGACTCGTAATGTAATTCGAGAAATGCAAACAACTAGACATATGGGATGGTTTGTTAATAATATAATTGTATTTGTTAAGTCATGAATGAATTATACATATTTACCCGAAAGGGCGTTTCAACACCTGGAACAGGATCCATTTTAGACGGTGTCATGACGAAGTGATTCGTCTTTTGAGCATAGGACGACTGTCGTGTTTCAGATGTAGCTTTTACATTGCCCTGTTCTAAGAATTCAGGTACAAATGTCTCTTTAGTATACATCAACACATATCCCACTAATCCAATAACAACTAAAAGTGCTACAAATGTCCAGTTATCCTTCATTTACTTTAGTATGTGGAAAATGGATTGAACGCTTTTCATATTGACTTGATAACAAATATGGAGCCTGTTAAATTTAAAAGTTCAGAAGATAGAGCCCTCGATAATCTAAAATCATTACTTATTGCCAGAGGGTTCAAGGGTGATGGGTTTGAAACAGTTAGTAACCCACTTGATGAAACTACAATGTATACATTTGATGGAATGTTTATTATATTCAGTAATAAGTCACGTGTAAGCGAGAAGGATATGAATAACTTTCTAGCATATGCTTCGGATAACGATCATAAAAGTGGAATGATTGTTGTTACTATTTCAAAATCTTCAGAAGCTGTTCTTTCATTTATTCGTGACTATATTTCAAAATCTGATAATATGCTTATACAATTATTTGAAATTCGTAAACTACAAATTGATATTCATCGTCATCGTGATGTACCTAAACATCGAATTCTTCCACAAGAAGAACGTGTTGCTATGATGAAAAAATTTAACATTAAAAATCTCACTGAGTGCCCTTGGATTGATTCGCAAGATGCCATGGCAAAATGGATCGGAGCACGTCCAGGAGATATTGTTGAAATTTCTGGATTAGATGAAGCTTCTGCATTAAATACTCGTTATCGATATTGTCTGGCAAATGTTTATGACCATTAAATATAATGGATAGTCAGTTCACGACTTTAACACGTAGCTATCATGATAATTATTTACAATACGCATTAACTGGTAATAATAGTTATCAGATAGCTTATGAGGCAGCAAAGACTGGTCTCGATAATATAATTTCATCATTAGAATCTGAAGTGGCCGATCAAGAATCTGTCATTTCAAATTTTTACAAGTCTGATGTGGAAGGAAAAATGCGAGATCTAAAATCAGGTATAGTTGATATAAAGCGAACTGGTGTTTCGATACAAGACCAACATACAGCTGCCCAAATGCGTCAAGTTCCCCAATCAGTAGATTTAACATCTGCTAATTATACACCATACTATGTTACTGCTGGTGTTCTAATAGTATTCAGCATTGTATTAAATATGCTCTGAGATGGAGTTCTAAAAATTAAATAAATAACAAGAAGAATTAAAGAAATAAGACCAAACAAATATAGATTATACATCCATTGTACGTTTGAAAGTGTTTCTTCAGTCGTATTATGAATAATTTTTAATGTTTGTAACTTATCTTTGCTTTCCATAATTTCATTATAATCCGTTTGATATTGAATTAAATCTTTTGTTAAGTCAGCCACACTTTTACTACTAACTTTCTCTGTTCCTTCATTAATGGATGACATAAAGTCTTTAACAGTCGATGACATTTCGGTATTAATTGAAAGAACCTTTTGAACTAACGGTTCTCTTTTTGTAACATCTGACTCATTAATCGCTGCTATTAAAGCAGATGAGTATTCTTTTTTCAATGACGCATACTGTTTCTCGAAAACAGATAACTTTGTATTCCGAGAATCTTGAAATTTCTTGATATCCATTACATTTTATTACATATAAATAAATGCCGACTTCTAAAGTATCATTTAATCTGGAAAATGGTGTTCAAAAAGGACCTGGCACCGACGCTTCGTTTATTACTACCATGCGTCGTCAACAAACTGCTCTTGCAGGAGCTACTTTGTCAAGTGATCCAAAACCTCAACTTGTAGATACTCCAAAATCACGTGGAGCTGATGTAAATCCAATTAACATATTCATGAGTAAAAGTGTTAGGTTAAGTTTTTTGAAGACATATTAGATAAGAATGGCCACTTATGATTCTATCACGCAACAAATTAACACAATTGTGAAAACACCGGAACCAGCAGGTACTATGTTTTCAAAGATCGGTCCCCTCGATCAACAGCGTGATCTCACGGTTAAAAATATAACACATGAGTTTGATAATCAAACAACGTCTTTAACTGTAAATAAGCAGATAAAAGATGTGGTTGGTTTTTTTAATAAAGCATTTGGCATCAATAAGAGTGCTATAGCACAAAATAAAACTCAGATAACACAGCTACAAAGCAGTATTACCGATTCACAATCCGTAATTGATCAGTTAGGACTAACAGGTCCAGTTGTTCAACAGTTATTAATACTTGTTGCCTCAGTTGCTGTTATTTATTATTTTGGTTCATTTCTTGGTTCTTTAGTTCATTTTGCCGCTCTTATTGTTTTAATTGGTGGTATGTACTATATAATTTCCGGAACACCTAATAATGGGCAATCAGGCTTCGTCACCTCAATCTTCTCAGCCATCGGATCCTTCTTCTCCTCCCTTACCTCCAGTTTGTGATATGGCGTGTCAAAGACAGAAACAACTTGATGGTCTAAAAATAGCTCTTGATACGGCTACTGCCACAAAAGATTCTGATCCGGAAGGATATGAAACGGCGCGTGTAGCTTACTATACGTTACTTGAAGGAAACACTTGGCTTGCGAATGAAAAAGATACAATCGCAAAACAAGAAATAGAACCTGTTCTAACAGATTATTCAAATCGTTATAATGATCTAAAAGATAGAAAGGAACAACATGACATTTTTGTAAATTTAGCAGCTACATTAGAAAATCAAGAAAAAACAGGTGAAGCAGAGTTATCATTTTTAAATAAAAAAATAACAACCGAAAAGGTTGATACAGATATACTTAATCGTTTAACACAATTAAAAGGTTCACCTATTCCTCAATTTGATTGGATTCTATATTTGCTTTATGGAATTATTGGTATTTTTGGAATTTATGTTTTTTATTTATTGGTTACAAAAGCTATTAAATATCTACAACCGATAAAAGCAAAAATTGAAACACCGCTAAATGTTCCTATCTAAGATACACTGCTCATCCACGCAGTATATGATGTTTCTCTTTTATCAGAAACCCTTTGGTATTTTTTCATATGAATGTCATCACATCCATACGTAAATGTACTGTTATACATCAAACCGCCCTCCTATGCCCCTATCCTCGCATATATCGTGATCAGCTAAACTGACCTCCGTTATCTTCACACTTGTTAACATGTGTTGATAATCTTATTCTTTCTTGAATGATCTATCATTGTGCTTTCTAGTCCTGTTGTTTCTATTTTGCGTTATTCATTAGAATTCCCAGGCATCACAATACGCATTTTAGCAATATCGTAATCTGTAGTATCTGTCTTAACTATCTCAAAACATACTCGAACATTTCTATGTTCACAAAGTTCACTTTCGTTTACTCGTATAATTTTCCTTATAGGATTTGTCTTCCTATACTATAGCGCACCTCCTTCGCGTTACAGTGTACTATGCGTTTGAAACATCCGTATTCATACTTCAATTTCGGTTCCATAGTTCCGTTTATTCACTTAATATTAATTAGTTAACAGCTTCATTAATATTTGTAAATCCAAGTAACCTGTTAGTTACTCTACTATCCTAATTATTTGACTTTTTTAAATCCGTTTCGCTAAGACAAAAAATCACTCTAGTCTGAGATTTTCTGTATACAAATGCTACTCCTCTGCATTTATACCGTGTTACACCATTCTGTAACCCCATGTGCACATTACACCCTCATATTGCCCCTCCCCGCAATATATCTGTGATTTTCTTCAAAATCTCCAGTCTCTTTCTCATATTCCTACAGCCGCTAAACTATATTCGTATAAGATTCAATTTCCACTCAGTATACATGTCTGTATACTTATAGTTGATCAAACTCAACAACCATTTACGATTGTCTAATCACCACTTATTGTAAAAGTTTTAAATTCGTTTTGCTAAGCATAATATAATGGAAACAGCCTATCTATTTTTAGCTGTACTTATCTTTTTAATGTACAGTATTACTACATGGTACTCTTCAATTGAAGGATTTGAAGATGGAGGTAGCATAACATATGAAGACCCTGATGAAATATATGATGATACATATGCCGCTATTTACGACTCACTTTGGCATACAAAGGAGAGAAATGAATACGAACAGATTTCTATACAAGATATAACTCTTGCTGATTGGCCTATCGCAACTGTAAAAGTTCTTGATATGTGCTGCGGTACAGCACCTCACGCATGTTGGTTTAAAAATTTGGGTGTAGAATATACCGGTATTGATATTTCAGAAAATATGTTAAAGAAAGCACGAGAAGGATGTCCATCAGCTAAGTTTCAGAAAGGAGATATTACACAAATTCATCTTTTTCCTCAAAAGACAGTAACACATTGTATTCTTACAAATTTTTCAGCATATATGTTTGAAAATCCTAAAATATTATCAGATAATGCTTATGCCTGGTTACAACCTGGTGGATATTTCGTTGTACATTTGGTAGATCCAGATAAGTTTGATCCTATTCTAAATTTGGCAAGTCCATTTGCTGCTTTTTCGTTACAAAAGTATTCATATGAACGTCAAACTGATTCAGTTATTTATTTTGATAAATTTAAGTATCTTGGACGTTTTATTAAGAAAAAGGATGAAGATGATGTAATATTTAATGAAACATTAACTTATTACGATAAAAATCAAAACGATGGTAAAAAGTATCGTGAAAATAAACATCATTGGGTGATGCCTTCAAAAGAAAGAATGATTAATATATTTAAAACAAGTGGATTTCGTCACGTAGAAACTGTAGACTTAGTTCGTTGCGGAAAAGAATATCAATATCTTGTCTATTTTACTAAATAAAATGAATCAACCAGATCTAGAAGCAAAGTTATATGTAGAAGGGACTATTGAATTTGGAAAAGATTCTAATGAAAGGTGGGTTGTCAAAAACACAGAAAATGGAAAGCAATGGCTTCCATTGTATTCTGTTAGTCTTTTTGGATTCAGACATCTAACTGCTAAAATTCTTGAAGAAAATATCAATAAAACAATTACAGTTTATGAAAGACAATCAAACTGTTCTTGGCCTAAAACTTTAGACGATTTTGATGTAAAATATGATTTTACGGCATCTGGAGATGTTGAATTTGTAAAGGATAAACAAGTAGTTCAAAATTGGTTAACAACTAGAAGTCCACCTGTCAATGAAGGTCAATATGTTATTCTTAAAGGAGAATTAACATCAAATGATATAGAAGCCGGTATTCAAGTTGGTACATTACCTGGTGAATTGGTTAGTAGCAATTTGATGAATACAGACGCGTTTATAAAGATGTGAGTATCTTATATATTTACTAAATAATGTCGTGTATAGATTCATTTCGAAGTAATCTTCTCAAATGGTTAGGTTATAAAACAAAAAGTAGACCCACTAAACATCCGATGCAATATGTAATTGCATTAAATAATTACAAACAAAGAAAATAGTGAGTTACTTTTATTAATTTTTCAAAAAAGGTAGAATGTAATGAACGTTATTGATTCGAGATCCGTAGTAGATTTCCAGAAATTTACATTTTCAGGACATCTAAGACAACATGTTTATAAAGTTTTAAATGAGAATATAAAATTAGGTCACGCTGATTATGCTTGTTATTGGGCTCTTGAACTTCTTTGTTCCGGTTTAGTTCATTCAATGTGGCAAACTCTATTTGAATCTGCCGCTCTTCATATTAATCGAGCAGCTCCTAATTCATTTTTATATTTGATCAAGATGTATGAAAAATTTGCTCCTTATGAGGCACAATATTCAACCATACATATGACAGATATACGTAATAATCCAGAAGTTAGAAACATTATTTGTGAAACAGCAGCATCATTAGCACTTTGTCGTAAACATAAATTACCAAGTATGCCTAAAATTAAACCAGAACATGATTTTAATCAATTAACTATTACAGAAAATTTGAAATCACCATCGGCAAATTATGGTCGTGAATTGGTAAAAAATGATGACCCACTTGAAATTTATATTCCATTCAACGAACTTGTTTATTGCCTAAGGGGTGAAACAAGAGATTTAACACGTGCTCTTTATTGGTGCGCATGGATTCTAAAGTACTCAAGTCAGTTTAAGAAACAAAATAAAACACCCCTTATTTGTGCGTCAAGAACGAATCCTTACTCGGATCAAAGTTATTCAAATTTAGTTATTTGGATGCTTTGGGATGCTGTAATTGATGCTTCTAAAAAATCAGTTCAAGCTGGAGTTTTAGCACCCTACATTGATGCTATTTTTAAACTTCATTGTTTGCGTTGGAATCCTTCTCTACAAAAAACTCGTTTATGTTTTTTAATTAGTGCGATCGTTCTCGTTTGCGAAAGTACAACGATCGATATACATTCTCCTGTTCCTCACGATTTAGCAACTGTTCAAAACGTCGTTGTCAATATTCCTCAATGGATACTTGCCATTATTCAGACAAAAAAGACATTTTCCTAATATAAATGGACATCCATCTAATCTTTTATTACATTGGCATCGCCATCGTGTTTGCGTCACATGCTTATATGCTTAGAATTCCAGCCATGCGTTCTCATGCTATTCTAAACTTATTTGCTGGCGCTTGTATTGCGTACTATTTCATGAACAAGGAGGGTTTCATTAAGTTCTAGAACTTTTCTTAAGTTAAGAGTATAAAATGTTCAAGTTTTTACTCAAGCTTTTGTTCGTTGCCCTCGGTATCTATCTCCTAACCCAGGAGATCCCCAAGTTAATGGCGGGTGCTCGTGATTCTACCACAGTGGTCTACACTGTTCTTGGTGCTCTTCTCGTTTTCTACAACGTGGGCACTGTTTTACAGAAGCTAAGGCTTCGTAAGTAATGGAAAACGAAATAAAAATAACTAAACACTAAATGAACAGAAACATGAAAGAAGTATTACATCAAATTTTGCTGAGAACTCCGCATAATTTGTTCGATGAGTTTCTTTCTGAATGTCAAAAATGGTATGAACAACCTGCTCACACGTTTACTGAAATGCGAACGCGTGAGAATAAGAAAATAAGAGGAGATATCTTTGAAGAGTTTTGTGTACTATATCTCAAATTTGTAAAAAAATATGATACTGTATGGCGTCTTGAAGATGTTCCAGCTGAAATTTTAGATCAACTTAATTTGAAACGCCAAGATTTTGGAATCGATATCATATGTCAACACAAAGGTAAGTTTATAGCAGTTCAATGTAAATATAAGAAACATGTATCAATTAAAAAGAATGTTCTTACATGGAAACAACTTTCTACATTTTATGCGCTATGTATGAGATCTGGACCATATGAAAAATATATTGTTATGACAACTTGCGATTATACTCGTCATATGGGTAAGAAAACACCTAAAGATATTTCTCTATGCTTAAAAACATTTCAAAACATTACAAAAGAAGAGTGGACTGCTATGTGTCAATTAGATGGAAATATAATTCAAGAAGAAAAAATTATTCCTAAAAGTCCAGAAGAACTTAGGGCCGCCCGTTTAAAATATTATGATAATAATAATGTTCAGTCGTAAATTTCAAGCTTCGGTTATTTCCGCTCTTCTTTTTTTCGTTGTGAGTTCTCCATTTACCTATAAAATGGTCGACAGTCTAATTGGTGGCATTGTACACTCCATTGCCCCATCAATGACATACTTGTTTAAGATAGCAGAGTCGGGGTGCCCTACAAACTATGGACTAATTGTTCATTCAGTTGTGTTTGGATTGGTAACATACTATCTAATGAGTTCTTCATAAAACGGATTAAGTTTAGATATATAAATTTAAAGTAATAAAATGAAGTTATTAATTTTCGATACAGAAACAACTGGTCTTCCAGTTGATCGTAATAAACAGGCAATAAAGGAACCTAACAATTGGCCTCACATTGTGTCCATTTCTTGGGTTGTGTTAGACGCAGATACTAATAAAATTGAATCAAAAAATTCATTCATTGTTAAACCTATCAATTGGACTATTCCATTAGAGGCAACTAAAGTTCATGGAATTACAAACGAAAAAGCTATGTTAAAAGGATCACCATTGAGTGAAGTAATGGAACAATTTTCAAGAGAGTCGTATGACTATTTAGTTGCTCATAATATACAATTTGATTTCAACGTTCTCATGAATGCTTATCATTGGGATCTTGGAATGAAAGTTAACGATACCCTTTACAAACGAAAATGTACAATGATGTTATCAACTGATTTATGTAAACTTCAAGGACAGTGGGGATACCGTTGGCCAAAATTAAGTGAATTGTATGAATTTGCGTTTCATCGTAAACCAATTTCATCTTCTCTTCATTCTTCGTTATATGATACTGTTATTCTCGCAGAAATTGTTCAACACTGCGATGAATTGCGTCATAAAATGGGCTTACCTGTTAAACCAACATTTGTAAATAATGGAAGTGGAAATAAAACACTATACTTATAAGTTTATAACTGATATTCCTATTCAACGTGTTAATATTTTATGGTGTTCGGATGGTTGGACTTATATACCGGAATTACGTATCAGAAGACGTTTTTTTATTGATAACAAAGTTACGAAGATGGAACAGGAGTCTTGGGAGGGGACCATTCCGATACCTGAGTACTCGGAAGAGGTTGATCTGTATCGGTTTTCGGAGACGAAGTGGCGGGAAGTGTCTTCTTATTCTGACGAGTTATTTTCAGTGAAAACAGCCAACCAAAACATCCACAACTGAAAACACGACCATCTACTTCTTTAACAAACGCAGATTCTAAACTGTCAACCACAGCTTTTGCCTGAGAGTTTGACTCAATTAGATCTTCAATTTTTTGAACAGTTGAATTAGCTTCAATCGCAGCTACAACCGCATTGGATGCTTTTTCGGTAGCATCCGCTACAACATTTTGTGTCTTATCAAGAACCGCATCTGTTACCTCAGATGCTTTCTCTTCAACATTAACTATCACTTCATCCAACTTATCATTTAATTTTTCCTTTAGTTCTTCAATCTTTTGCTCGACAACCTCTGAATCCATTGCGTCTTTGATCAGTCACAAGAAACCTTTTGGTTGAATAAAGCGAGAATGGAAATAACCGATCTTGTATATACAGCTCTTTCTACAGTTTTGGTAATGGCATTTCTTCAAGTGGCTACATTTTTTGTAACGCGAATGTTGTATCCTCCAGAGCCAAAAATTATTTATCGCGATGTACCTGTACAACCAAGAGTTCAATTTGCCCCTCAACCTGAACTTTATCAACCTCCTCCGGTTGCTTTAACACAGCCACCGCCAAGTATACAATTACCCGAATATGAACCTCGCAAATCGGCTTCAGACTCTCTACGATTGGACCCCGAACTTCCGGCTGGTCTTCAAGAAACCCGTCCCGCAGGGACTTAAAACGTTTCAAGTTCCACAAACAAATGGGGTTTCGGGATGGCTAATTTTAACTTATGAAAACAAAGTTCCAACTTGTTTATGGGTAACAAATACAGATTGTAAACGTGTTGCTTGTATTGTAGATGAACGTATTTGTGGCGATACATTTTTTAGAGCTGAAAAAATTAGTCCATTTGAATTCGTAATTTCAGATATTTGGATCTATAATTCAAACTGTGTCTTTGCCGCATCAACCTTTGAACAACGTTATAAATGGTTGAAAACATTTTTACCGATGTTTACATCACATATTCCAGGTACTATAAAGTTTATTCATAAATCAGATATTACAGAAACTAATATTAAAGGTCACGAAGAACATCCATTAGATATGGGAAAAACAGGATATTTTGTTGAACGTGATAATTCAAAAATGGTTCACTTTTTAAAAATGAGCCTACCAGATTGTTATGAAAGTGTTCCTTTTAGTGGTTTCTTAAAGGTTCCTGATATAAAAACATCATTCTTTTTGCGTTCAAAGGGAGATGACTTTGATTGTAAATGTATAAAAGTTGGTGAGTTTTGGAAACTCGTAGAAAACATTCCCATAATAGAGTAAATGCACCGTAAAGGACACAAGACACAACGACGTACAAAACATAAACGTGGTACAAAACGTACTATGAAAGGTGGATTTTATGGTGCGTCAGGAGCTATTGCCCCAGGTGCTATGGGATGGTCAGCTGGTTCAGAAATGGGAGATTATGCCATCAGTCGGCGAGGTGGAAATTCAATGATTGGTGCTAGTCGCAAGAAGAAGGGTACTCGTAAGTCCACTCGTAAGCAGCGTGGTGGTTCAAGATACGGTGCTGTATCGGCTAGCTATCAAGGAACTGGATCACGAGGTATTATGGATGTTGTTGGTGTAAACACTAAGGGAGGCGTTGGATCTCCTGCTTACGGTGACTGGAATAACAAAGGCGCACAACCAGGAAGTGGATATGATAGCTTTGTTCGTGCTCATTAAATTTGATTCTTTAATCTAAATAATGGATACGCTTGTCGCCGGAGTTTTATTTGTACTGATTTCTGTATATCTCGTTCAGAGACAGTTGGGTTCTATGATCGTCTGGGTTGTTTTAACTTATTTAGTTGGTAAACATGGTCTCGATATGAATCATACATTTTCAGTTTTGTTAGGGATTCCTGTTATTTATTTGATATGTATGGTTACGAAGGAGAACTTTGAAAATGAAGAAGAAGAGCCTAAAAAGAATCCCGATCCAGCTCCTCCTAAAACTGATGATCCACATGTAGACATTGGTAGTACAATTCTACATGCTTACCGTAATTTAAGCCCAGAGCAAATTGGTGGTATGCGTCGCGATACAAAAGAACTTCTTTCTTTACAAAAAGAACTAATGGGTTCTTTAGCTGAAATGAAGCCGGCAATTGAGCAAGGAGCTGAACTTCTAAAGACGTTTAGCACTTTCTTTGGTGAGGCTCCTCCTCTTCAATAAAGAATTATGAATTCTCTGCATTCCATCAGCATACACGTAAATATGGTATTTAGAATTATTTGTTGAAATAAAAGGTCCGCCAATAGAACGAACAATATTCGTCCATTCGCGTACAACATTTGCTAATCTTTTAAACTCAAACCATTCTTGCCACAATTGAAAACACTTTTGTAATCCCATCATTGTAAAAAAACTAGGAGGCTTTCCACTGTATAAAGAAAAACAGATTGATAACAATGGACTTATAATCATCTCAACCCATAGTGAAATTTTTTCAAACAATGTTTCCTTAATAAAAAGCGCTTGAAGACGAATAAACTCTTCTGCGATTTCAAAATAGTTCTGAGGATACAGCACAAAATGAACTGTCTGCTCAGGTCTTAATCTTTTTCTTATTTCAGAAATGTCGGGTATCATTCCTCTATTACTATTCCGATTAGAGGGAATTCTTCTTCTTTTAACGTTTGGGCATCTAAGTATTTCCATGAAATAATATCTTTAAAACCAGTTGCTTCTTCTAAAAATTCAATATCTACTCTACTACCTATTTCAATAGTAGAATTTATGATATCAGTTACACTCAGAAACTTTCCAGGTCTAATTTCAGCACCAATCCAAAGCCATGGAACCTTTTTTCGTTTTATCTGTATATATTGCCTTTGAGTTATAGGACAAAAAATATCTCGAATAATATTTTTGAAAAAAAACAATTTCAAATAAATTTGATAAAGAATCATATTATAATTTTAAAATATACTTGTGCTTGGAAGTGGTAACGCATCCTGATTCTTCAGTGTTGTAACAAGTTTATCGCGATTTTTCAAGTTATCGCCAGTAAGAAATGTTTCACGTATAGAATTTTCCAACATACGATCAAGACCCAAACCTAATGAAATAGATGAAGCGAGAGCAACCATAATGAATGGAGTTACAATTATAGCCCACGAGACAACACCCAATTCAACACTACAGAGAGAATCAAGGATAACGACACCCGCAAGAGCCATGATTAATTTAATACCCGCAGTGGCATAGAGACCCAAAGAGAGGTCGAGCGCAACATGGATTGTACTATAAATTAAATATAGCAACGCAGGAGGGCATAATTCTTCGATGAAAGATATCTTCATGTTATTTACTTTGAAACAATAAAATATGTCGGAATCAGTTGATATGATTTGTACACTTACAGGTTGTAATTATGAAATGGCTACCGAAGCTTTTAACGAAACCGGAGATGTTACGTTAGCGGTTGATAAAATTCTTTTTAAAACAGAGTTGCCTGTTAAAAAGAAGCCTAAGATGGATGAAACTCAAGAAGAAATTAAAAAGATTCGTGAAGTTATGAAAGAACTTGATAAAAAAATGGATGAAAGACCCGATTCAACAATTAATCAATTTTCTACTTCGTTAAGTCGACGCGAACGCGAGGAATCAGTCTTGACACCAACCCACCTCTTAGAAACGGTTCTACAAAATAATTATTCTCAGGAATGTCAGCTTCCCGTTCTGGAAGAAGAGGTTGAAAAACAGGAAACTGTTTGTCAGTAACAGTTTGAATCGATTTGCGATTTGCTGTCGAATGGCCAAACATAACTCGGCTTTGGTCATCAATTCCTTCGATAGTTCCCATACCTAAGAAAGGTGTAGTTGCGAATGGACGCGCAAAAACTTGTTTAGGTCCCTTAGTACGAGCAGTACCAGGTGCTCCCCAAAGTAGATCGGTATGTGTATCAATTCCAGATCCACCTTCCTTGGTATTTCCAAAGTTTCCACGAGGGACCATTCCGCGAAAGTCGGAAATAGGTGGCGCAGAAGCAGAAGGAAAAAATGGAAACATTGAGCTTGTATCAGGATTTAGATGACGAGGTTCCTCACCTTGTCGAGTATTCGCATAAAATTGAGGTAATCCAGCGTTTGATGCCATCTCTTTACACAAACAGTTATATAAAAAACGAATAACTATTAACAATACTATAATTAATTTAACATGGTATTCTTCCAACCTTGTGATTGGATTGAATCAGACGATAAAGGTAAATATATTGTAGACACATATGGTCGAAATGAAGATGGTGAAATTGGAAGAGTACGTATAATAGGATTTTGTCCGTACTTTTACATTCAACATAAGGAGGGTGATACAATTCCTTCTATAAAGGCAAAACTTGAAAAGGCATATAATGATTCGAGTGATAAAAAGCTTTCTTTTACTGATCTTCGACTGGTAGAAGAATCAAAACTTGATGCTATGAATGGTTTTGCCGGTCTAAATACTATCAAAGTTTGGAAAGTGATCTCACATGCTATGTGGTTATTTAAATGTGCTTCAAGAGCTGCTAAAAACATAGATCGATTAATTTATGAAACCAATTTACCACCTTTGCTACGTTTGTTTCACATTTTAGATATCAGTCCAGCTTCTCCATTTAAATTTGAAGGAGAACGTATTGAACCAGATGAAGATATGAACGTTGATGTATGTTATAGTGTAAATTTTACAGGAATTATTCCAGATTCAAAAATTACAATTCCGTTACTTGTAGCATCATATGATTTAGAAGTCTATTCCGAATCAGGAATGTTTCCTGTCGCATCTAATCCATTGGATGAAATTATTCAAATTGGTGTAAGTTTACGTTGGAGTGACGATTTGTTAAAATCAGAAGATCGTTATGTTCTTGTTATTGGTGATTGTACACCGTCTGAAGATCCAACTGTAAAATACATATCCTGTAAGACTGAAAAAGATCTTCTTCTACGATTTGAACTTTTGATTAAAAGTGAAAATCCAGACATTCTTTGCGGTTACAATACATTTGGTTTTGATGATGGTTATATCGCAGAACGAGCTGAATACAATCGCGTAAATCTTCAATTTGGTAGAATTGTGGCAAAACAATGGGGAAGAGGAAAAGATGATTATGTCAAGACTGAAAAGAAGACATTTGAACTTGCTAGTGGTAAGTTTGCTGTTCGATACATTGAAATGCCTGGTCGTATGACAATTGATTTGCTGTTGAGTATTAGACGTGAACAGAATTTAGATTCATACAAACTTGATAATGTAGCATCAACATTCTTACGTGATAAGGTATCTGATATTGTAATTATTAGTGGTGGAAAGACTCGTCAATATGAAATTCATACAAAAAATACACGAGGACTGTTTGTAGGAAATCTTGTACGATTTGATGTTGTTGGAAATACTATTAATCCATACGCAGATGGAAAGAAATTTAAAGTAGTTGAAGTATTTCCTAAAAAGTTTATTGTGGAATTGGAGGAACATAACTATTCGTGTACATTTGATGATATTAAGAATATGGAATGGTGTTTCGGTAAGGATGATGTAGGTCCTAAAGATATATTTGCTTCTCATCACGGGACACCGGACCAACGTGCTCTAATAGCAAAGTACTGTGTTCAGGATTGTGATCTTGTTCTTACAGTGATGGCTAAATTAGATACGTTAGTGAACGCAAGAGGAATGGCAGATGTATGTCGTGTTCCAATTACATATATATTTCTGCGAGGACAAGGAATTAAGATCTATTCCGCTGTAGTTTATAACGCATCCAAGCGTAATCAAATTATTATGACTCAGGAAGGATTTGAAGGAGATAGTTCATATGAAGGCGCAATTGTTCTGCCTCCTAAAATTGGAATGTATCTTGATCAACCGATATCTGTTTTAGATTTCAATTCTCTTTATCCATCGAATATGATAGCATTTAATCTTTCTCCAGACACATTGGTCTATGTGAAAGAATTTAACATGAATGGTAAAAAGATTAGACAAGAAGGAACTGATGGAGAAGAATTTCGTAATAATGGATATAAAATTGATGAAATCAGTTACGATGTTCACAATGATGATGGTGAATCAATTGGTCGAGTAACCTGCGGGTTTGCACAACCTACTGATGATAAGCGAACGATTGGTCTACTTCCTCTTACATTGGACATTCTATTGAAGAAACGAAAGGAAACACGAAAAATTATGGAAAAGACTGAAGATGAAGCACAAAAAGCGGTATTGAATGGACTTCAATTAGCTTATAAAGTTGTAGCTAATTCAGTATATGGTCAGGCAGGTAGTAAAACTTCTCCAATTCGAAAGATAGAAGTGGCCGCATGTACAACTGCTGCGGGTCGTGAACGTATTCAATTCGCAAAATCTGTAGTTGAAAATGAGTTTAATGCTGAAGTTATATACGGAGATACAGATTCTATATTCATCAAGTTTCCAACTAAAGATTTGGGCGAATCAATTGAACTTGGTAAGAAAGCAGCTCAATCAATTACAAGTCAGTGTCGAGCAGCTCATAAAATTGAATATGAAAAAACATTATTTCCGTTCATTCTATTCTGCCGTAAGCGTTATGTAGGAATGAAATATGAAGATGATATTCACAAATGTAAACGCATGACTATGGGTGTAGCTCTTAAACGACGTGATAATGCTCCAATTGTAAAAGATGTGTTTGGAGGAGCTCTTGATATTCTGATGGAACATAGAGATATTCGAAAAGCACAAGAATTTGTAAAAGAAATGTTGGTTGACATTTTACAAAATAAGATTCCACTTGAGAAATATGTAATTACTAAGCAGTTACGCGATGATTACAAAAATCCTGGACAAATAGCACATCGTGTTCTGGCTGATCGAATGGAAGAGAGAGACGCAGGTAATAAACCTCAAGTAGGTGATCGTTTGGCTTACATTTATATAAAAGATAAACGTGATGCTAAAAAACAAGGTGAACGAATTGAACAAATTGATTACGTAAAAGAGAGAAATCTTGCTCCTGATACGGAATTTTATATCACAAATCAGGTACAAAAACCAGTAGCTCAACTATTTGCGTTGGCAATTGAGCAATTGGATGGTTATAAGCCTAAACACAATTATAAGTTATTGATGAGCGAGTATATGGAAACGATGACAGAAGAAGAAGCGACTTTGAAAATTCTGGATTATAAGGAGAAACAGTTGGATGATATTCTATTCATGGGTGCTCAATACTTAAAGAAACATAAACGTGGACCAATGGATGCTTATATTAGACGATAAAACCCATTTTCAAATACGTACATTAACTATGTAATGGAAGACGAAGAAGATATTCAATCAAACGGTGATCCGACTGTAGATATTTTAATTGATTTAATCAATGGACGTAATCAACTTTTTCAACGAACTTTAAACATGGTACCACATCAAAATCGTACATTGGTTTTGAATAACATGTTGATAAATGAATACGCATATATTAATCTTTTAAATAGACTTCATACTTCATATACACGAGATTCAACAGTGACAGCATATATTAGAGTTGGTGATAACAGAACCGTGCCTAATTTTTCTGATCCAGTTCCAGTAGTTCCTACAAATACGCAAATTACTAATGCTGTTACATATGAAACTACCAATAGTCAATCTAATAACTGTGCAATTTGTCAAGAATCAATCGATGGAGAATTAGTTCGTATTCGACATTGTGGACATATATACCATCGTACATGCTTATCTACTTGGTTTCAGACAAGTGTACGATGTCCGGTTTGTAGACATGACATTCGAGCAATGGGTCCCGTAAATCAAACATCTTCTGACGTAGAATGAATGTCTTTTCAATAGAAAGACCAGTTGGAGGAACATTAAATTTAGGAATCTTATCTGAAATACCATATTGTAAATGATTTAACATTCTTCGAACATCGTATTGGCATTCTTTCAAAACTGTTGGAACGTCAACATTATTAAACATACCTTCCAAATCAGAAGCTCTGGGTGGAAAACATCTTACAATTTCAATAGTTTCAGTGTTGCGTTTGAACAATGTAGGTATCTCATTTCCAGTACAAATAACTGGAACTTTTCGTGTTGTGTCTTTTATCCAATTGATAATCTTACCTTGAGCATGTGGATCTGAGCCATCAATTTCATCCAAAATAACACATGTTTTTCGTGATTTTTCACCTCTCAAAAATGATTCGATAGTTACAGTTGAACGACACGCGTCTTTAATTTTTTCTACATCATCAAAACTACGAATACTTCTACTCGCATTAATCTCCAATGGTTCAAAATCAAACGTTTTAGCAGCACATAAAGCAAGAGTAGTTTTACCTATTCCAGGTGGACCTGTTAAAAATACAGCTTTTGAAAAATTAGAATTCAAATAATTTCTTAGAATATCTTTTGCTTCTGTATGTCCAATTACTTCTCTAAAATTACTGGGTCTATAAACTTCGGAATACATTACTTTACTACGAGTCTAATTGTCTAAAATGAAATTACGCAATATAATTTTTAATTACAAACTCCAGACCAATCTGTACCGCAACTTCTAGCTAAATTACATTTCGCAGCCGCAGTAGTCAATGTGGGTGTAAATGGTAGACAATGAGTCTTGTAGGAAGGTTCGCACATTTTTGTTGTACTATTGAAGCTCCATCGATCTGGACATTGTGACATTTGGTTAGAAACTGTAGGTATTTCGATACGAACACCCAAACCATATTTTGCTATTACTATCAACAGTAGTGTAAACACAACAACCAGTAGTAAAAGTACAACAAAGTTCATTCTTTATTAACTACAAGAGAATGGACATCGCACGACACGTATTTCAAACATTTTTTGATAGTACGACTAATCCGTTAGTTCGTCATCATTTGGATTCGTATCGTGATCTTTTGACCACAAAAATTCCTGTGTTCATTAAGGCGTCTAATCCAATTACGTTAACATTGTCTGATAGTCGATTTATTCACATTTATGTAGGTGGAAAAGATAGCGACGATATCAATTACTTACCACCAGTTGATGAATTTGGCAATGCTGTTCTCCCTCACATGTGTCGTCTTTCCAATAAAACCTATTCACTTGAAATTCGTGTTGGAATGGAAATTGACTTTGTTATTGGAAATCAAACAACTACAAAGAAATTTGAAAATGTACTTCTTGGAAAAATTCCTTTGATGTTGAAAAGTAGCTTATGTTATCTTTCATCGATGACGTCTGAACAGTTATATGACGCAGGGGAATGTAATTTTGAATTAGGTGGATATTTTATCATTGGAGGTGCCGAAAAGGTCCTTTTATCACAGGAGCGTCTTGGTGATAACATGTTCTATGCTAGCAAGCGCATTCAAGTTCCAGATGAAGAACAAAAGCGTAGTTTAACTGAAAAACAAATTCAGGATAAAATTGTCGATTCTACAAAAGCTGAAAAATACGAATATACATCAGGAATTCGATGTATATCTGAAGATGGTACTCGTGGTCCTTATTCTCACTTTTTAGTCATTCCTCCAGCAAATAAGAAATCTGACGATCCAGATGAAATTAAAAAGGTTTCTGATTACGGTGACTTTTCTACAAACAGATTATGCGTAATTACACTTCCTGGATTCAATAAACCAGTTCCTTTGTTAAGTGTATTTTATTCATTAGGAATTACTACACATCAAGACATTTACGATATAACATTATGTGGAACAAATGAAGAAGAAAGATCTTTGTATGATGGTCTTTTTCTCGAACTTATTCTATCGCATGAAAAGTTTACTCGTCAAGAAATGGCTAAAGAACAGGAACAAGATCAGGATCCCGATTTGCTCTTTCTAAAACGTCAAACTCGTACACGTAGCAATGGAGCTGTGTTTGTAAATTTGTATGAATCTCTCTTTCCTCACTGCGAAAAGATAGAAGGAGAATCTACATCATCATTCTATCGACGAAAGGCGTATTTGTTGGGACATATGTTAAAAATCGCAATGAATGTTTCACTAAAAATTGAACAACCAGATAATCGTGATCATTTTAGATTCAAACGTATTGATGCTGGAGGAGATCTATGTTTTCAGGAGTTCAGGAGAATTTTTAAAGAAGTTTCAAAAAACATGACAGTAAAACTTGATAGTCGTATTGAATTCGAAAGACAAACGTACGCTGGAAACAAACTTGTTGATCTTATTCAGCCAGAGAAAATCAGCTACTACTGGCAATCTCGTGAATTTTTATTAGGACTTGAAAAATCATTTAAGGGAAAATGGGCTGGTAAAGATGGCGTTTCACAAGAACTCAGTCGATTCTCTTACATAGGAACCATTGCCCATATGCGTCGTATTAATCTTCAAATGGATAAAGGTACAAAGCTTGTAGAACCTCGTCGTATTAACTCAAGTAGTTGGGGTTTACTATGTCCTACTGATAACCCAGATGGAGGCAATATTGGAATGATCAAATCATTTACATTATTTTGCTCACTATCCACTGCTACTCCTATTTCTGAAATTATGAAACATGTAAAAACATTTAAATCATTTTCAAATTTGTCAGATATTCATCCATCAACTTGGAATGTAAAATGGACAAAATTGTTTATAAATTCTGATCTGGTTGGAGTTATTGAAAATGATACAGAATCATTTCATTCAATGCTTCTAAAAAAGAGAAGAAATGAAGAAATTCATAAACATATTTCTTTATGTTGGAGCAGAATTTCAAATACGTATATAATTTTTACAGATGCTGGAAGGCCATGTCGTCCAATTTATCGTGAAGATATTACACCATCTGATGTTTTGAAGGAAAAAACATGGAACGGATTAACATCTAAGTTAATGGACTATGTTGACGCACAAGAAACTGAAAGTATACGTATTTCGATGGAACCTTTTTCAAAGACTTTACAGTCTGAAATTCATGGAATGGCTATATTTTCTGCTTCTGCCAGTATAGTTCCTAATTCAGATTTCAATCAGGCTCCACGTAATATGTTCAGTTGTCAGCAAGTTAAGCAAGCATGTTCATGGTTTAATACAGCTTTTAATAAACGGTTTGATACGATTTCAACATGGTTAAATTATGCTCAGCGTCCTTTGTCACAAACATGGACAACACCTCATATTGTAGGTTGTATGCCTTATGCTGAAAATCCAATTGTTGCGTTAGCTATTTATTCGGGATACAATCAAGAAGATTCTATTCTTCTTAATGAATCGTCTCTACAGCGAGGAATGTTTCATACAACTTATTACCATTCATATGATGTCACTGAAGAAATGGTTGGACGTTATATGACACCGGATAAAGATGTAAATCCTCTTACATTACCACATGCTCAATTTGCTAACATTCTAACAAATTCAGAATTCAAAGATATTGTAATTCCTAAACGTGATATTTCATATGAGCTATTGGATGCCGATGGTATTATTAAGCAAGGATCACATGTAACAGAGGATACTGTACTTGTTGGAATTGTTGTTCCTGTTATGGGTGCGTCTGGACAAGTTACGGGATATCAAGATAAATCATACACTCCTAAAAAGGGTCAGCACGGAATCGTAGATGCGGTTTATCGTTATACAACACCAGAAGGATTACACGGTGTAAAAATAAGAGTATCTGAACACCGTATTCCAGTTTTAGGTGATAAATTTTCTGCCAGACATGGTCAGAAAGGTACATGTGGTATGAGAGTTATGACCGAAGATATGCCTTATTCTAAAAATGGTCTTGTTCCCGATATGATTGTAAATCCTCATGCGTTTCCCTCTCGTATGACAATTGGTCAATTTATTGAAATGATGTCTACAAAGTTAGGTGTTCAAATGGGTGCTTTATCTGATTCAACTCCTTTTACCAATAAGAATCGTGTAGGTGAAACAAAAGAACTTTTACTTAAAGCAGGGTATCATCCATATGGTCATGAAATACTTTATAATGGTCAAACAGGTTATATGATGGAATCTGAAATTTTTGTTGGACCTACCTATTACATTCGAAGCAAGTTAATGACCGAAGATAAAATTAATTCCAGATCAACAGGACCTAAAAAGTTACTTACTCATCAACCTGTAGAAGGTCGTGCTAATGAAGGTGGATTGCGTATTGGAGAAATGGAACGTGATGTATTAGTTTCTCATGGAATTTCTAAATTTTTGAATGAAAGCTTAATGGAACGCTCTGACAAAGCAGAGTTTCTATTTCAACCTGAGACAGGACAAATGGATGCCGCAGAAGATACCGAAGTTACAACATTAACAGTTCCTTACGCATTAAGGTTAACAATTCAAGAATTACAATCTATGCATATTTCTGTTAAACTCGCTTCGACTTAATCGACAACGGATTCTCGGAATATCAGTATATAGAATGACAACTAATATGGATCATATTTACGTAATCAAGCGCGATGGAAGACGTGTTCCGGTCTCTTTTGATGAAATTCTACAACGCTTACGTAAACTATCAGATGGATTGGATCATGTAAACCCAGATGATGTAGCTCTAAAGGTTTGTAGCCAGTTACAAAATGATATGGCCACTTCTAAGTTAGATGAATTTGCTGCAGAAACAGCTGCTATGATGCAAGCTCGCCGTCATCCTAATTATGGTAAGCTTGCTGCTCGTATTGTAATCGATAATCACCAAAAAAATACTCCTTCTAGTTTGTTAGAATGTGTAGAACTGCTATATCATGAAGATGAAATTATTAGTGAAAAGTATCATGATTTGGTTTGTAAACATAGCAATGTGTTTGAATCAATGATTAATTATAGACGTGATTTCATGTTTGATTATTTTGGATTTAAGACGTTAGAAAGAGGATACCTTCTTAGAAAGAATGGTGTTGTTATTGAACGTCCACAGCATATGTGGATGCGTGTAGCTATTCAATTACATGAAGATAATTATGAACGAGTAAAAGAGACATACGATGCTTTATCGCAAGGATATTTCATTCACGCAACTCCAACACTCTTCAATTCAGGAACAGATCATCCACAACTTTCATCTTGCTTTCTAGCGAATATGGCTGAAGATTCCATTAAAGGAATTTATGAAACGCTTGGCGAATGTGCTCAAATTTCAAAATGGGCTGGTGGTATTGGTCTTTCAATTCACAATGTAAGAGCAAGAGGTTCAAGAATTAATGGAACTAATGGAGAATCAACTGGAATTGTTCCTATGCTCAAAGTTTACAACGATACAGCAAAATACGTTAATCAAGGAGGAAAACGTAATGGATCATTTGCTATCTATCTCGAACCTTGGCATGCAGATATTGAAGACTTTCTACGTCTCAAATTGAATCAGGGAGCAGAAGAAGATCGTGCTCGTGATCTATTCTATGGACTATGGATTCCAGATTTGTTCATGAAGCGTGTAGAGAAGAATGAAAATTGGACATTAATGTGTCCCCGTGAATGTCCTGGTTTGGACGATTGTCACAGTGAAGAGTTTGAAAAGCTATATACATTGTATGAGGCAGCTGGAAAAGGTCGCAAGACAATGCCTGCTCAAAAACTATGGCAAATGGTTTTAGACTCTCAAATTCAGACCGGAACACCATATCTTTGTTACAAGGATGCTGCCAACTCAAAGAGTAATCAACAGAATCTTGGAACCATTAAAAGTTCAAATTTATGTACAGAAATTATGGAGTTCTCATCTCCAGATGAAACAGCAGTTTGTAACCTTGGAAGTTTAGCACTTTCACAATTTGTTGAGGATGGTGAATTTAACTTTGAAAAATTGAGAGAATATACTAAAATTCTAACTCGAAATTTAGATATTGTAATCGATAAGAACTTCTATCCTACTGAGAAATGTCGTACTTCAAATATGAAGAATAGACCTATTGGAATCGGTGTTCAAGGATTAGCAGACGTATTTGCTATGCTAAAATTACCATGGACATCTATAGAGGCAGCTAAACTAAATCGTGAAATCTTTGAAAATATCTATTTCGCATCTTTAACGGCAAGTTGTGATCGAAGTGAAGAGGTTACTGATTCGTGGCGTGTAATTCCAGTTGGTGAACCCATTGGACCATATTCTACATTTGACGGATCTCCTATGTCGAAAGGTAAACTTCAATATCATCTTTGGAATGAACAACCTACTACAAATCTTGATTGGAAGTCATTAGAGAAGCGAGTAATAAAAGGAGTTCGTAATTCATTACTTGTAGCTCCAATGCCTACAGCTTCTACTTCTCAAATTTTAGGTAATAACGAGTGCTTTGAACCATTTACTTCTAATTTGTACACTCGTCGCGTGCTTTCAGGTGACTTTATGATGGTAAACAAGTATCTGGTTGAAGAATTAGTGAAGCTAAATTTATGGACATCTGATATTCGAACTCAAATTATGGCAGAGAATGGTAGTATCGCTAACATCAAAGAGATTCCTGCTCACATACGTGAATTATTTAAGACTGTTTGGGAAATTCCTCAAAAGATTCTTATTCAAATGTCTCGAGATCGAGCCCCATTTATTTGTCAATCTCAATCTCTTAACTTATTCCTTGCCGAACCCACGTATGCTAAGATTACATCAATGCATATGTTTGCTTGGAAGCAAGGTTTGAAGACAGGTTGTTACTATTTGCGTACAAAGGCAGCTTCATCTGCGCAAAAATTCACAGTTGACCCCACTTGTCTTTCCTGTAGCGCCTAAACAATTTCTCTTTAGTTAAGTATAAAAATGGAAGGATTCATCCCTGTTAATGGCTCTGCTGGTAACTCTGCCCCTGTAACATCTCTAATTGGTGGTAAGCGACGCTCCCACAAGAAGCTCCGCGTGGTTAAGAAGAAGACTGTTCGCAAGATGCTCAAGAAGATGGGTCTAAAGATGCGCGGTGGTGCCGCCGGTGAGGTGACTGCCGATAAGGTTGTTACTGATAAGGAGGCCCCTGGTGTAGTTGTCCCTCCTGTAAAAACTGGTGGTGCTTATCACATGGGCGGCAAGCGTCGCCACACTAAGAAGTCTCACCGCCGACGATCTCTTTTTGGCATGAAGTATTAATTTCCTCGCCAATTTGTGTAACCATAGCAAATAACTGTTCATTAAATCCATAATGACATCCATTCGGTTCTTCTAAAACAGGAGTCTTTCTTGATGAAGTATTTTTTGGATGAATTAAACTTACAATAACATCTTGAGGCGATAGTTCTCTACACATTTGCTCACGACCGTGTATAAATGCGTTACCTTCTCCGATATGAATTTTTTCATCGAATCCACCTTCCTCCCAAAATTTACGAGTAAAAACTAAAGTAGCTTCCGAAACACGTTCTGACATTGGTAACGTCATGGGAGGAACATTCATAAAAGATGAAAATTTAGTAATATCGTAACATGGAATTGTTGTACAGAATCCACATTGTGCTACAGGGTCTTTTAGAAGCATAGCAACTCTATGTAATACACTATTATTTGGATACACATCATCGTCATCCAAATTTACCATAACATCGTACATTGCGTTTTCAACAGCTAAATTGCGCTTTTGCGAAATTGTCATTCCCGGAGCACATTTTACATATTTTACGTTTGGAACACCGATAAGAGTATCTTCAATTGGATCATCACCATCATCTATAATAACCCATTCAAGTTTATCTTCGGGATATGATTGAATCATGTAAGAATATTTTGCTAAAGGCATAAAAACACGACGATCTCGAGTAATAGTTAAAATTGAGACATCTGGTAACTTATCTTCTTTAGGAAATACATCCTTCAATGTATATGAAGGCAATGTTGTATCAAGCGATTCATTTAAAATATCGGTCATTCTTCGAATCCATTCTTTATGATTATGTTCATATAGATCACGAATAAAAGCAGAACTCTCTTTCTTTTCAATATTAGATGTTTTAGTATATAAAGTTAAAGCTTCCATAATAGATGAAACTGTTGTATCAACAAGAACACCAATACATTCTGTTTGATTAACCGTTTGTAATGTTTTACCATAATAAACACCAGATTGTAAAGAACCTACAATATCAGTTACAAATGGATGAATAGGAGATAAAAGTAGATTACAACCTACTGTCATTGCCTCTACAACCGCATGGCCGAATCCTTCAGCGGCCGAAGTACAAATACATAATCCACATTCTTTTAGGAGATCATCATATTCGTCTTGCTTTAAAACTTCACCTTTTACAACAACTTTATCTGATATTTCTGTAGGAACAGTTATTTGAATATGTGAAGGCGAATAGACTACGTGAAGAACTGGTAAATCTGAATAAGTTTTAAGATCAGAATTTTTTAGTCTTAAATAAGCTTGAAAGATAGGTTTAGGATTACGGAATATATTTTTTCCAATTGGAACAATAGCTTTGGAATAATCTTTCTTTATTGTATCTGGATTCCAACCCTTATCAATTGAACTCCAACTAATATATTTTACTTTTGCTTTATAATTCGATGCTTCATTAAAACATCGTCTTGCTTCAGTTGTTTTTACCCAAATTTCATCAACCATTGTAATGTACGGAATCCATGATTTATAAGTCCATTCCTGATTTGGTATCCAAATATTTTTACGAGCATAAGAAAATAGTGACGGATTTATTACTTCAAGAAATATATTTACATCTGCTTCTGAGCATTGAGGAAAAACATATGGAACTCTAAAAATTTGAACATTATCTCCATACACAGCAGTAAGGATACCTCTCAAAATATTAGAATCTTGACTCAAACCTGTATTTGCTTGAAAGTTTGATATAATATTAACTTTCATTTAGTGTTTTGACTAACTTTTCGCAGTAAACGCTTTGTTGTTCGATTTTTAGGATATTTACGCAATGTTCTTGCCCGAACATTTAAATATTTTAGGTAACGATTCCAATCTTTAGGTACGCACTGATCTGTAAACACACAGGGTCTGTCGCGAAACCACTTTGCCTCTACTTCTCCACACCATTTCCAAAATTGAAGAGGATCTGTAATTTCAGTAACATTTTCAAGTTCAGTTGTTTCAATTAGATTCTTACAAAGTTTCTTTTGTTCTACACTTTCGTAACCATAAAATTCGCTTAATAAATCTTTTTTATATTTTGAATCAACGGGACTATATTTTTTTCCATCCCAACCAACTTTTTCTATAGGTCGAAATGAATCCCAGGTGGGCTCAAGTAAATATAGCTGATTTTGATATTTTCCATAAATTTGATCGTGAAAACTACGGAGATCCATTATTGAATCTAAAAAAATGATTTCAATTCTCCTGTACGCGTACCATAAACTTGAGTATTAACAGGACCGGCAATAGGAGGGGCAAAATCTTCAATATCTTTGCGATAGAATTGATAGAATTCCAATTCAGAATAAATTTTTGCGCTAGCATATCCAATAACGCGACGATTTAGATCTTCTAACTCTTGGGCAACACGAGAATCATTGTTCTCTCCGAACATCAAATAATAACTGCGCATAATAATTTGTAAATCATCATCACTTTGACGATCAATACGATACTGTTTATTGCTCATCAACCAAACATGTTCGGCAATCTTATCCTGAAGAACATCAATATTTTCCTTGCTGAAGAAAACAGTGTTTAATGGAGTACTTTTATGTAAGTGACCAATAAGATCCATACGGGGCTCATGACCAAGGATAGGTTGACCTTCCTTGTAAGGTTTATAAGTCATGGCCAGTGTGGGTTGAGAGTCGTTAAAATTTGGAATTCTACCACCATGGGCAGGAGGAGGAAATTGATTTGACGTAGATGTCATGTTATAATGATTTTCCACACGAGGATCTTGGATCTTTTCCAAAACGCTTTGATCCATTTATCATTATAGGTGAATAAAAACGAATTTCGTATTAAACTTAATATAAGTAGCATAATGCCATCATGTGTTGTCGTCCTTGTTGGAGGAGCCAACGCAGAGTTAAAGTCTAACTTTTATGAGCTATTCACAAACCGTTCAGCTAATGGTAAAATAAATATTCAAACAACAGTCAATACAATTCCACCTATTGTTTTAATCGATACTCCAGCTCTTTTACAGAATCGTGATATGTCTGAGTATTCATGGGAAGGTGTCTTCAGTATTGCTGATATAATAGTAAATTTTGGTGATTGGTCTCCAAATGAGATTTATGGTGTACGTCCGTCTTTCTCAAATTCTCCATTATTTCTTACATGGTCAGGTGATCATCATGAAACAATGAAACGAATTATAGACATTGTACAAAGAGGATGATACACATTCTATCTTTATTCATCGGAATGCTCGTTGGATTTTTAATTGTATCTGTATTTCATCCACCCATTCGTGACGATAAGGATCTACCTACTCCAGGTGACAAATCGCGTTATTACACTGGAACAGGATGTGTAAAATTCCTATCGAAAGAAGTGCCATGTTCAAAAAATACAACATCTCTTAATTTCATCGCGTCTCAAAACAAATGATTCAGGTGGTAAAAATCCTTCATAATGAACGGAGTATGGTATTTATTTCGTTTCTAATTGGAATGGGGTTAGTCATTATGATGTTTCATAAACCATTTCTGAAGAGAAAGACCTTAGCGTTACCTATTTTTGATGTCGTTAAAAAAACTGTGTCTATAGATGAAAAATGTTATCAGTATAGTGCGGAAGATGCTACTTGCGATTTACCCTCTTTTAAATAAATGCAAGATAGTGGAGCTACCGATTTAAGTGCTCTTTTGGGAAGTGGTCCAGTTCAAAATCCGAGTCTTCCTCAGTCAACTACATTTGCGCCGATGGTAACGGGCGGTGGCGATCCATTTATTGCTCCTATCAATACGAGTAGTCAACAACCACTAAAACCTTCATATAATCACGATGCTACTTTCAATTCAGTTCGTTATGCGGTTAAAGGTTTGATGCTTTATTTTGGAGTTTTCTTGGCAGCTGCGATTATTTCATTGTCAACCCCTCGTAGTCTAATTCTTCAGTACATTCCAAACACATATACTACAGGAGGCACAGTTTCCTACACTGGCGCGGCTGTATTAGGCGGAGTAGCAGTAGCTATAGCATATATAGTTGGAACTTTAGGTAGCAGCATAATTTGAATTCTGAACTATTTATTAGAATGAAGACGGTTTTTAGACAAGTTGGATATAATACAGTATCAACCATGGATGACCCATGGAAACATTATCGTCAGAACTCTAGAGGTTGGATGCTCGATCCTCCAGCTAAAGTTCACGTTTCTATAATGTTTGGAGCTGGATTCATGCTTACACCTACTTTTGTACACGAAAACCAAATTACACATGTAATTAATTGCGCACAAGATTCAGATAGTCCACAATGGTTTCGTCATCATAATCCTGGAAAATACGCTTGTATTGACGCTCATGATAACAACAAAGTAAATATACTTGACTGGTATCCCGCTTTTTCGAATGTAATGAATAACTTTTTAAGAGAACCTGAATCAAAAGTTATTTTTGTTCACTGTCAATGTGGTATTAATCGCAGTGGGTTTTTGACACTTTTATACTGTGTGAAAAAATTTGGATATGATTTTGAATCTACAGTTCGATCTATCTTGGAACAAAGACCCTGTGCGCTTACAAATTCTGTTTTTCGAGAACAACTTATAAACTATATTAAAAGTAATGGGAGATCTTGGTAACAATTCCATATGGTCTGATCTTGAAAATGCGAGTGTTGATATGATGGGACCTGATTACAGCTATTCTGATTCTATTCCAGGCCCTAGTTCGTTAGGAGTTGGTTCTAATGGAACATTCGGTCAAGTTAGTACCAATTTAGGAGCCGTTTCAACCTACATACAGGGCATGATTACCGGAGACCCTCCACTTGGTAATCGTTTTTTCATTAATACCGGTGGTACTTGTACAGCAATAGATGGTTCTATACAGTCACGTTATAACTACATTAACAACATTCCAGGTGGCGGAAGTCCACCAGCAGGAATTCAAGATTTATCATTTTTATCTAATGATTTGCGTGGTTTAATTCCAGGAATTATAGAAGATGTTGAAGGACTTGATCCTTACTATTTATTCACAGCTATGGTAGCTGACGGGTCTCCACCTTGTGATTGTTATACATGTGAGGTAACAAGTGGAGGTGATTCGTATTTTTTAACGACTAACTTATCACCTGATTTTGATCCAACTCTTTGTACGAAGACTGATATTTCCAAATGTAAACCAGCACCTAAAGAATCGTTCACAAATAGATTCGATACTACAATGATTCCAACAATTCTTGCGGCTGGAATTCTTTTATTTTTCGTAATGAAGTAGTATTTTAAGAATAACGTTTAAGTGAGAACAATAATGGAAAACGTGTTCCGTGTAAAAAAGGTAGTTGATTCACCGAGTCAATTAAAAACTCAAGGTACGCTTGATCATATCCATTCCACAATGATATCATCCATAAAGGATACAAAGTTAAATACAGTTGAAATTGAAGAACAATGTACAAAATTAGAAGAAGACGTTGAAGATTTGTCTGTAACAAGTTCAATTGATGAAATTATAAAGGCTTCTAAAGCAGAGCGTGAATTAAAAGAATTGAGAACTAAGTTATATAGTAAGAATCCTATCGAAGATTACTATGTAAAAAATGCTGATATAATGTTACACTATTATGGAAATACAGACAAACCTAAACAGGTTGCGTCTTCCTGTGTTGATGAAAATACGTTTGTTAAATATTTGGTTACAAACATGGCAAGTGATAATGGCAGTCAAAGCAAGAAACAACTCTTTGAAGAGTATGCGACTCGTATGAAATTAAAGGGAGTTGATATTTCAGAAATGAAACCAGTTGTAACTGAACATTGTGAATCGTGTAATATTGCCCGTGAAGAGTTGTTATCTGAAGGTGTACTTGTTTGTCCTAAATGTGGTTCTGAAGAATACATTATGGTAGTTTCAGATTTTCCTTCATTTCGTGATCCTCCTAAAGAACGTAACAATTATGCTTATAAGAAGATCAATCATTTGAATGAAATTTTAAACCAATTTCAGGCAAAAGAATCTACAATTATTCCTGATGAAGTTATACATGAAGTTATTAGTGAAATTAAGAAACGACGAATTCAAAATATTGGTCAAATGACTGAAAAAGAAATACGTGATATTTTGAAGAAATTGAATAAGTCTAAATATTATGAACATGCCGCTCACATTCTTTCTCGACTTAACGGAAACCCTCCACCAACAATTACGCCAGAAATTGAAGAAAAGATTAGAACTATGTTTCAAGAGATTCAGGCACCCTTTTTGCTATACTGTCCTGATGACCGTACCAATTTTCTTTCTTACTCGTACATTTTGTTCAAGTTTTTCGAGCTGTTGGAACTTGATGAATATAAGGCATATTTTCCGCTACTAAAATCACGAGATCGTTTGATAGCACATGATTTTATATGGAAAAAAATTTGTGAATATTTGCGTTGGGAATTTGTACAATCTGTTTAGATGAGAATAAACTAAGATAATCAATGGATGCGTTTTATACAAAAATTAATGGAATGTCTATTGAACAACGACATTCTGTTTTGACAAACTTTATTAATCAGCTTCGTCAACAACAACAGCATCCAATAGCAGATTCATTGTATGACATTTTAGCATGTTATCCAAAGTATCCTTTTAGCGAAGATGAAAAAAAATTTCGTCTTTATTTGGCGTGGTGTAAATTTTTCGAATTTCATAAACATCCTCTTGTAAAGCAAATTATCAGTCTACAAATTTAGTACATAATTAGAGGCACCATCACAGGTATACGATTGAATCTGTAATACTTGTTTATTTGTTCTTCTGTAATTTCACCAATTTCAAATCCATAATATTTACATATATTATTCCGACCATCTCCAAATCCAAATGGAGCTTGACATCTACAATTCCATCCTGTACAGGTTGGAATAAGTTCATCTGTTGGTATATATCTGAACTCATCTTTGAGTGTGTAGTTCAGATCAAATACTTGAAAGAATTGGCGTATTGTAAGTATACCTAATTGGTAAAGTCTTTTCATTTGTCCGTACGATAAATATTTATCACATTGTTCACACAAACCTTTATCAAAATCTTCCATATCATATAACTTTCCACATTCATCACATTGATTAGTTTTACATACTCCTGGTTCCGTATCTCGATTTTCTGGGTCGCAGTATTTGCACTCAGAAAATCCACAAAAGTTTCCATGAGAAATTTTCATTTTTTACTATCAATTAAAAATGATTTTTAAAATTCCGTTTTTATAATTTACTTAAACACGCACTAGTATATTTCAGGGCCATAAAACAGGCTTTATGATAGTCTTTATCAATAATTTCTTCATCAATGTCTTCCCAATATGTTGCTTTAATTGAAGACCAATCATAATACTTTCTCATATCAAATCCATGCTTATCATATACATCAATTAACCACCCTCTGTATTTATAACGTGATACTTCATCTTCAAAGTGATCATCATCAGGAAATTCTAATTTAAATAATGAATCAATATCAGGTTTAGCACCTGCCTCTGTAAACAATCTTATAATTGTTGGAATGTAATCCTTTATATTATTTGTGTATCTACCTGCGTAGAGAACTACAGAAACAAAGATATCAAGTCCTTCTTGAGGATCTCCTGATTTTAAAAGTTCTTCTACGATTTTAACTTCAATTCCACCACCCATTTCATGCTGTTCCGCATATTTTGGATATTTTTTATAATAGTTTTGACTACTAAGATATAGATCTAATGCTGTTCTGAAGCTTTCCCACGTATAGAATGGATAGTCTGTCATTTTTTTGAAGTTAAAAAATAGAATCTTTACGATTCCGTTTTTATACTTTTAATCCCATTCTAAAATACATGTGTACGAATCGTTTAATAACATAATCGTAAAATCGGAATCTGGAAACAGAGCCTTAATTCGTTCGGCCGTATAATCACGATACTCTTTATGTTTACCATAACTGTGTAGTTTTACCATATATCTAAAACTACCATCTTTTGCTGCCATTTTAACAGGTTCATAGACATAATTCTGTATCCAGTGGTTAATATCATTCAAATCTTGTTCTCTCATCGCTTTAGCATATGCTTCATGCCTACGGAGCTGCTCTATTCTTCTTATCTCAGCTTCAATTACACCTGATTTTTTTAATTGTTCACGTGTGATAGGTTCCATCTTGTTTTCAAAGTTAAAAATAGAATTATTGTTAATCCGTTTTTAAAAGTCTTCTTCTTCTTCTTCAGTTTTAGGTTTATAAATATCTTCAACAGCCCTTTGAATCTCCTCTTCAAGATCTTTTGTAATATTACCTATAACCATAACTGTCATAGGTTTATCATTTCCTGACTTATCTACATAGGATAACCAAGTACGACCTCTCCATGATACAATGTCATCTTTTTCATAGTAATTTGGAGGTAGAAATTCTTTATACGCTTTAATAAATTCTTTAACAACATTTTGTCTTGAAACCATTTCTTCACCACTGTAGGGATCCGAATATTCAAATACAGAAATTTCATACATATCATCCATTTTTATAATTAAAAAAATAGAATCTTTACGATTCCGTTTTTGTTAATTTACTTCCAGCTTATACGACTCTTAGGTTTACCAAGGCTAAAATATTCGTCAATTGAATACATAGTAATATCACAGTCTGGAAACTTATTACGTATTCTTTCTACAACATAATCATATTCTTCTTCTCTATAAACGAATTCGTGATTAATATGCCATAGAAATTCTGTCTTACCTTGTTTTGCAGCATTCTGAAGAGGAATATATACATTTTCTTCTATCCATCTATCAATACTACGAAATTTTTCACGTCTCTTTAATTCAGATTCAATCTCAAATAACTTTTGTAATTCCCTACGTGTTACATTAGAATTAACTTCTTTAAGTTTTTGATTAACTAACTCGTGTATTAATACCTTCTTTGGTGGCGGAGGAGTATTCTTCACTTTTTCGAGTTCTGCGATACGAGCGTGTAGGGTTGCGATTTCATGATCAATAGTTGCCATTCTATTTTACAATTAAAAAATAGAACTATTACAGTTCCGTTTTTGTTAATTATAATCCAAGAATATGATCGCTAATAACTTTAATAAATCCGTCACCATATTTCATTGCCTTAAAATCTCCAATTCCATTTATCTTTTTAAGATCTTCAATTGTTAGTGGCTTATATTTAGCCATTTCTTCTAACGTTTTATTGTTACAAATCGCATATAATGGAATTTGTGGATTACCTCCTGTAAAATCAACACGCTTAGTTCTTAATTTTTCAAATAATACTGTATCAACTGCTTCCTCTTCTTCAGGACCTTCTTTCTGAATATAATCTTCTAAGACAGAAAGTCTAGTTTTGATTTCTGCAAATTGCTTAGCTAGAAACTCTCGTTCGGATTTAGTAAAAGGCATCTTTTAGTTAAAAAAGTTTATTCTCTGTAAATATCCGTTTTTAGTTATTTATATAGTATAATGAAAACACGCAAACTAAGAAGAAATGGAAAAAATAAAACAGTAAGAAATTTTCTATTTAATCCCGGAAATCCTGATAAGAGTTTTGATGTCTATATTGATAAAAATCCTGACGATACAATACCTATAAAATATACAACAGTCACAGATGTGAAAGAAACGATTGAGAAGTTAGAAAGATTATACAAGGCAAAAAAGTATTCTCACAAACGTATTTGGCAGGTAGGAATGATTATGAAAGTTCGTTTAAAAGTCATGAAAGCCAAGAAACCAGCTGAATATAAATTAGCCGAACGATATTTTCAATTTTTGAAACAGCGAACTGGTCTTTCAGATGAAGAACGATACAAAATAGTGTTTACTCTATAAATGATTGATAGATAATCTCCGTAGTAAATAATAAAATGGATTCGTATGTATTGATGTTTTGGATTGGATTTTTAATTCTTATTGCCTCACACGTTACAATGCTTACTGGTTCTATGCGTACCCATGCGATTGTGGCACTTACAGGAACTGCTCTGATGTTTGTCGGTTCAAAAATTGGACGTGAGTTTCTTGGATTGGCATAGATTTACTTCTTATAACAATTTTTATAAGGTCTACAACTGGCTTTTTGAGTAAATCCCATCTTTTTACAAGGTGTCTTTTTACAATAGGCCTTCGACATTAGACGCGTCTTTTTAAACTTTCTTTGAGTTTTCTTATTCATTTTATATTCAATAAGATAATCTTGTATCATAAAATACTAAAATTCAATTTTTTACATACCGCAGCAAGAAATATTAGAAGGATCATCATTCAAATAATTTAATAATGCTTTAGGAGGTTTGGAAACTAAACAACCGCTAGCTGTCAATGGAACGCATAATGCTTGAGCTGTATTGCCATTGCTTGGATTTAAAACACCGCATTGTGAACATGCTGAGCATTTATCAGGTGAAATAGTTACACCAGAAGCGTCAGTACAAACTGGAATGGTCATACCTCCCAACAAATCAGACCAATCAGGATCTGTTCTTGAAATAGTTTTCATTTTTGTTCTTGTTCTTGAACAAGGTTGATTCGGATCAGGTGTACAACCTTGGCCAAGACAGCTGTTATCAGGTGTACAATAATTAGGAGAACCACGAAAGAATTCTAAAGATGGTACGAAAAACACCGCCAATAATAGAAGTGCGGTTATTCCTATAATATAGTACAAATTAGTCTGTCGCTTCATTATAATTTAATTAAATATTATAATGTTGTGGCCTCCAAAATATTACAGGGGACTTTCTAACAAGAATAAAACATTACGTCGTTCCGAGATAGTAAAGAGATCAAAACTATCTTGGAAAACCGCAAAAGCATATCGTCCTTTCAAAACTGACAAGGGCGCAAAAACACGCAAGTCGTCCTACACTCAAAAATTTCATAAAAAATATCCAAATGCGAAAAGCTTACCTGAAATTGCTAAAGCAACTGGAATTCCTCTTTCTACTTTGAGAACTGTTTATAATCGAGGAATGGCAGCTTGGAGAACAGGTCATCGTCCCGGAGCATCTCAACAAGCATGGGGAATGGCAAGAGTTCATTCTTACGCAGTTCATGGAAAAACATGGCATACAACTGATTCAGATTTACATTAAAAATATTTACTTTGATTCCGTTTTCTTAGACTTGTGTTTTAAACGACGAGTTTCGCGCTTTCTGGCATAAATAGATCCATTTTGGACGATTCTAGCATGAGACTTTCTATTCTTACGGAATGTACTTTGTTTAGATTTATTGCCACCTGAATATTGTTTTCTGTTTGGATCAGGACCTTGAATGCCCGCTTCCTTTTTAAGTTTATCTGACTGTTGATATGCATTACCCTTTTCATCGGTTAACATACTAGAAATTATAGATTCAACTCCGTGTGATAATCCAGTAAGTGCGCCTGTAAATTGAGCATTACGAGCACCACGTCCTTTTTCAAATACCTCAAATCGTTCAAAAAACTGAGAACATGTTTCATTTTTATTTGGTTGAGGCATAAGTTTTGGACAATTTTTAAAAACATTCGATGCAAGTTGTGTTTCAATTCCAATTGGACAATTACCTGAAATAACAGTAAGTTTTGGATTGTTTTCGCACTTAATCAGAATAAGACTTCCAGGAAGTGGTGGCAGTGATATTAGTAGATTATTACTACATACAAATCGTTCAAGCTTCTGAGGAAGTTGTGGTAATGAAGTTAGTTGATTATAACTAAAATTAAGCGCTATAAGACTCTGAGGAAGCGATGGTAATGAAGTTAGTTTATTGCGATCACAAAGAATGTATTTAAGACTTTGAGGAAGTTGTGGTAATGAAGTTAGTGTATTATTACTACAAAAAATTGCTTGAACGTTCTGAGGAAGCGATGGTAATGAAGTTAATGTATTATTAGTACAATCAAGTCCTTCAAGAGTCTCAGGAAGTTGTGGTAATGAAGTTAGTTGAGTGTCATCACACTTAAGCTGTTTAAGACTTTGAGGAAGCGGTGGTAATGATTTTAGTATATTTTTACTACAATCAAGTCCTTCAAGGTTCTGAGGAAGCGGTGGTAATGAAGTAAATGTATTATTACTAAAATCAAGCTGTTTAAGACTCTGAGGAAGCGGTGGTAATGATGTTAGTTTATTATAACCACAATTAAGCCATCTAAGACTCTGAGGAAGCGGTGGTAATGATGTTAATGTATTATCACTACAATCAAGCACTTCAAGAGTCTCAGGAAGTTCTGGCAATGAAGATAGAGTCATAGTCTGAGCAATAAGTTCTTTAATACCTTGAGGAAGTGGTGGTAATGAATGAACATTAATATGTATACCCTCATAAAGGCTAGAATCATCAGATAAAACTAACCGTCCTGTATTCACATCAAAACTCTCAAATTTTTTAAGAAGCTTCTTTGTGTCACGACCATATTGAAGGTTAGACATTATAAAAAGTAAATATTTATTTCACATCCGTTTTCTTCTTTTTTACAGGTTTTGTTTTAACTGTCTTTAGAATATCCAAAGCAATTTCTCTTAGAAGCTTATCTACGTCATTTTTACCAGCATAAAATTCATATCCATCAGATAACATTCCTTCATAATCGTATAATATTTTTATAATTTCTTTAACTTTTTCCTCATCCATTAGTGTAACAACACATGATCAGTTTAAATAAAAAATAGAAGTTTACTAACCGCATAGGTTGTATAACGTTCTATCGACAAATTCGAATGGATTTTTTACATTATTTATGTTCTGAACCTCAAATGGATATAACTCTCCTCTAATTGTGACAGTTCCTTTCCAATGTTCTTCTCCATTTTCTCTTTTTGCGTTTTCTTTAATTTTTTCAATAATTTCTTTACTCAAATTCACATAATTGTTGTGATCTACAACGCCTACCCAGTGAAATGGTTCAAAGTGATCTTCTCCATCTCCAACTATGAAACATTTAGGCACCGAGCCATAATCGTCATATTCGGTACAAGGACCTATTGCCCCCTTAGTTTTGTGCCAGAACCATAAATTTTCATTTCGATATCCTTCGCCCAGCCAATTAAATCCATCTCCATGCTCTACTTTTAGTAGTCCCATGTCAACTGCTTTCTTAATCCATATTCTTTGCTCGCTTTCATCTAAATTATTCCATTCAGGCATCGCTTCATCATCCTCTTCATTTTCAATAGCATCAATTTCTAACTGAATATCTGGATTGTTTGTTTCATCAAGTTGTTTATAAAGTTTATCAAGTTTAGCATTCTGTTCATAATCGAATATTTCAGTTAGCATTCCTCTGGTAACATCTGTATCATATAAAGGCATTTTTGTTTTGTAAAACAAAAAATAGAACTATATTAATTCCGTTTTTATAACTTTTGTATGCTCTCTGTGTATCTTTTCTAAGGACTCGAGTTTTTGTAATTTAATCCAATACCAATATTGACATACTATAGCTGGATTAATGTCATAGTTTCTTGATTTAGCAAGACCAGATTCAATACATAAAAGAACTGGAATTGAATTCATTTTTGGTTTTTTTATTTTATTCTTAATCATTCGATATGTTTCATGTGTTAATTCAGTAAGTTTATTTTTAATTGATTTTTGAAAGATTACTTCCGCAAACAGACTATCTGGATGATAAGGCTGTTGTAGAACATCATAAATTAAAGCTAAACAAACCGGACATGGGTCCATTTTTATCAGTAAAAAATAAAGAATTTTACATTCCGTTTTACACTTTAATACATGTATCAACATAGTTAATACGTTTTGGTTTTCTTGTTCCGTTTTTTTCATGTTTTGCTAATTCAATAGATACAAGTGGATATTCAGATTCATTCAAAGTAACAGGAATCATTGCCTGACTAACTCCGTTAACAAAATAGCTAACATTACCAAAGCAAACCCATCCATTTTTTTCTAATTTTGAAACTTTTTCTTTAAGTTCTGTCATAATTTCTCGAGTTGTTGTCTCTTTTGTCATCATTGCTGAAACAATTGTGAATGTCATCTTATTTACGATAAAAATAAATAATATATTTTAATTCATTTTTCATTAAAAACCGATTTTCACAGTGTATTACATAACAAAGTCATAATGAGTTGGGGGTACCATTTGATTGTAAATGCTTCGGGTTGTATTCCACAGTCGATACGATGTGCTAATAATATCAGTTTGTTCACAAAAACTTTAGTAAAGAAAATTGATATGGTATCTTATGGTGAACCTCAAATTGTAATGTTTGGAACAGGAAACAAAAAGGGATATACGTTAGTTCAACTTATTGAAACATCGAACATTACAGCCCATTTTGTAGAAGAAACAAACGATTTGTATCTTGATGTATTTAGTTGTAAGCCTTTCAACGATAAGGATGTTATGGAAGTTCTAAAACAGTCATTTGAACCAATTAAAAGCGAAACTACATTCCTTGTTCGTCAAGCTCCTATTTTACAGCTAAAGTAAAAAATCCCTTTCGGGTTTTATTTTGTTTTTAAGTTTTTAGATCACTACTGGATCAAAATCTTTATTTTTCTGAATTAATTCATCCATCGTAGCAGATATAATCTCGTCTGCCAATTTTTTTGTCATCGAGTACAGCTCAATTTTGTAACTGTACTCTTTCTTCTCAATCTCTCTGAGAAGTCTTTCTCTGTCATTCTTGGCCTTCTGACGACCCGCTGTCGTCTTACCAACGGTTCTGAGAACCTTGTCAAGTGTCTTAGCGAAAGGCGTAACGTTCTCGACATCCTTTAAGTACGGATGGATAATGTCATTTGCTCGCTCTAGATCCGCCTTTAAGAAGGCAATCTCTGTATTTTTATGTTTTAGATAGACGCATGCGTCCCTCGCATACTCTATTAGTTTGTCGCTTTCACCAGCTGTAACCAGCCAACGTAGCAACGCTGTGTAATTTTTTTGTGGTACAGTTTCGATCATTCCCATTTGAAGGGATTTCGAACAGTACAATAGTGTTCCCACTAGATCATTTTTAACCATCTCTTCGTTAATTTCCGGAAAGTGGATAGACATCTGAGCTTAAAGCTAATGATATATATGTCGATTTATACTACCCAATAACTGTGATAAAAAAGAATTCGTTTTGCGAATCAGCGTAACCCATATTCAACTTCTTCTTTTAAAGATTGATTAATTGGACCAATCAATTGAACCATATTTTTATCATCAGAATATGTGATAAAATCTGGTCTAATATCAAGATCTGCTCTAATATTTACATTCTCTTTAGACAACAAGATAAACCAATTTACACAGTTATGGTAATAAACGGTCTTATAAGTCTTAATAGTATTATGTGTGAATACAACTAGTGTATATGGTATCATACTTTATGATAAAAAATGAATTAAAGGGTTTTGAATTCGTTTTTTAAAAAGTTTTGTATTTACGTAGCATTAAAGTATAAGCCCATTCGTTAAAATATTTAATACATCTGATTTGAATTTCTTTATTTACAATACTTTTCTTTACAGAAATTGCGCAACATAAAGAGCATGCGTTTTCATCATCAATTGAACATGTTCTACATAATTCATCAGGGTTTAGGTATTTATAAAGGTTACCAAAAGTGATAACTTCGTCATTTTCATCATACGAAAAACGCGGAATGCGAATTCGTAGTAAGACTACCATTATTTCTCTATATAATAAAATTAAATATTTATAACGATAAAATACATAGATATAGCATATATAAGACAAACAATTAGAACAACAACCATATCGCGTGAAATACGAGAAGATTCATCATCCATTGGATAATATTTACCGTTATCAAATGCTTTCATTTTGAGTTCAATTGATTAATACTTTTAAAATTCATTTTTACTGTAGAAGAAAAACGAAAAATGTTATACCAAACTAAAATATATCAAAGTTATGTCAAAAGCCGAACGTCTTGCCATTAGTCTCTTTTCAGGAGCAGGTGGTGATACAATTGGTATGGAAAATGCCGGACTAAAAGTTGTAGCTTTCTCTGAAAATAATGCCAAATGCGTTTCAACTCACAAAGCTATGTTTCCCGATAGTAAATGGCTTGGTGAATCTGTAAAGGGTGATATTAGTAAAATTCCAGATGAAGAGTTTGAACCTTATACTGATAAGATCTTTATGATATTTGCTGGATTTCCTTGTCAAGGATTTTCAAACGCAGGTAAAAAAGTTACAAGTGATCCTCGCAACAAAATGTTTCATCAATTTCTCAGAGTTGTTGATATTATTAGACCACAATGGATTATGGGTGAAAATGTAGCTGGACTTCTTACTAAGAAAACAGACGATGGTCAAAGCAACGTAATTGATGTAATTCAATCTCATTTTACAGATATTGGTTATCCAATGGTATTTAATGTTTATGATATGAGCAAAGCTGGAGTATCTCAGTCTCGTAAACGATTGGCAATTATTGGAAATAGATTATCAATTCCATTTGTACTTCCAACATTTAATGAACCTAAGCGTGGACTAAGACATATTATTGAACCAACACTCGATGGGGCAATTGAAACAGATCTTCTAATTCCTGATGAATGTTCGGTTGAAGTTTCAGATGACGATGAACCGTTCGGCACTCCTCATCCGTTTATGGTTTTAAAACATTCTGAAAATTTGATTTCATTTCGTAAACGTGATTCGCCTATTCATAGTGAAATTCTTGATTTGAGAAATCCATGTAAAACTTTTATATGCGCATATACGTTTCAACCAAGATTATATGTAGGTCTTCGAAAACCAAATGGTAAAAAATTTATTCGTTGTTTAACCGTTCGTGAAGCAGCACAAATCCAAGGATTTCCTGCTTCTCATGTTTTCTCTGGTTCTCATGCTGATCAAATTAAACAGATAGGAAATGCTGTTCCGGCTCTGTGGGTGACGAAAATGATTCAAGCCATGCTAAGACACGGCTAATTGATGTTTCATTAAATTCTGTTGTAAACTTTTTACATGAATATTGATTGGCATTTCGAACATATAATGAAAGCGAATCAAGTTCTTCTTTTACAGAATTCATTTGCTTTAGAGCATTGAACCGATTTTCTAAAGCGATTCTGTCATGATCTGTCATGATATCTTGTCCTAAAGCAATTGTACAAACCTTTTCTCTTGGTAATTTACGTTGACCTTTTACTTTTGGAAGTTTTTTGGTAAATGAAATTACATATACAACGTCACGAAGAAATGTTCCATCATTGAGAAAGATTGAATCCTCATCACTATGCTTCAAATCAATATTAACAAGTTGAGTAATATTACCTTTAACGACGTTTTGAAGCTGAAAGTCTAATGCCTTTTGTGTACCTTGTGCTTGATATTTATAACCAATTCCGTCAACCAAAGAACCTGTTTGATTATTTTTCCATCCTTCATTTTCAAGCAAAGTGGCAAAACATGCTTCTTGATCGTTACACTTGTTACCAAGTCCTTGACCATTTCCACATACTTTATCAAGAATCTTTTTCATTTCTGGATATTTTTCCTCCAACGAGATAGGTGTAGTATAAATTCTTTTCAACAAATCAACAACCTTACCTTGAAACGCCATTTTTAAAACTTTTTAATAAAAAGATGAACTAATCCGTTTTTAAACAAAAAAGGTTCCCTCCTCTTTTTGTTTTGTTTTTTAGTTTAATTCCTCCATCATCTCTTTATGTTTTTTGAAAGCATCTGAAATAACAGTTGCGCATGTTTCAGGAGGAATTTCCATATTAGACACCATATAGTCAACCATCGCTTTGGTTGTATTGGTACTGTCTTTAAGACCCCTGTAGAACGCCGATCGCGTAACTTTTGCGCGCAAACGCTGTTTTTCAATATCCGAATACTTCTCTGGATTTGTAACTTTTTTAATCTCACGCAGTATCTTATCCAACTTTTTGTTGGAAGATAGTGGGTGAATTTCTGACTGCTGTGTTTTGTATCCTTCTAATAGCCGTAAATATACGCCAAGATGGAGTGCTAACGCAGTTTTAGCAGCTTCTTCGTCCCACACTTCCATTCCTCCTACTGTAACCTTACCATCTTTGGCGAAGTCTACAGGAGGACGTCCTGTGTTTGTTCCCGTTTCAGTGTGTGGCTCTGATGGGTCTTCATCAATACAAGCTGGTGCTGGTGGTAGTAGAACTACGCCAGCAAAGTAACTAAGAATTTTAATATCCTTGTTAAACATTTGAGCTTAAGCTAATGATTGTATATGTTGATTTGTATACTACCCATTAACTGTGATAAAAAACAATTCGTTTTGCTATCGCCGTCGTATTTCCGACTGAATTGCTTCTTTTCTCAATTTTAACATTTCTCTAAATTTCCAATTTTCTGTTGTAAACGCCAAACGTCTTACCATTAGATCGTCTTTATGTAAATAATTATCAACCTCTGATAATATATTGAATAGATCCATTGATGATTTAGTTGAGTATAAGTCTTGGAATGTTTCTTTTAGTTTGTTAACTTCACTGCTACTTAGCATAAATTTACTATTTAACTATTCATTGAAAATTAAACATCCGTTTTTAAAAGTTTTCTAGCTACTTTTAAAGCTTGTGTTGGTGTTAAAGGTTCTTTTAAAGATGTCAAACTATCTACGATTGGTTTATATTTAGCATAATCTAAGTTGTATAAAATAATAGCTTGAAGTATTGTATTTCCAAACATAAATGTATCATGAGTTCCTTTGAACATTTCTCGAATTTGGTCGCGTGTATTATCACGCACAAGTTCATTAAATTCTTCTACAACTCGCTTATTAGTTTCTCTAAATAAAGGATTGTTTATTATTTGTTTATTTCTAGATAGCCTAAATGTATTTCTTGAAACAATTTGAGAATAACCGTTAATATATAATTTTGCTGGACTTGTAAACATTGTGGTTCCAATCTGTTTTTCAGTTCCTAACTTTCCCCAATCAATTAACTTATACCTTTCAGAACAACGTACAATATTATCCAATTTGATATCATTGTGAAAATATCCAGATTCTTCTAACTTAACTAAACTTAACAAAATATCATTAATAAACTGTTTTATGTCAATATCATAAACATTTGTACATTTAGTTCCAAATACAACAAAAAATAAACGTTGTCCATTAACTGTCATTATAGCACCTACAATTGATAGTTTGCGAAATCCTTTAAGAGGATCAGAAGTGACATAACGTCTCGCGGTTCTACCATAAAGTTTGTTTACAGATTTATTAAAATCAAGTTCTTCGTCTAACTTATTTTGAAGAGTTTTTGTTGAAAAAAATCCAACCGGTTTAAAAATCTTTGCTATCTTTCCAGTTACTGTATGTAAAAAATTAATAAAATCATCAATATCTTCTTTAGTTTTTAGTGAAAAGAAACTACCGTCTTCAAGTTCTAAACGAATTTCAGAAACATTATTGTTTTCTAACATTAGACACATTGATTCTCCTTCAGTATCACATCCCAAGTCATATGTCTTTCCTTGTGCTCCTTCTCCTAATAAAGCACCACCTATATTGCGACGTGTGCGTCCCATTGTAATTTCGATTTAAAAATAATTCTCATTCATTATTCATGAACAAACTTTCCGTTTTCACCCTCATTTCGCAAGCAACGTTACAAACAAAACAGATAGGTGTCCACCTCATTCGAGTCCAATCTAACTTCCTGGTAATGGAATCGTTAGAACGAGCTTTGAAAGAGCTAAAAGAAACTGAAAAAATTTTAGAAAAAGTTAAATTATCTTATACATCAACGACTTCTTAACGATGACGACGGGTGCGAGTGCGTTTTGTCTTCTTACTACGACGCTTACGTGATTTGCCACCCTTATTAATTTCATTCATCAGGCTCTGTCCTACAAGACCTTCTTGCTTCTTTTGTTCTTCAGTAACAAAAACTGGGGCATTTGGATTCAACTTAGGAGGCATCTTTTATTATTAACTAAAAAGAACTTCCTGGACAAGGACCATGTTTATCAGACTCCAACACACAGTCGCCTGAACCGCACTTTTTGAATCCAGGAGGACAAGGTGAATCTGTTCGACTGTTAGGATTTTCAAATGATTCCAACATAGGGCGAACGTACAAATATACATAGTAATTTACAACCGCAAACACCAATCCATGTAACAATGCCTGTTCTTGTAATGATCCACCTGGAGGAATTGTTAAATGAACACCTGGAACTAAAATCATGAACAAAATAACTTTAAGAAGAATACCGACCCACATTTATCTACTTACTCAGTTTTTGCTTTTAGAGACCCTGGGCTATAAGTGAGTTGACCTGTAGGAACGCATTCCTCAACACCTGTTTTAGAAACACCCATGACATATCCGTTTGGACATACGGTACCATAATTTGACATGTTCTCTCTATACGTCCAATAAAATTTCATTACAAAGTGAGTGATAACAGCAAAAAGTACAGCGTGAACAATCAATACAGTTGCCTTACTGCCTCCTTTAGGTAGAGTTACAAGAACACCGGGAACGAACGCCGCAAACAACACAACTGATAAAATTAAGGCAATAAAGTCCATTTATCTTTTACATATATGTTTTCTTAGCCTAATGTCGATACTGGAATTTCTTGTTTTGGACAAGAAGAGCATGGTTTAGCCGACACTTTAATGCTTGATGAAATTGAATACGCATAACCAATCGCTAATAAAAATGGAATAATCCACAAATACCACATTTATAATAAAATTCGATTTAAAAGTTAAGATAACAACACATTAAAGATAGTAAACTTATTAGAAATATGGGAATACCTTTTTATTTTGCGAGTTTACTCAAATCACATGCGGGTATTGTAATTCCGGTTAAAAAAGAGATTCCTGTTGAAGTAGACGTATTAGGAGTTGATTTTAATTGTTTAATTCATAGATATTTGAAGGAAGAGAATCCAGTACAATCTATTATAGATGCGTTTGATTACATAGTAAAGAATGTATGTAAGGCAAAAAAGATTATAATTGCATTAGATGGTCTTGTCCCTTATGCTAAAATCGTACAACAACGTTATCGTCGTATGCGAGTAAAGGATTCGAATGAAGGTTTTGATCGTAACCAAATTTCACCAGGAACACCATTTATGAAAGACCTTGAAGAAGCTATTCTTTTAAAGTTTCCATATGCTATTTTAAGTACAACAGCTTTACCTGGAGAAGGAGAACATAAACTTTTTTTATCACTTAAGGAACTTCCAAAGAATCAACGCAAAACTGTTTGTATTTATGGATTAGATGCTGATTTGATTCTAATTTGTTTAAAACATTCTGGATTATCATCCAAGATGTCACTTCTTAGAGAAAGTAATGAGTTTAACGATCCAAAATTATCAAGTGCCGAATTTGCTTGTTTAGATATTCATAAGCTTTTATCTCAAATTCCTCTTCAAATTGATCAATATATAGCACTTTCGATATTATGTTTTGGAAACGATTTTATGCCTCATTTGGGCATGTTTTCATTGCGAGAAGGAGGTTATGAAAGAGCTCTTGAATTTTATAAGTTATCTGGAAATCCTGATTTACTTACATTTGAAGGGCGTTCAGAATTTTTAGAACGTTGTGCTTCTAAAGAAATTGGAATTTTGAAAGATATGATTACACGTAGAAAAAGACCTGAAGAAAAGGCAGTTCTTGGAAAGGAACAAACAAATTTTTCTCGAAAGTATGGACTTCATGTGCTAAATGGTGTTACAAATATGGAACCTGTTGTTGACGCATATTGGAAAACATTTCATTGGACTCTTTCATATTTTATAAACGGAACACCTACAAATTGGTCATGGTATTATCCTTATTCAGAAGCACCTTTGATAACAGATATTATGAAATATGATGAATCTGATGAAGTTCAAAAAACAGAGTTGAATTATTCAATAACAAATCAACTCCAATTCATTTTACCTTCTAAATCTCTTCGAGAAGCAAAAAGGCTTCGTATTTTTAAAGATGAATTGTATACTGAAACTCAAGCACCTTGGTTAAAACGTCATGATTGGGAAATAGATCCTCATATTTCTCTTCCTTGGAATCCTACATACGCCCTAACTTCAATCTCCCGTTTTTAAAACCAATTTGAATATTTGAATTATTTGCTAAAAGTGGAATAGATTGAGATGGTGAAAATTGTTTTCGATCTTGTAAAATAGGTTGAGTGACATCTGTATCAGCTAAAAATACAATTGAATTTACATCAATTTCGCGAACATTCCAATATTGATCATTAATTTTTTTCATTTCACGCACATGAGCTATTCTCATAAATGATTCACCAGATTGTTCACGTGACCAATTATTAATCAAATAGTTTAAATACGCTTGACGATATTGAGCTGGCGAAGTAAGTTTTACGTTAGATTGAAATGTTTTTAAACACTCAGATAGTGTTGGTATTATAGGTTTATCTATACGCCGATTCACTGTATTATGAGCTCTACAAACGAAAAGAAAAAAGTCATAACGACTGTTTAACCAATTTGGGTAAGAGCGTTTATACATATTTAACATTGATTTAAAATGATTTTGACACGTTGGACATGAAATTGATTGTTCAAATGCGTTTAAATATTTTGTTAATATTTTTTTATCTTCCTCTGAAGGATTTTCCGGATATAAACAGGAAACTGAATGAAGTGTCATCCAACCAAGCGGTCCCCAAAAACTCGTCATCTATCAATTAATTATTGTAATGAAAGAAAACCGGCAATAGATCCGCCTTCTACCATTTCACGAAGAACTGAAATAGGAGTATTTGGATTTTTTAATAATCCGCCTTTTTTTGCAATTTCTTTAATTTTTTCATCCGATAGCTTAGAGATTTTACGACGCAATGTCTTACGATGACGTTTATAACCTTTATCTGTAAGAAGACGAATTGTGTGCTTACGCATAACTTTATTTACAGGTGGTGCCTTTGAAGGGTCTGATGTCGGTCTAACTTTTGAAGTTTTAAGTATACTTTTTGGAACAACTTTCTGTGTTTTTTTAGAAGGTTGTGCCTCAGAACTTCCTATTTTTGTAATCGTAACTTTTTCACTCATCTCTATTAAAAACGAATCAACATTAGATTTACTGTAAAAGTGATTTAATTCATAATGGACTGGGACTCTATTCAATCATATTTTGAAAAGGAAGGCATTACAAAACTAGTTGATCACCAAATCGAATCATTCGAAGACTTTCTACGTAACAAGATCCCTCTTATTGTGGCATCTACTCCTGCGATTGTTGTTTGGCATGAACAAGATCCTATAACTAAAAAGTATAAGTACGAATTCCGACTATCATTTGAAAACATCACATATATGAAACCTCGTATTCAAGAAGCTTCTGGTCGCGTTAAGCCAATGTTTCCACAAGAAGCTCGTATTCGTAACTTTACATATTCTTCTCAAATGTTCTGTGATGTTAGATTTGTTGCGAGAACTCACAAAACACCTGAACATTATGACGAAGAAGTAAAAATATTTGAAGGTGTTTCTTTTGGAAAAATTCCTATAATGCTTGGGTCTTCAATGTGTTTGATGAAGGACTATCCTCTTACTAAAGAAGAATTTGGAGAATGTTCATATGATCCATTTGGATATTTCATCATTCATGGAACGGAACGAACCATTCTGTCTCAAGAAAAAGTAGCTGATAATCGTATGATGGTTTTCTATAACAAGAAAGCATCTTCTAAATTTACACATTCTGTTGAAATCAAATCAATTCATGAATCGTTTACATCTCCTCCTAAAAAACTTGAAGTTCGTATTCAAGCAAAATTCAATGGTCTTGGATACCCTTTAACGTTATGCCTTCCTCGTTTCCGAGAAGATATACCTCTCATGGTAATGTTTCGAGCACTTGGTGTTGAAACAGATGAAGAAATTACAAATTTGTTATGGGATGGAAATGAAACTTATTCCGAAATGCTTGCTGCGTCTTTTAAAGAGTGTTCTGATTTGAAGATTTATACTCGCGAAAATGCTATTGAGTATCTTTCAAATTATCTTCAATACTCTACAACTTTAGAAGATAAATGTGCTTACGTTAGGGCTCTTTTGGAAACAGAATGTCTTCCTCATGTGAAGTTTGGTGGAGAAGCTATTGAAAAATCTGTAATCGAAACTCGCAAATGTACGCTTATCGCATCTATGGTAAAAAGACTTCTTCTAACAAGTCGTGGTGTTTTGCCAATTGATGACAGAGATGCGTATCCAAATAAACGAATTGTAACAACAGGTGCTCTTCTTACACATTTGTTTCGTCAGCTTTTCCAAAAGGTTTCAAAGGATATTCGTGGAAAGTTTGTTCATGAAGTAAACAATGATACATGGAAACGAGGTGATACTCCAAGACCTCTTGAAGTTCTAAACGTAAACAATTTGTACAAAATACTAAAGGTTTCAACAATTGAAGGAAAACTGAAACAGGCTCTTGCTACAGGTAACTTTACAGTTCAAGGACTTGGAACTTCAAATTCAACTGCTCTTTCAAATGCTACCAAAGTAGGAGTTTCTCAAGTGCTTAACAGATTATCGTATTCAGCTACAATCAGCCATCTACGTCGTATTCAAACACCTATTGAAAAATCTGGAAAACTATTAGCTCCTCGTAAGCTACATGGCACTTCATGGGGCTATGTGTGTCCTGTTGAGACACCAGAAGGTCATTCAGTTGGTATTGTAAAAACAATCACTACAATGACTGCTATCACTCAACACACTCCTTCGATTGTGGTAATTAAACTGCTTAAAGAACTTGACAACATTGAATGGATCAATTCAGTTACCAGAAAGTACAAAGGTACACAAATTACGTTAAATGGTGTAATTATCGCATATACAACGAATCCTGCTGATATCAATCAAAAATTACTATACGCAAAGCAAGTGTTCCATCTTCATCCGCATTCAAGCGTGTGTTGGGACACTATACAAAACAATATAACAATTGAAAGCGACGGTGGACGTTTTGTGAGACCATTGTTTAGAATTGTAAACGGTAAGCTTGTAGATCCTCCACCAAAACCGTTTGTATGGAATGATTGGGTAAAGACATGTATTGAGTTTGTAGATCCGTTACAGAGTGAAACAATTCGAGTGGCAATGACACCTGCTGATATTACAGTCAATCATACACACTGTGAAATTCATCCATCTCTCATTCTGGGTCATATGGCTGCGAGTATTCCGTTCTCAGATCACAATCAATCACCACGTAACACATATCAATCAGCTATGGGTAAACAATCGATTGGTATATTTGCTAGAAATTACGCCAAACGTCTTGATAAAAATGGTTACGTTCTATGTTCACCTATGAGACCATTTGTTGAAACACGTATTCATAACATTCTAAGATCACAAGATATGCCTACAGGTGATAATATCATTGTAGCAATTGGAACATATGGTGGATACAACCAAGAAGATTCAGTGATCTTAAATCGTAGCTCTGTAGATCGTGGACTTTTCAGATGCTTGTATTACACGATGTATAAGGATGAAGAACACCGCAATATAACGTCAGGCAAAGAAGAGAGATTTACTAAGCCTTCAAAAGACACAACACGTGGATATAAGAGCTCATCAAAGTACGCTGTTCAAGATAACGGTATTCCAATTCTACATACTGAAATTAAAGAAAACGATGTTGTTATTGGAAAAGTAACTACAATCAAATCTGATCCAAATGGTTATGCGTTTCGAGATTCTTCTACCATACATCGTAACTCTGAGTCATGTCGTGTAGATGGAGTTTGGCAGGATAAAAATTCAGACGGTTATCCATTTATTAAGGTTCGTGTAGTATCTGAACGAGTTCCTGAAGTAGGTGATAAGTTTAGTTCAAGACACGGACAGAAGGGTACATGTGGTATCATCTTAAATGAAGAAGACATGCCTTATACAAAAAATGGTCTTCGTCCCGATTTAATTATGAATCCACATGCTGTACCTTCTAGAATGACAATAGCTCAATTGATGGAAACTATGTTTGGAAAGATTTGTACACAACGTGGAACTATTGGTGATGGTACACCTTACACTCATCTAAAACAAAAGGAATTACGAGAACATCTACTTGATTTAGGATTGAGTCCATATGGCAATGAAATCTTATACAATGGAGAAACTGGTCAAATGATGAAGTCTGAAATCTTTATGGGTCCTACATTCTATCAACGTTTGAAGCATATGGTTATTGATAAGAAACACTCACGCAATCGTGGTCCTATCGTATCATTGACTCGACAACCTTGTGAAGGTAGATCAAGAGATGGTGGATTACGTGTAGGTGAGATGGAACGCGACTGTATGATTTCACACGGTATTTCAAGTTTCACTAAAGAACGACTCATGGATGTAAGTGATCCGTTCCCTACTGGATTCTGTAAAACATGTGGAAGTTTGGCAGTCATGAATGAAATTGAAAAAATTTATCACTGTGGAATCTGTAAAAATAACACTTCATTCGAAATGAAAACAATTCCTTATGCGGTAAAGCTTTGGAGTCAAGAACTTGAGGCAATGCACATTGTACCTCGAATGGTATTTGAATAGAATTTAGATATTGAATTTGTCTATTGTAAAAACAATATCATCATATCGTTGTTTGACATGTCTTAAATCATGAATCTTGACATATTGTTTCAAATGTTCTGGAACTTCATTTTTTAATATATCAATCCAATCCCAAGATTGAATATCTTCAATGATCAATATACCATCATCCGTCATTATTTGCGAATATAGTCTTATAAATTGCTTCATACTTTCCAATGTATGTGGTCCATCATCTAACATAAAATCGCATTTTATATTTTTATCTAAAAAATGTGTTTTAAAAAACTCATTATCATATGCGTCAGTCAATGTATATAAAACAATTCTATCATCATTTTTCAATTCATCAATAACGCGATCAATAGGAAGTATATCTAATCCATATATAGTAGCATTTGTAAAAAAGGATCTCCACAATTTTATACTACCTCCATTCTTCTCTCCAAAATTTCCTATTCCAACTTCTAAAACATTTTTAGCAGTTTCTTTTTTATTTGCCAATAGCTGTTGATAAAGAGGCAAATAAGAATGTGCAGTATTTTTATCTGTCATTGTATTATCTACTAAGTCTTCTAAACTCATTTATAACATATAAATATCCTATAGTTTAAATAAAAAACGTAAAAAAAGGTTTTGTAGATAACCAGTAACTATTTTTTTATTCTGTTTTTTAAAGTATGTCTGCCCATTCAATGGTCCTTAACTTTTCAAGATCTCCATACCATGGAGTCTCGAGTGATGCCTTTTTAGGCGCACCTGGAGCAATCTGTTCGACTGACTTCTTGGTTGGCGTCATAGGCATATTTTGATCAATAATCATGTTCGAGTAATCTATATCGATTTCATCCAGAAACTCTGACCATTTCTCATAAATTTCTTCATCTTCTTTAATCGCTTTGTCAATTTCCGCCAAGTCAATCTCAACTTGGTCAAATTCTTTACAACGAGAGTCAATCTCGTGCTTAAGACCGATGCGTTTGAGTGCTTCGATCATTAAATTTTTGTCATGTGCGTGCGTGCAATTTTCATCGCAGCATCGCGAACCCTGAAAACAGGGTCGTGTGTTCTTGTACTTCGCGGCTTGCTTCGCGGCGAAGATTGTCTTGTGTTCATCCGTATGTCCGTACTGGCACTTAGTACCGTAACGACAATTTGAACCGGATCGGCACATAGAAATAATTGTATTCTGCATTTTTAGCTGAAAGTTTTATAACTGTATGTTATCTGCTATTTGTGATTTTTTTGAATCCGTTTTGCTAAGCAGAATCAGTATCTAATCCAGCGAGATCAGTATCAGATCTTGATTCTTTGAGATAAGAATGATTGAGTGATTTATAACACTGACGAATACCAATACTTATACAACAAAGTGCAAATGTAGAACTAACTCCAATAAATATACCCATATGTAGAGAATCCATTTATTATTTTAAAACATTATACATTTAAAAGGGTAGATATGTCACTTGAAATTGTTTTAGGTCCAATGTTTTCAGGAAAAACATCCTATGCCATTTCATACATCAAACGACAACAAACCATACATAAACATATATTAGCTATAAAACCAAATATTGATAGCAGATATTCATTTGACAGTATGCTGATGACTCATAACAAAGAATCATATCCATGTATCACTTGGGATGTAACACAGCCGTTTTATGCTCACAATGATTTGCTTATGTACGATTGTATCATAATTGAAGAAGCTCAATTTTTTAAAAATTTAGCAGAAACTGTAAGATTATTACTCTTCAAGAATCATAAACATATACTTCTTGTTGGATTGGACGGTGACGCAAATCAAAAACCATTTGGTGAAATTTTAAATTGTATTCCTTTTTCAACAAAACTTATTAAATTAGAAGCTTTTTGTACAGTTTGTAAAGATGGAACGCCTGCCCATTTTTCAAAGAAAAACGAAACTGAAATGTCGGATGAACAAATAGATATAGGTGGTTCTGATAAGTATTCTGCTGTCTGTTTAAAACATTTATAACTAAATAATGGAATATAAATATTTTATAGAGTTTTTGGGAACTATTGTTCTCATATTTGCTCATTTTCTAACACAGGCAAATCCATACGCAATGGGAATTGCTACTTTTGCGGTTTATACAATTGGTACTTCGGCTCATGCGGAACATTTTTCACCATTGATGACTACTGTTTCATATCTGTTAGGACGTCTACCTCAGACTGAAACAATGTATATAATCGTATCACAATTTCTTGCTGCTTTTCTTGTTTTTGTTGCGTTCAAAGGTTTTAATGGATTGAACATACTTTGAGTAACAAATGAGTCTGTATATTTATGTTAAGGATGAAAAGCTACGTGAAATGTATTTTGAACACTTGAAAAAGAGACGTCCTACAGATTCTGGTTGTGATATTCTATGTCCTTCATGGTCATTGAGTGAATTTGCTCTTGATCGTTGTGGTCTTGAAATGAAATTAGGAATTCACTGTGCCGCATTGACGGCTGATGGAAAACCTGCTCCTTATCTTTTGTTAGCTCGCTCGTCAACAAGTTTGACTCCTTTTCGTATGTCAAATCAGTTAGGTTTAGCTGATATGGGATACCGTGGTGAGCTAATTGCTCGTGTTGATATTGTAGGAACCGATCCTACAGCTTGGTTTGTTGAATTTGGACAGAGACTCTTTCAAATCGTTCAACATAATTGGATGCCTTGGGAAGAGATTATACTCTTTGATTCATTGGAAAAGTTACCAGTTGCTGTTGACAATCGTGGTTCTGGTGGATTCGGTTCTACTGGAAAGTAATTAAAAATGGATTTAATTGAAGTTTACATGAAAAATCTAAAATGGATCTCTCTCGTTGTATTTCTATGGATGAAGACTCAAAAATGATGATTAAAGATGGCATTAATGCCGTAACTGTTACTGAAATGTGGGACTGGTTAAAGACGTATGAACCTGAAAAATCTGAAGGGTTCATGTTTTCGAGTCATCCAAATTTAAATAAAATTGGTAACAATATGTATGGCGGACATTCTGGCGCTTCTTATGCTTGGACTATGCGCCAATTAGAATACATTGCGAAGAATGGTTTTGAAGCGTTTGTAACATTATGGAATAAATCTAAAAAACGAGAACAGTTTCTAAAAGAGACTACTGATCATATGACTGTTTCAGAACAGGTATCAAGTCTTAAAAAATTTAAAGATGTACCTATGAGTTATTCAGAAATGAGAGAACGATATGGTTAATTATTATACTAAATCTCTAATGAGTATAAGTGAAATAACATCGTGTACTATTGCCCCCCAATAAGCAGAATACCAGCTTGTTTTGAAACCAAAAATCATAGCTAAAATGACCACAATTGAACGCAAAAATGTATTGAGCAACGGGTTCGAAGTCGGCAAGAACCAAAAGTCCATTTGTCTTTGCTGAATTTTTTTTCTTGTAATATAGCATAAACATAAAATGGGTGGTGGTTTAATGCAACTTGTTTCATATGGTGCTCAGGATATTTATATCAGTGGTAACCCTCAGATCACATTCTGGAAGATCCTCTACAAGCGTCACACCAACTTCGCTGTGGAGTCGATTGAGGTGACCTTCAACGGTCAAGCCGACTTCAACAAGCGTGTAACTGCCGTTATCAACAGAAACGCTGACTTGATGTACAAGACTTATGTTCAAGTTGTTCTCCCACAAATCGACTTGACTGCCACTACTGGTACTTTCGCCAATGCTGGTACAACTCAAGGATTCCGATGGCTCAATTATATCGGACACCGATTGATCAAGCAGGTCGAGCTTGAAATTGGTGGTCAGAGAATTGACAGACAATATGGTGATTGGATGCAGATCTGGACTCAGCTCACTGTTGAGGCTGGATCAGTTGCAGCACTTGATGCCATTGTTGGTAACACACATGATCTAGTTCTCATGAAGCGAGCTACTGGCCTTGCCCTTGACGCAACTTGCTCTGCGACAGAGACGACGATCTCCTGCGTGCCGCGCAAGGGTACCCCGGCGAAGACCTTGTATATTCCTCTCCAATTCTGGTTCTGCCGTAACCCTGGTCTTGCCATTCCACTCATTGCCCTCCAGTACCACGAGGTTCGCGTCAATGTTGACTTTGAGACTTGGCAAAACTGCCAGTATGCTGAATCTGTTACAGGTACAGTACTTGCTGCTCCAGCTCAATCTCTAGCTGCTGCTTCTCTCTATGTTGATTACGTGTACCTCGACACTGAGGAGCGCAGACGATTCGCCCAACAGTCACACGAGTATTTGATTGAGCAAGTTCAATACACTGGTGCTGAATCCATCACATCATCATCCAACAAGCTCCAGCTCAACTTTAACCACCCCGTTAAGGAGCTCCAATGGGTTGTTCAGCGTGATTCATTCGTTGACTGTTCTACAGCTACATGGCTTCCTTCTGTTGGTGGCCCTCAACCATTCAACTATTCTGATGATTTTAGCACTGACGGTATCATCATGTCACTCTTATCACAATCATCGCCAACTCTCAATGCTGGAATTTCAGGATCAACAATGCCTTCAAACGCTACTGCTGTTCTCGGTCAAGGCGCCCTTCAATCTTCATCGAACATTGGAGCTGATGTCTTTGATTTTGCTGGTAACGCTGAATTCGAGTCTGGTGTCAACTACCTCCTCGCCAAGGTTATCCTCGATTCCGGAGTTCGATGCGAAGGTAAGAACCCAGTTGAAGTTGCCAAGCTCCAGCTCAACGGACAGGACCGATTCACTGAGCGTGAGGGATCCTATTTCGACAAGGTTCAACCATTCCAACACCACTGCCGAACACCTTCCACAGGTATCAACGTGTACAGCTTTGCCCTCCGCCCCGAGGAACACCAGCCTTCAGGAACTTGCAACTTCTCTCGTATCGACAAGGCAACTCTCCAACTCACTGTGTCACTCAACACAGTTACTGGTGCCAGAACAGCCCAGGTACGCGTCTATGCTCTCAACTACAACGTTCTCCGTGTGATGAGCGGTATGGGAGGTCTCGCATACTCCAACTAAACGTAGTTGTATGTTAATAATAGTATAGCATAACCTAAAATTTTAAACTACAAATGAATTTTCAAACGAAATATCATTTGTAGTTACAAATGGACGAATTAACTTGTAAATATGTTGGATCATTTGGACTTTTAAAATCATGTGATAAAAAAAGTCCAACACCTGTATCAGACTTTGCTGGACTAAATCCAGATTGGTATATAAACGCAAAAGAAAATGAACTATTTCATGTATGTCCACAAGCGTTGCCAAAATTTGTAGATGAAGTTTTACCTACTTTAACCAAGCCATTCATTTTGTTAACAAATAATTCTGATATGACAATACCAACTGATCTTCATTGCTCTCTTACTTTGCTAGTTCACCCTTTATTAAAACATTGGTATGCTCAAAATTGTATTTCAGATCATCCAAAATTAACACGCATTCCAATAGGTCTTGATTATCACTCTCTTACACCTTCATCTAATAAATTTGCTTGGTCACAACCTCAACGTCATTCATGGGGAATAAAGAAGATGCCAAAACTTCAAGAAGAAGAACTTTTTGCTATTAAAAGTTCAGCTCAAGATCGTATTTGTAGAGCGTACGCAAACTTTCAATTTTTGATGACAACCCGATATGGAAAAGTAGATAGAGTTGAAGCTCTGAATACAGTTCCTAAAGAATTAGTATTTTACGAACCATTTAAAACAACTCGTGATGTTTGCTGGAAGAATATGATTAAATACACTTTTGTTCTTTCACCACAAGGGAATGGTATAGATTGTCATCGTACTTGGGAGGCACTTTGCTTAGGTTGTTATCCAATTGTAAAAACTTCTGGATTAGATCCATTATTTGACGATCTACCTGTTTGGATAGTCAATGAATGGACAGAGGTTACAGCAGAAAATATGAAGCAAAAAGAATCTGAATTTAATTCAAAAGAATTCAAACTGGAAAAACTTACATTAAAGTATTGGCAACAATTAATACATAATGCCAAATAATAAGACACAAAAAATTGGCAGTCGTCGTAAAGTTTTTAATGGTTCTGCGGAACGTACAACGGGTGGTTTACGAAAGGATGATTTAATTAAGAACACTGCGGGACGTATTGTTTCCTTAAAGCGTCATACAACAATGAAACAGCGTAGCAAAATGGATTCTGAAAAATCAAATGAATTGACAAGTACAGCAAGTCAAAATGGCTCGCAACATTAAAAATTTTACAGCAAGCGTTCTTTCCACTTGGATCATGAATGATGACATTAATAAAATCAGATCAAACATGGATAGAATTTTAAAAAGCAATTTACTAAATAATCCTGACATACGCACGCTAATCAGAATGCGTATTCCAGATGATGATGAAGAAGATCCGGAAAATCTCCGTGACTTCTATGAAAATTTACTCTAAACAACTAAGAATAATGAAAGACGAAATTGACAATTGGATTAGAAGCATTGATTGGAAACTTGGAAAGTTTTCAACGCTTCCTATCTTTTTTGGTGTAGTTATGGCATCATTTGATATAGTCATGATGGGTGTAGCAAAAATGGTTAGTTTAAAACAAATTAACTACAATATAGGATTACCTATTGCTGCTGTTATATATTCCATCCAACCTTACTTTTTCATGAAAGCACTCAACTATGAGAACATGGTCGTTACAAATTTGGTTTGGAATTTGGTAAGCGATATTATAGTAACATTACAGGGTGTATTTATATTTGGCGAATCAATTGCCGGATTACGTTGGGTGGCAATATGTATGAGCATTGTTTCACTTACAATTTTTGCGTATACAGAATCTAACTAAATAAGTAATATGCCAACAACTGATAAATCATACGGTGATTTTATACGAACTAAAAATGCTAGTGTAATAAGCACTGATAGTTTTAATAATTTACCTTCAAGTGATTCAAAATGGCGTTTTAGAAATAAACTTATGCAAACATCATCAGATCATATATTTTCTAAACACTTTGTTATGGATAATATAAAAGATCCTTATTTATTAGACCTATCTAATTTTGCTATATTAAATGAAAATACTTATACATTACTTAGAGATACAACTATTGTAGAGCCTTATTACATAATAGTTCCTTTACAATTTATATTTAATATTCCATCTGGTCTTACATTCACTAATAGAGGAACTGTTATTGTAAATGGTCAAATTATAAATAGAGGAACATTTGATGATTTAAAAAATGTTGTAGTTAATGGTGAATTTATAAATAAAAATAAATTTGAGATTAATGGTATTTTTGGTCAAGGATATTCTACACTTACTATTTATGGAACTTTTATCAATGATTCTATATTTACAAATTATGGAAAAGTATTTATTCTTAGTCCAAATGGATTCTTCAGAAATAATGCTACTATTACATTTACTTATAGCAATGATCCAGAAATTGTTTTTGAATATCGAACTGATGGATTTGTAAATAATCAAACAGGTTCTGGTGGAAGTGGATTTGTAGATCCTCTAGGTGGAGGTGGAAGTTCTGGTGGAGGTGGAAGTTCTGGTCCTAGTGGACCTTCAGGACCTGTTGGTCCACCATAAAGTTAAAATACTTCTTTAAAATGAATTTGATTAGTATAAATTAAAATTAATATAAATGGCATTTCTACAAGTAATCAATCCAAATCAAGATTGTGATCTACCGTCTGATATGGCAATTGAATATAAGTTTCCACTCGATCCCTTTCAAAAACATGCGATTAAAGGAATTTCAAAGGACGAAATTGTATTTGTAACAGCAAAGACAGGATCTGGTAAGACACTCATTGGTGAATATCAAATCGCACACAGTTTGCGAAAAGGTAAACGAGTTTTCTATACAACACCTATCAAGTCATTGAGCAATCAAAAGTTCCATGATTTGAAAGAAATGTTTGGAGATGTTGGTATTATGACAGGAGATATCAAATTCTGTCCTGATGCCAAAGTTCTCATTATGACAACTGAAATTCTTCGAAACATGTTATTTAAGCAACAAAATTTGGATGATTTGGATTCTGTAATCTTTGATGAAGTACATTATATCAATAATGCCGAACGTGGTAAAATTTGGGAAGAAACTATGATTCTTTTACCAAATCATGTGAATATGATCCTATTATCTGCTACTATTGATTCGCCAGAATTATTTGGAACATGGTTAGGTAATTTAAAACAAAAACAAGTTCATTTGATTGGTACAACCTATAGAATTGTTCCGCTCAAACATGTAGTTGTAAATCAAGATAAATCATATTCGATTATTATGGATGAAAAGGATAAATTTTATTCGCAAAAATATAGATCATGGTTACAATCAGAAAAACAAATACACAAGGACCACAAAACACATAAACAAACTGTAGCAAATAGAGATGAAGGTCAAGTAATTGGAAAAGAACAAGGAAAAGTTGTAATTCATAGTTACACGCATAAAATGAATGAGCTTATTCGTTTGATGGAAGAACGTGAACAGCTTCCTGCTTTGTTCTTCGTTTTCTCTCGCGATAGATGTGAAAAGTTCGCTAAAGCAGTTGAAGGAAGTTTACTTACATCTTCTGAATCCGCGGAAGTTCATCATATTATTCGAAGATATCTACATACATATAAAGATTTAGAAAGAGTTCCACAGTATCATAATATTATTGAATTGTTAGTAAGAGGTATAGCATATCATCATAGCGGCGTTCTTCCACTTCTCAAAGAAATGATTGAAATTATATTTAGTAAAGGACTTGTAAGAATACTCTTTGCCACTGAAACATTTGCGGTTGGTATCAATATGCCTACTAAAACTGTAGTATTTACTTCGCTTGAAAAATATGAATCAACTAAACGATGTTTGTACACTGATGAATACATTCAAATGGCTGGAAGAGCTGGAAGAAGAGGTAAAGATAAGGAAGGATTGGTAATCTATTTTCCCGAACATGAACCAATCGGTACCGATGATTTAGAAAAGATGATGACAGGTAGAAAAGCATCGATTCAAAGCAAGATGGACTTCCATTATGATTTTATTTTGAAATCAATGGCTTCTAATTTAACCGGAATTGTTGAAAAATCGTATTGGTTCCAACAACTCAATCTTAAAAAAATTCAACTCGAAAAGGATTTATTAAAATTGAAAACAAAAATTGATGCGTTTGGATTTACTGAAAAGATATTAGAAGAAATGGAGATTAAAAAGCAATTACAAGATCGTATCAAACAATCAGTTAATGCTGAACGTAAAAAGGCTCAACAGGATTATGACCGTTGGCAAAATAGTCATGTAGGTCCTATTTGGAATCGTGTCGATAAACAACAATCCGAATACAATGCGTTAGTAACTGATTACAAAACAGTAGAATCACAACTTACTGAATTTGAATTCTATGATAACGTTCGAAAGAATAATGTAAATTTCTTAGAACACATTGGATTTATTGAAAATGGTAGTTTAACAAAGGCTGGAACTTTAGCTGTTGAAATCAATGAAGCAAATCCAATTCTATTAGTAAATGAATATTTGAACGGAACATTTGATACAATGACATGTTCTGAAATTGTAGCATTTCTTTCAATGTTCTTAAAGGAAAAAACAGAACTACAAGGACCTGATATTCCGATTCATATTGCCGAATATCAAAAAGAATGTATTAAACTTTCAGATACTGAAGATTATTGGTTTCTTCAAACTGGATTTTATGAAATGTTGGAACGTTACGCAAATGGAGATGACGCATCATTGCTATGTGTTGATTATGGAATATACGAAGGAACGTTTTATAAGATGGTAATGAGCATTTCAAACATGGTAGAAGAACTGACTAAAATAATGACAATTTGTGAAGATTTAGAAGGAATAAAAAAATTGGAAGATATCCAAAGAATATTGATTCGTGGAATTATTGTTCCGGATAGCTTATATTTGAGATCCTAAATAACAATCTATCTTTCCAAAATACTTTATCAGGTTGCGATAAATAGTCAACTGAAATTGAAGCACCTACCTTTACTTTTTCACTGGTTTTCTTCTTAATAATACGTTTCCATACTGGAATATAAAATTTAATAGAGTCGTCTATTACTTCTGTAACAATAGCTTGAACTGTTCCACTCGGATTAGTTAACACTAATGATAGAAAGAATGAATCTCGACTAAATCTTTTTGCTTCTTTCTCCAACAAATTGAATTCTTCGGGCGATGAAGTAGGTGTACACTCTTTGTTCTCAAGTATTTGGTGTAGAATACGTTGATTGACTATATCAACATATCTTCTCAATGGTGATGTAGCATGACAATATAACTTTCCAATACCAATATGCTTTTCAGGTTCGTTTGTATACGATGCCGCTGAACCAAATGTAGGTAAATCAGGATGTAATTTTATTTGATTTTCACTTAATTCTTGTTTACGAAAGATTCCGCATTTATAGTTTTCTAAAAGTTTAGCTGCTTCACAATTGTAATGTATCATACATGCTTCAATCCATTTATGAGAATCATCTGATGGCATTCCAAATTCTCTACTTAAGTCTCGTAAAATTCTACTGTATAATTCATTATAAATATCTTCATATGTATGTTGCTTTTTATTCATAACAGTTGTAAGCATAAATGTAGATGTTTTTGATTTAATATTGTATTTCAATGTTACACCATTACGAACAGAACCAACACTTAATGTTGCCATTTGTTGAAATTGAACAGGAAACATAGTATGTGGAGCTATTTCGGGATAATATAACGTTTGACCAACTTTCCTAGCATGAAGATCAATTTCGCTACCTGGTTGAATATAGCAAGCTACATCAGCAATTGTAATATATACATTTGGTAAATCAAATGAGATAACATCATCAATATCCTTTGTACCTTCTGGATCTACATTGATAGTTAGAAGATGAGAAATATCAGTACGTTTATTAGTTTGTGTTTGCTGAACTGAAGTCATCAACCCATTTATGTTTCTTGATGTATATACAGCATATGGTGAATAATGAAGATACATAGCTAATCCTTCTGCCTTTGAATCACCTACACGTCCAAGTAAACGAATAATTGTTACAGAACGTGTATCGACAACTGCGATTTGATTATGACTTTTATCAGATTCAGTAGATGCTACTTTATAAGTTGACAAATTTCGATCATAAGGTGTAAATAAATAAATAGGGGTATTACGTTTATTATACCCGTATTTGATTTTAGAGTAAAAGTGGACTACTCCCACTATCATTTACTATAATTCTGATAGTATTATACGATTTTCGTTTTTTATAAAAACGGATATGATATTTGTTTAATTTGAAATGGTAAAAATGGAACAGTGGATAAGATTTTGTCAAGCCTTTGGCGGTATGATGTCAAGCGAGTTTTATGCGGAACAATACCCGGATCATATTCGTCTAACCGAGTCTGAGAAACCGGAAGATGGTATTGAATATGTAAAGACAAATGTTAACAAAGCTATCGACGAAGATAAGCTTAATCCAACAGAGTGTCTATTAGTATTCGTAAAGATATGCTTAGATAATTCAAGATATGCCGAAGAATGTAGTCTTGATATTGAAGCTGTTCTCGATAAATGTATGAAATCAGGAGCACAGTTTCCGTATGACTTAATATTTAAACCCACATTTTCAGGAGAAGCAAATTTCTTAGAAGAAGAATGCGCAAATCATAATGTTCGATCAATTATGATCGACTTTCTAAAACCAGAACCCGATATAGCATATCGATATGCTTATTGGCCTGCTATTCCAGCAACTTATTGGGAAGATATAGAATGTAATGACGATTGGCGTGAGAATTTGAAATTTTGTAGTGAATATCTACAATCATTAAATTAAAACAATTTCAATTTTTTACACTACTTCACAAACAAAAACACCACAACCATTCCAAAATGTATCACCGCCTTGATGATGTGATGTTGTATTTATCAACGGTATCTCAGATGAATAATGAATTATCATATTCATTTCTTTTATTCCATCCATAGTTCCTCGTTTTACATCAACCCAATCACATGTCCAATCATCTATCATAATGATTACAAATCTTGAAAAAAACTGATGATAATATGTTATTGCTTTTTTCTGTGATTCATAATCATGAGCTCCATCATACATAAATATATTAATCTTCTTATGTACATCATCTGAGGTAATAGCCCAACAATCTTTATCAATAATTTTAATATCTTTATTTGTTAAAAATGTTTTTATATTATTATAGAACTCATCTTTAGGACCACCAAATTCACACCAATTATCTACACAGTAACCATATATACCATAATTTTTATACATTGCCGATATGAATGAAGATCCTTTCCATGTACCAACTTCTAAATAAGTAGAATCACTTAAGTTACAAATATTATTATATAAATGTCTTGTTTTATTACCACTCATTCCTTCCATATTTAGAATATTATTTGACAAGTTAGATGTATTTAAAAATGCGTTTGATATACTGTTTTTGACATGATTAATTAAAAAATCAACTGAAAATCTTTCAGGTGGTATATGAACTCCTAATGCTGTAGACGCAATCTTATAAATATCTTCATATGATGGATCATCCCAACTTTCGGGAATCATATCATATTTTTTAAATTCTGTAAGAATATCATTATACGAATACTCTCGTCCACGTGAATCTTTCTTTGTACACAATAGATCAAGCGCCGATCCTACGTCCAGAAAAATTCCATGAGGAAATAGTTTCACAAGTTCACAAATTAAAACCTTTGATCCCATTCCACATGATGTAAGTAAAATAAATGGTTCATCTGTAACAATATTTTTAATTTTATCTATAATTATTTCAAGTTGTGTATCAAACCAGTTACAAAGTGGAACATGAATTATATCATTTATATTTAATAATATTTTTGCTTTAATCATTAATGGATTACAAACCATTATTTTCTTCATTTTTGAATTATTAATTGCCTTATAAAGTTTCATTTTGGCATAAAATGAATCTGATTTAGTGTTCAAATCATTGTCGATTATCATAGTATGATAATTGGCCCATTTAATTTCTTTAGTAACAAATTGCTTCCAAAAATCAATTACATGGTTATCATGCCATAATCCAAAATATACGTTATTGCCATTTTCAACCATATATGTAAAAGATTCTCTAAGTTTAGTTTGTAATTTAGAAGTCATTGTGTCACGATCACAATTTGAACCATTATTTCCAGATGCGCATAAATATTCACCATCTCCATATTTTGAAAATGAAACCGGAATGCCATTTTCAATACATTTTGTTAAATGTGATGTTATTTCCATTATTACACAATAATAGTAGAAAACGAATTTTTAAACACAGTACGATATAAAGCTAAAATAAAAAATGGATCCACCGCTAACACGTCATGAAAGTAGAAAGACTGATAAAGAAAAGAGAGGAGGACCCTTCAGCGCAAAACATACAAGAAATGTTGAAAAAATTCAAGCCGAAAGACGCAAGGCATTAAAAACGAAGTAACGACGCATGAGAAACTCTCTGCGTTTTTTGATTATCGCGAGCTTTTGTATAATGTCCTGATGATGTCTTACGACAAGTTTTTCCTCTGTATGTCTTTTTTGAACAACCACTTTTATAATACATCGCTCTCATAACATATCCTTTATAAGACGGAAGTGTTGTGTTAAATTTAGGTGCCAAAAATTTTAGAAGTCCATACATCCATTTTGTATAGCGTTTTTTACTTTGAAGATCAACTGGATTCTTTTTTAAATATGATTCAAATGAATGAAATGGAAATTCAGTACTCAATTTTTCAATAAAAACTCTTTGTGTCGCCATATCAATTTCTTCAGGCTTATCTGGATAATTAATTGCGATTGAAAACAAAAAATCACGACCAGGTATTTCAGTAGGTTTTAATTTCATATAGTAATCCTTTACAGATTCAAATGAAGGATTCTCTCCAGGATCGATTACATTTGGATCATCTTTACACTGTGTTCTCAATTTATCATTAACCATATTGTGAATTTCATACAACCATTTTGCTCGATCTCCTCGAAGGGGGTGTTTACGCACAAACTCAGATGTACTTTCGCGACAAAATCTACATGGCAGAACATCTTTCATCTGAAGCAAAATTTCATCCGGATTTTTAGATCTAAACGAAACCAAATGAAATAATTGCCATCCACTCGGGCCCCAATATCGGGTGTCCATAACTACTTCTTACGTTGAAAAAGTTTCTATCTATATTTGTAAAATGACGGATCTTCTAACATTCTCTCTTGCTGTTTATATTGGTTTTGCCCTCTCTGATTTCTTCAAGGCGATCACTCGTGATCTAATTACGCCTTTGTTTGCGCCTTTGTTCCCAGGTGCTCAAAAATCAATTAGCACATTCACTGTTCATGCTGGACCATTCACATTGCCAGTAGGCGATGCTCTTGCCGCAACTCTTCACCTTTTTACAACTCTCTTTGTTGTCAGCTTGGCCTTACCATACATCCGTGCTTATGTTCCTGTAGTGTCTCGAAAGTAAAAACTATGTTTAATAAATAAGAATGGGAGCATCTACATCAACGCCTTCAACAGAGCCAACAATGTTTCAGCGCCTAACTGGTTCAATTTCAAATGCCGCAACCGCTGTCAAAGACACAGTTACTAGCGCGTTGCCAGTTAGTAAACCATTGGTTGAACCAGTGTCAGGTGTTGCTTCAGAAGATCCAGGTATTACATCCGGTGGCGGTCGTCGTCGAAAGACTAAAAAACATTACAAGTCTCCTAGAAAGTCTCGTAGACAGAGAAGACATCCTTAAATCTCCAATTTAAAGTTGGTCCAACCTCCTTTAGGACAAGCTCCGTACAAACTAATAATGCGTTTCTCCATATCAAGTGGAGCAAGTGTACGTTGATCACTCTCTTCTTTCCACTGCTTAAATACTCGCTTCAACGTTGGCTTATCCACGCCAACAGGCTCTTCACCTTCACCCAGAGGAGAAATCTTCTCTGAAATGAATCGTGCGATACCGTCATTTTCATTACGATAATCGGATGTATATTCCATAACCTTTGTAGGAGCAGCAAGCTTTCGAAGACCCTTTTCTTGTTTTAGAATCGTTACCATATAATTTAGAAATGCCGTAGCCCATTCCTTCGAGTTAACTAAACTTTGAATAGTTTCGTCCAATGGAAACTCATTTGGAGCTGTTGGTTTCACAACAAACTTTGAAATAAAATTGATCACCATTAAACGTCTCCAAGTACCTCCATCTGTTGTATTAATCTTTGGCTTATCGTTACATGCCAAATGAAACTTAGCAAGAACTTCAAACTCTGTACCTGACTTAAATAAATCACGAGCATACATTTTCTCTCCAGAAGTAATTTCCTTCATGAATCCTGTATTCAACGCAATTGCCTCATCTGGCTCCTGCATAGTTACAAATCGACGTCCTTTGAGTCTCATAACTTCTGGAGCAGCACTTCCTGAGCTTTTACGCTTCTGAGTAAATAACGAAATAGGAACTGTACATGCGTAATCACCTAATGACTTGGATAACAAGTTCATAATCATTGATTTACCATTCGAACCAGAACCGGTAAGAATGTGAAACTTTTGAGCTGGATTTCCACCAAACAAACAACTTGCCAAATGCTTCATAAAGTAATCGCGTACTTCTATGTCTGGTAGAACTTGCTTAATGAATTTATCGATTGATGCCCAACAGTCGTATTCGTAATACTTCTTCTCAGGATCATAATCAATTTCAGTTGAAAATGAGATATAATCTTCAGGTTTACCATCACGGAGTTCCATAGTCACCAAATCAAGAATACCGTTATTAAACGCGATCAAATCCTTATTCGAATCAATTTTCTTAGTGAAGTCTTCATCAAAGAATAGCTCACGACATTCTTTCATTACATTTGCTTTGAAAGCTGTCTTCTTAAGATGAGTATATACATTGTTCAAACCAGTTCTCTCCTTCTCCTTTTTACAATATTGACAAACACCGCAATCACCCTTTCCTTCTCCAGAGCATTGTGTAAGACCTTCATTACTCATCTGGTTAATAGTCACCTTCATACGCTCAAAGAATAAATCGGCAATCTGTCTTGAAAGCTTGAGTAGAAGATCAACTCCTGAATCAGTTTCCTTCCAGATATGACCTGACCAGCGATACCAAACGCTATTTCTGAAATCAGAACATTTGTAATTATCTCGAAACTTGGCATGAATAACTCTGGCAACATCGTGTTCTGTCAAAGAACAAGCGGTGAGAACAAGACGATCTACATTGTGCGATTCAATTTCATCGTATCCAACACGATCATCTTCACGCGACCAATATCGAAGAGTACCTTCACCTAATCGGTCACCATCGTTACGGAATGTTAAACCATTCCACTTTTGAATACAATCTGCTTCATTGTACTTTTCTTCATTTTGGGCACTGAAGTCCAGAAATACATCAAGTAGATCAGGATGAATGTTGTGAAGACAAATTGCGACTTGAACCCAAGGTTCGTAGCCTTCACATCTCGACATATTCAAATTCATCACATGATCTTTGATATACTTCTTGCGTTCCGGATCTAACGGTACAAAGATTCGACCATTAGGCGATGAACCTCGAGAACCAGGTTTCTCACCACGAGAAACTGGACGTCCACGAGAAGGAGCTGTATTCCCTCCCGAAATTTTTACCTGAGGCTGATCCTTGATTCCCTGATAAAGCTTTTTACCTTCATCGGTCATAGGTGTTTCTTCATTATCATCACGACGAAGTGTTAGAGTCTTCAGCAATTGAACTGAAATTGGAGGACAGTTTTCCTTTTTAATAATTTCTGCATCACCATTCTCAGACGAATAGTCAATGATGTATTCAGTTAAATAAGGCAAAGTATCATCACCATCACGATCATTCTTTTGCGATCCGTACATCGTCCATGGAACAGAACGATTTACAACACCTTCGTCATAAACCTTCTCCCATTGAATTTCATCATCTACCTTTTGAAGTGGTAGATCACCAAAGAATTCCGGCATACGCTTAACAAGCTCTCGTCTGATACGTTGTTCAACATATTTGCTGCTACAAATGCTGGGAACAACAATATGAATACCGGACTTAACACGGCCTTTCTTATCACGAGTAGGACGACGTTTCTGCATAACAAAGATATCGACCTTCGGAGGAAGGACAAGAAATTCCTTCATTTTTTCCATGTAGACCTTGGCAAATGAAATAACTTGGTCCTGTGTATGTTTATGCTCTGAAACATCTGAATTGTAAACAAAATCAAAGTCAATACGAAGAGGGCCAATCGCAGTTGAAATTTCAGTCAAATACTGTTTATTCATGTCGAGAATACTCTCGGAATATAGCTTATAAAATTGATCAATATCATCATCCGGAATAAAATATTTACCACCGGCAATCGACGTATGTGTCGTAAGCTTATCAGCTTTGTGGTTCTCAAGGAATTCACGTAGACCTCCTTTTGTTGCCATCGTATGTTGATCTTGGATTATTTTCCTCCGCAACATCCATTTTGAACGAATATAAAAAACGTATTTAGATTTCAACCTATTATAAATAGCAAGAATGCCTCTAAGATTTTGCCCGTCATGCCGCAGCTGCCTATATATGATTGAAGAGGAAGTTATAGATGGAAAGACAGTTGCCTTTGAAAAGTGTCATAAACCTGATTGTACATTTAAGCGTGAAATAACAAGCAGCAATCCGGTCGTATATGAACACATTTTACAACAAGATAAAACATCTACATTTGCTGTTAATGATTATATTGAATACGACCGTACACTTGATCATCTTACAAATATTGTATGTCCGAACAAAGAATGTCGTTCGCACGAAAAAAATGGACCTAAACCAGATGTTGTAGCGATCGAATTAAATCCAGAAGAATTAGTTTGGATGTATAAATGTGTTAACTGTAAGAAGATGTGGAAACAAAATTCACGTGCTAGTTAAATAATGGCGACTCAAAAGAATCGTTTTTGTAAGTGTATTAAAGCTGTGAAAGCAAGAGGTATTCCTGAACAAGGAGCTATCGCTATCTGTGTAAAATCAATGTTACATAAGAAAGGTCGTACAATAAAAAAGTTTAGTTGTGGTAAGAAAGGAAAACTTGTAACACAAAAAAGAAAGTTAACTAATTGAAAACGAATAAAAATTTGAAACTAAAAAGAAATAATACAATAATGGAAGAACTTCGAATTCAATCGCGCATTCTACATCCCGAAGTACAATCTGTATCTCGTGATGAAGTTAATGAAGCTTTAAAAAATCAACGTACATTAGATCCGTATTACACAAAGTATGAATACGTAGCTTTGCTGGGTACACGTATTCAACAATTATCGGAAGGTGCTGCTCCTCTTGTTTCTATTGACGGAATGGTAACATCAGATCCATGCTTTCTCGAGAAGGTAGCTAAAAAGGAAATTAATGAAAAGAAATTACCATTTATTATTCATCGTCGTATTCCAAACGGACAATCAGAATATTGGTCAACGACTGAGTTATCTGTTATGTGGTAATTAACCGTTCATTTGAGCTTGAACTTCTTTTGAAGGTGGAAAGATTAGTAAAGGTTTATTATCACGATCTTTTCTTGCCATTTTTGGTCTATTATGGATAGCAGTTCCATTAGCAAATTGAATATCTATGCTTGTAGCTGGATCAAATCGAGCTTGATCCTTCACAATCTCTTGCCTCAATCGACGTCTATCTGATCGAGGGTAAACAGTCCACATCTGATAGAGAACATATACAACGAATAACCCATTCGCTAACGTAGTATAAATATAACCATTATAGTAGGCACCAGCTAGTACAGAGAGTAGAAGCACTGTAGATACCTCGCGCCCTATCAAGATATAAAACTCATAAAAGGGTTCAGCTATTACAGGAACTGCTACAAATACTACTAAAAATATTAAACTCACAAAAGCCAATCCGACGTCGGGTGTCATTCTTATCCTTTTTACATAGAAAACGAATTAGAAAACAAAGAGGGTAAAGAAAGTAAAATGATTATCCCAATTCTTTGCTTTAGTTGTCGTAATCCAATCGCAGGTAAGTATCAAACTTATCTCAAAAAGGTAAAGGAGTATCGCAAGCAAGAAGGTAAATCTGAAACAGATGAAATCGAATATTTGACAGCTACGACTGTTAAAACAGCAGAAGGTAAGGCTTTAGATGATCTTGGAGTCAAACGAATGTGTTGTCGTCGTCATTTCTTAACTCATGTGGACCTCTTGTAGTAATAAATTCCATGTAGAACACAAATGTCCTATACGGAATATTTAAGACGAAAAGCTGCTTCAAGTCCGGTTATTCTGAGCACTCGTCCTAAACTTGACGCATCTTCTTATACAAGTCGTGTAAGATTAGCGGCATCAGCCGATTTTGCTGCTGACGGACAACGTTATGGTTCTATTACAAACACACACGATCCTGATAGTAGTGGTACGTCTGGACAATATATTCACGCAATTGCTTCGTATAAGAAAGGATCTGGAGGACGTGTACCTGATGCGAGTTTTTTCACAGCATATTCAGGAGGTCAAGCTATCGGAAAAGAAATACAAGCAGGAAATCCAGCTGATAGGTTGTTACTAAATTCAAATTCAGCAGGAAGTTTGAGTGGATGTCGTACAATTGCGGCCCCTGTAGCAGATAAAACAGCCAGCCAGTTTACAAATAGTATCATTTCATGTCGTCAATCGAAGGGTGAGGCTCATTCTACCAATGCTACAACATACCCAGGACCTCCTATTTTTGTTGACAATACGATGACACAAGTTAAAAACTACAATCTACCACAAAATAAGACCAAGTATCAAATTGCTCCAGAATGTACAGCTTGCGGTGGAAATCGAGCAGGTGTAGGTGTCGAGTGTGCCGTTTGTACATCAGCTGCCAATCACACACCTCCAGCTGATATGCCACACAATACTCGTTGGGGTCCTCGTCCTAAAAAATCAGCTCAGCCTCTTATTATCGTATCTTCACCTTCTAATGCTCGTAAAGTTGGTGCTGCTCTTCGTAAAATTCCATATGTAGAAAAACATCATGGTAATGAAAATATTGGTCACATTCAGTATCCAAATACACCCTATCAAATTCCAGCTAGAACTCCGGCCCATCTAAAAATTAATGAACCGTTCCATTATCCCGGAACTATGTAATTTACGAATTTAAGATGAAGTTATATAATGCTGTGGGTTCTAACAAATTTAGATAAAATTAGTGAATTTCGTGAATTGTTTAAAACAACTCACGAAACACATAGATTTTTAGATTTATCAAAAATTAATAGTAACGAATTAGCTAACGAATCCGAATCAATTGTTTCACACCATTCAAACTGTGCTGTCTATTTAGGTTATTTAGAACCTGGATGGATGTTAACATTGCCAGAACAAACAAGAATGAGAAAGTTGTTTCGAAAGTTTCCAGTTGCTATTGTAAGTTTATTTCCAGAAAGTTTACCTTACTCATGGAAAACAGATATTGATACAATTTACACAGATAATCCCAATGGATTCACCGATTCTGTCAACAATGGTAGTATTGTACACGACAAACCTAAAAATGGACACAACAAAGCTCCTAGAAAGCTTACCGTTAAATGATCAAATTATCAAAATTGAAAAACGTGGAATGGTTAAGAGAGGTGAAAGCAAGCGTGATAAAATTAAACATCGTACTAAAGTTACTCCTGTTGCCACAAAGAATACCGGATTTGGTCATAATTCAATTACAATTGTTATGATGAATGATGGAAGAGGAGAACTTCCAAAGAAAGAAATTACAGTTAAAATATTTCAAAATGGTGTATTTCATTTAACAGGTGTTCTTGACGATCGTTATGATCAAGATTGTATGAAAATATTATTAGATACTTTATGGAATCATTGTCAATCAACCATGTCAGAAGTTCCTGATATGTATCAAATTCTTAATCGTCGAATTGTATTGATGAACTATACAACAAAGTTTACTTCAAATCAAACTATAGCACGCGAGGCACTCTTTGTTGCTATTCGCAATGGAAAGTTTGATAATATTTCATGTCATTACGATCCCGATGTATATCCTGGTGTCAAGATTCACATTGGTCCTCAAAAGTGGACTGCTAAAGTATTTCGAACTGGTAAAATTATTTTGACAGGAATTACAACTCATACCGATTGTTCGGTGTTTATTGAACAACTCCTTTCTCTGTTTGAGAAGGTGTTGCCGCCAAAGCCGTTGAAATAGTATATGTTAAAAATACTTGACCAACTGTCAAAGCAGTAAGCAGTGCTAACCAAATAAAGAGACTTAATCCAGCTGTCATTTTTTCCCAGCTGCCACTAAACACGGCGATGGCTCCTCCTATTACGATGAGTAGACTTGCGGCTGACCCTCCTACGATTCCTTGAATTACGGCGTCCATGCTTCTTTGTTTTACGACTATGTTTTCGTCTTCCAGCTATTTCCCGATCACGCATACGGAATCCACCGACTTTATAGGGAGCAGCCGATCCAAGTTTATCGTACATAGCACCTACTCGTAATTGATTTAGTGCGTCAACACCTGCTATCTGATTTTTTACAGGATCAACACCTGGTATACTACCCGCGCTTGGTATTTGAAGAGGTGCTACGTTATTACTACCACCTGTTCTTCGTCTACGTCCACCTTTTTGCCCAGCACCTAAATTTTTAGCTGTTTGAGCATTTGCTGCTTGTGCTGCTAAAGTTGTTTTAGTACTGGCTCCAAGTAGACCACCTTCTATATTTTGAACAAACCCGGGATGAAGAGGTGGTTTTTCTGGATAAATTTGTCCGTTCGGTAAAGTAGTCATCTTAATGTATGAAAGAGAAATAAGATAAATGTCTGGTCGAAGCTCGATACAAATTCAAGCCCTTGTGCGTGATATGGATAGCAGTATACGTAAACACAAATCTTTAAAGAAATCTAATGTTGAAGAATATCGAAAGAAGCTTGTCGAAGAAAATCAAATTTTATACGACGAGTTTCCAAGTATTTTTGAAATGCATTATGAAGGAAATCTTGATGGTACATTTTTTGAAATGTTAAAGTTACGTCAAAAAGTAGAAAAAAAAGAATTAACAGATGAAGAAGCCTCCAAGATCATAGGTCAGAAATTATTTGATAGATTCGTTGCTCCTGTTGTAAGTACATTACCTACTCCTGCGTCACCTCCTCCAATGTCCTATTCTGATTACTATAAACAGTTTGAGAAAAAAGAAGATGTCACTAAATAAAATGCCGTATTCTGTTTCTCGTAAACCAGCTACTGTTAGTAAAACTAAAAGTAGTAAGTTTAGTAGAGCATCAGATTATACTCGTTACACGGGTGTATTAGCAAACGTTGGTACTGATACTTCTATTACTTCAGTTGGTACTGTAGGTACTTTTGTAGATCCACCTACGGTAACAACATTAACTGGATTTGGACCATTAACAAAAAATAGAGATGGTCCTCCAAATGTCGCACAATTTCAAAATCCACAAGGTATGGTAACAGACTCAAGTGGAAATATTTATTTTTGCGATACAGATAACCATCGTATACGAAAACATAACGTAACTACTGGGGCAATAACAACAATAGCAGGATCAACGAGTGGATTTTTTAATGCTTCTGGAACAGACTCAAGATTTAATCAACCTCAATGTATTGCTATAAATCCAAATGGAACAAAATTATTTGTATCTGATACAGGCAACCATGCTATACGTGTACTTGAATTAATTGCAGGCTATGACGCAAGTATAGGAACATTAGCAGGAACTGGATCCTCTGGTAGTACTAATGCCGAAATAGGAACAGACGCATCATTTAGTAGCCCTCAAGGATTAGCTGTATCTTCAGATGGAAATTATGTATATGTGGCTGATAGTGGTAACAATCGTATACGTGTAATTATAGCAGAAGGTATATATACTGGTCGAACATTAACACTAATAGGTTCATCATCAGGCAGTGCTAACGGAACGAGTGGAACATTTAATGGTCCAAAAGGTATTGTTATAAATTCACTTGGAACAATTTTATATGTCGCGGATACAGGAAACCATCGTATACGTAAAATTACAGATCTTTTAGGTACACCTTCAGTATCAACGTTGGCAGGTTCGTCTTCAGGCTATACAGATGCTACTGGAGCAAGCGCACAATTTTCTTCTCCAATAGGTATTGTTATAAATGAAACAAATGGAAAATTATTCGTTGCTGATTCAGGTAATCTACGTGTACGTAGAGTTGATGTAACATCTGGACTAGTAAATACAGTTGTTGGTTCATCAACATTAGGAACAGTTGATGGAACAGGAACAGATGTAAGATTTAAAAATCTAACAGGTGTTGCTATAAATTCATCCGGAGTTTTATATGTTTCCGATAGAACTAGCAATGTCATTAGTACAATTACAATACCTGCCGCAGTTACTGAAGCATCAACATTAGCTGGATCATCATCGTCAGCTGGATTTGTCAATGGTGATGGATTAACTGAAGCAAAATTTAACTTTGCTTATGGTCTTGTTGTAGATCCTACTGGAACAAATGTATATGTTGCCGATACAGGTAATCATTGTATACGTAAAATTGTAATCTCTACAGGTGTGGTATCAACATTTGCTGGAATTCCAGAATCAGCTGGATTTGTCAATGGTGCTGGAATAGGTCAGGCAAAGTTTTTTGAACCACGTGGTATTACTATAGATTCAGCAGGAGAAAACTTGTACGTTGCGGATACAACTAATAACCGTATACGTAAAATTATAATCTCTACAGCTGCTGTATCAACTGTGGCTGGTTCAAATTCATCCGGTGGATTTGCCGATGGTGATAGATTATCAACTGCACGTTTTAATAACCCAGTAAGTGTTGTGATATATGGTACTTATTTGTTTGTCGCTGATAGTGGAAACCAATGTATACGTAGAATTAGTCTTTCTACTGATGATGTATCGACACCCGCAGGAGATGCCGGAATTGTTGGAGATGACGATGGTGGTGGAAACTTCGCACAATTCAATTATCCATCAGGTATCGTTATAGATTCAACAGGAACAAATTTATATATTGTAGATACAGGTAATCACCTTATACGAAAAATGACAGGACTTTACGATACTACATCTAGTGTAACAACATTGGCTGGAAGTGCCGGAAATTCTGGATTCCAAAATGGTACTAATGGAACATCTGCGCTATTTGATACACCGACTTATATCACTCTTGATTCGTTTGGAAACTTATTTGTTACTGATAAAAATAATAATTGTATACGTAAAATTGTAATCTCTACAGGTGGTGTATCAACATATATAGGATCGTCAAGTTATGGTCTTGTAAACGGTAATATTTCAGATGCGAGATTTTGGCATCCCGAAGGTATTACTATAGATTTATCAGGAAACTTATACATTTCTGATCTTGATAACAATCGTATAAGAAAAGTAGGATTAGTTGATCAATATGGTGTTTCAGCTTTAAATTTTATTAGCCCTTCGTATACTAATGGTTCTAAAACAGTATCAACGTTTGATGACCCTCGATATGCAGTTTTGTTTGAAGAATCTACTTTATATGTTCTCGATTCCAATAATAATTGTATACGTTCTGTTAATATTAGTACTGGTGTAGTATCTACAGTAGCAGGATCAGAATTTGGAACAAGTGGAAACAGAGATGGTACTGGAACAACACGCTCATTATGTGGACTTTTCAATACTCCTAAAGGTATTGTTATGAATTCAAGTGGAACAAATTTGTATATTTCAGATACTGGTAACCATCGTATATGTAAAGTTGTAATATCTAGTGGCGAAGTAACTACGTTGGCAGGATCAACAAGTGGAACAAGTGGTACAACTAATGATACAGGAACAGCTGCGCGATTTAATAGTCCCGAAGGACTTACTGTAGACTCTTCAGAAACAAATTTATATGTTGCCGATACAGGTAATCATTCAATACGAAAAATTGTAATCTCTACTGGCGTAGTAACCACATTCGCAGGATCGAGTGGAACAAGTGGAAATACTAACAATACAGGATCATCAGCACGATTTAATGGTCCTCGAGGCATCACAACGGATTCAACAAATTTATATGTTGCTGATTCAGTTAATACTCGTATACGAAAAATTGTAATCTCTACGGCTGTTGTAACTACGTTAGCCGGATCAACAACTGGTTATACTGATGATACAGGAACGAGTGCGAAATTTAAAACTCCAGCCACTGTGAATATAGATCGAGCAGGAACAGGTTTGTTTGTATGTGATGATGAAGTTCCCGCTATACGAAAAATTGTAATCTCTACAGGTGTTGTATCGACTATTACAGGAGGAGCAACTGCTGGGTATAATGATGGTCTTCTAACGGCTGGATTATATGGAATTCCTTCTAGTGTTAGTGAAGGTCCTTCTGGAAAGCTATATTTTTGTGATCGTCTTTCTACTACTAATAAAATACGTAATACTACTCCAGAAACTACACGTACCGTAACTGGTGATGATGTCAATGTAAAAGGTTCTTCTAATAAAATACTTCCATCAGCAAGTTTTTTTACAGCAATACGTTCAGTTATTTTGAGAAATTAATTATTACTTTCAGTATTAAATACATCACGTAATTTCATTAAACATTTACCCATTCGGTTCTGTCCACGCCACTTAGATGGACATTTAGATTTATCGGATTCAACTCCTGAACCAATGCCCCAATAGCTATCACGTGGATTTGCTTCACCAATTTGTTTACCACCTGTTTCCAGTAGTTGCTTACGTAATTCTGGATGCTGTACAAATTTTGCTCTCAATCCTTTCTCCATAATTAAATCCTTTTCAGAATCCCATTTTTCAACAACCAAATCTTTAACTTTCTTTCCAAGAGCTTTAGCAGCCTTAGGTGTTTTTGATTTAAGAATCTTATCATACATTTCATCATCTGCGAACATCTTAGCTTTCATTGCCTGGAAATAATGTTCAACTGTTGGAAATGTCACTCCATCAATTTCAATCGGATGTTGTGAATCATTACTCAAATTACGATACTCACCTTTGCTTTCATCGGATCCAAAGAACAGAATAGGTTCTTCTTCAGGTTCCTTTTCTTTTCGTAACTTACGAGTTTTCTTTACTTTTGGTTCTTCTATCTTTATCTCTTTCTCATCCTTGATTATATCTTCTTCAATTTTAGGTTCCTCTACAATTTCTTTTACTTCTTCTCTTTTCTCCATCTTCTTTACACGTTTGAATACGAATGTACGATTCAGAAATGAGAATAGTTGTTGCTCCTTTGTAAGAGTTAGTTGCGTTTGTGCTGAATAAATTTCACTGAACAATTTAGATTCTACTAATTCAAAGTCATGTTCTTTCATGATTTCTACAACCTTATCAAATGGAACAAGATATTCCACAGCAGGTCGATCAAATGATTCTAAGAATACTTTAACTGGCAAACCAAATTCTTCTGTCCATTTTTCGCGATCTGTATATTCTTTAGTATATTCACCAGCAATTTGACGAGTTTTTCCGAAATACTGAGTCTTTTTGCCAAGTAGCAATGAATAGATTGCCTTTCCATCCGAACATGTTCCAAAGAATGTATCGCTACAATGGTCTTGAATATTCTTCGCAAGATTACGAAATGTTGTTTCAGATTCACACGCATAATGTAACGCAAATTGACACGATACGCGATCAAACACATTTAATCCTTCAAATTGAGCTAAGTATTCAGTTGAACCCTTTTCGTTACCTAAAAGAATAGACATATACTTATCATCTTGCTCAAACAGAGGATGTTGTGTCATATCACCAACAACATACAGAATAGGAGGACTGAAGTCATGTGGATTCATAGCTTTATCTTTCAAATATCGAACAGCTGCTCCTTGAGATGGAGATGTAATGTTTAGAAGCGAAAAGTCCAATCCTACAACTTTAGATGGATGTGATTTCTTCAGTAAATGCATATCACCACCACGTCCGCATGCTAACTCAAGAACCTTATCATTTTTTTGAATATAATTTTTGTACATATCTTGCTTTATGGCTCTGTGAAACGTATACACATCCTTGAATACACGCGAATCACGTTTCAAATCGTCTCTATAGTACGAATCATCTTCAAATGAACTATTCAAAGGATCTGAAATAAAGTTTGAAATCATTCGCTCTGTAATAGGCACGTGCATAGAAGTCCATACGCTATTTGCTGTTGCGAAATCATTTCCGTAATTTAGTTCACGTTTAACACGATATAGAAATGTTTTATCATATCTAGTTCTCAAAATAGACCATTGATTTGTATCTGTATTATAAGCGCATTCAATAATTGTATTATCTTCAATTTTATCACCTTTAATGTCTACAGGTACTCCTTTTCCGTTGAGAGGAAGAAGAATTTTGTAAGCATCTGGTTCACGAGGGTTATCTGGTTGAAAGAATGATGGAATGTATGTATTCATATCAGCAAGCTTATCGAGTTCTTCAGGTAATTGACGACGTACATATTCACCAGTCATTGTCTCGCGTGGATAGATAAACACATCGCCTGATCCACGACCTACAAAGAGCTCACCTTGCTTTACAATTTCTTTAGTTGTCGTATCAACTATTTCACCTGGAACAAATTTCAAAAGAAAGTCAATACTATTTTGCGAAGCTGGTTTCCATTTGTAAACTGTCATCCATTTACGACCCTTTCGGTCAGCTGCTGGAGCTACACCACTAGAGCGAGGTGTAAATATCAGTCCATCAATTTCATACTCAAACTTTGTAGCTAACATCTTTTGAATAGCTTCTTCCATAGCAGGACCATCTCCTGCCAGAAATAACTTGGTTTCAATTCTTAACGGACGCATAGAAGGTTTCATGATGAAATCGGCTTGTAGATCTTCAACAAACATACGAGCACAACCAAGACGAGATGACAGTGGATTTTTTGTAGTTTCCTCATCTGTTTTCATCAATGGTAATGGTTTTGTATCACGATTTCGGAAACGATATACATCAAATATACAGAACAAGTCTTTATCTGGAATGTATTCTCCGTCAATAAAGTCACCAATATGATTATCGTTTGTAGCAGTTAGACCTACCCATACAATTTGTTCCTGTTTATTGATCTTCAAAACTTTACGATCACGTGCTACATATAACCCAGAACGCTCACCGTCTGCTTTGTTAGTCACTGTGTAATCCTTGGAAATATTGTTTGGACTATCAGTATTAATATGTCTACGTAGCAAAGTTACAAGATCATAGAATGTATTTCCTGACATGCGGAATTCTTGTTTGTATCGCTCGATGTCTGAATTTGAAAGAAGGAACTCTGTTTGATGATATGCTTTCAAAATTACACCTACATTCTTAATAAATTCTGCGGCAATACGATCCGGTTCAAGCTTACTCTTCTTACCAATAAATTCAACTTCAAGTTCGTACAAATGATGTTGTTTCAAAATATCACGAACCATTTTATTGGAATTCTTTGGACGAAACTTGACCATTGAGAAATCAAATCGAAACAACTTATCTGTAGTTACAAATGACTTACGATGAATAATTCGAATGAAGGCGTTGACATCTGACGGACTTCCATCCCAATCTTTTCTCAACGGTGTCTCAGATCGAAGCGTGAACTTTACGTTTGCTTCAGGAACATCTAAGTTATCCTGCTTTCCAACATTCATGTCGTAATATCTGGTCTTTTTCTCAACTGTTAAAGGTACTTCACGAAATGAGTTTGTTACACAAACCTTATGAATAAGTTGAGGAGTCATAACATTAACACGAGTCTCACCATAAGATAGCGTAAGACGATTTTCTTCGGTAGGTTGACCTGAGCACAACCCATCGATCGCCTTTAAAATTCTGTCGGCTACGTCTTTAGTTTGAATACGATCCGAAAGTAGCTTACATTCTACCTCTGCTTTCGGGTCTTGCTTTGAAATTGCGATAAATGACACAAGCCCTTCAATGACTTGTGGAGAAATTATATCCTCCATTGTTATCTTTTTACTTAGATGAAAGATCGTCCATTTTTAATGTACTTAATTAGTCTGTGCCATACGTTCATAACCTTTGCGAGTCTTCAAATCATCATCCATACGTTTTTTCTGATCTACGCAAAAATGAATATACGATTCAATCTCTTTCAAACATTCATCACTCAAATTGTTTGTTGAAACAAGAACCTCATTTTGAGTTGAAGTAAATGATTGAGTGTAACGTTTGATAATAGAAAAAATTTGAGAGTGTTCATTAGGTTCAAGTTTATCAATTGATTCTTTCAGAAACTCTTTTTTAGAGCGCGAGAATGTCATTTGTAATAGACGCTTCATCAGGTTTCTTCAATTTTCTACGAGTACCTGTTTTACCAGGAGTAGCTACAGGTGTGAATATAACCTTCTTCTCACCTTCAGTTTCTGTAGACATCAATGGTTTAACTGTTTCTTCATCTTCAGTAATAGTATTGGGGGTGATAAGAGGCATTTCAACATTAGGAGCAACTTTAGTAAGTAGCTTACCAACTACAATGATTGTATCATCTTGTTGCTTAAATTGAGATCCAATGACTTCGAATTCAATATCATCATCGACCTTGACATCATTAAATTCTTCATTTTCAAAATGTAGATCGCGAGGAATGAGAACTTTAACAGGAGGTGTCTCGGCGTGAATACCAATCTTGCTACGTAGTTTCACAGGGGCTCTAAAACGTTGTCCGATGTGAGGCATACATATATCTGCTTGGAATGTAACATTGTAATCAATACCTCCCTTAATATAGTTTGCTCTACCAAGTGAATACCTAATAATTGTTATGCTGTTTCTTTGAATAAAGCCTTCAGCAGAACAACGGCCTTCATACATCATCTTGACTTGAGCAAGAATTGATGAATGAATATTATGATGTAGAAATTTTGAATGAATGTGAACAATCTTCACAAGTTCTCGACGTTCAAATAACGGGTCCATGTTATTCATTGACTAAAAAATAAGTTATCGGTTTTTTATGAGGCCTTTGACGTCTTTCTTTTCATCGTTTAAAATTTGCCATTCTTCAGGAGTCCACCAGACCAAACCTTCTTTTTTATTCAAAACCTGTTTGCGTATAAGAAGATCTAAATACATACAACGATCCTTCTTTCCAGAAATTTCTTTTGAAGATGGAATGCCTAACCAATTTATGAACTCATTCAATATATTCTCTTTATACCAAAAGCAAGCTCGTCCACCGATTCCTTTTGATCGTTGAACTACTTTCAATTCTTCTGAAGCTTCATCAATATTAAACAATATCTTACCTTCTTTCATAGTAGCAAAAAAGTTAGACTTGTTTTCGGCAAATTTATTTTTTAATGAATTGACCCACCGATCATATTCTTGCTTTTCTTTTCCAATTGGTGTTGTCAATTCTTTATTTTCATTAAAAATCTTATTAAGTCCTAACACATAAAGTGTTTTACCATCTTCAACTGATATCTTTAGAGGTTGTGCGTATATAGGTGGATTTGTCCAATCTAAGCTTAACATATAATTCAAACGCTCTTCATCAGATAATCCGTGATCAACTATATACCAATTTACAACATCATCGCCGAATTGTTTTTCAAGATAGTCTGGAATTCCATATGCCTTTCGTTTTTTCTGAATAATATCCGAATCAACTTCAAGTGTTGGAACTTTAACATGTTTTTCAAGTGGAGTATAAATTGGCTTTTCATCTTTTAATATACGATCTAACATTGTTCTTGAATCATTTATAGAAAGTGCTAACATATCACCTTTAGATTCAATTACTCCGATACGACCCAATTTGTCATTAAACTTTACAGAATTTGAAATAGCAGTCTGTATTGCATATGCCAAAACATCAGGATCATACTGTTTCATTAACGAATGTGAAAAGATATCTTCCTTTGCCCAAATTGATTTCTGTTTGTACAAACCTGATAGCTTATCAAAAATTTCTTCACGAACATCCAATATTGCCGAAAGAGGTCTGATATGTTGAGGATCTGGATCTTGAGCAACTTGGTTACAAATTAATCCAGCTCTCTCTGGTTCAAATGTTGGAGCAGACATCTGAGTTAAATTCAAATGAAGTTTCACACCATCTTCTGATCGAATTTGAGGTATTCTTAACTCTTTTCTCCAATCTTCTGGTAAATTATTAATTGCCTCATTCAATGAACAATCCATTGCTGATTCCATCATAAGTTTCTTAACTTTCGCAATCTTTTCACCCTTCTCTTCTACGAATACTCGATATACATATTCATCATATGTTTCACGTTCTGAATCGGGATAACGACAAATGTGTAAGTATACAGTACAATTTTGTTTTTCAAATGGCAATAAAGAGTGTGAACATGTTCTCATACCGCGTCCAATAACTTGTTCGATTCGAGACATGTTAAACCAAGGATCTAAAATATGAATTTGACGAATGTATCTAAAGTCAACACCTTCTGCGATCTTTGGAGAAGAAACAATTACGCGAATATCAGAACCATCTTTATTGTTAGGATTCTTCAAACGGGAAATTGCTTTGCGAATGTCAGCATTAGTTACTTCAGATGTAAGCAGTAAGTATCGTCCTCTTGATCCTGGTTTAACTTCACCAGATGTTTCCTTTAATAAATCGTTGCCTAACGCAGAAACATATCCATGTTCTTCCAAGCACATTGAAAAAAGATTCACACCATCTTCAACTAAATTTGAAAACACAAACGAAAGTCCTTCTGATTTTTCTAAAATTTTTGTAATAAGAGAAAACTTACAACTATAATCTTGAATCTTAGAAGGAGCTAAAAAGTTTTCATTTCTATAAACATATTTTCCTTCCGACACACTGAATGATTCAGAGAACGTTTTATTTTGCGGATAGACACAGATTACGCGTGAATCAATAATCGAAGACTTTTTGTTTTTTAATAATTTTAAACTACTTGATTGAATTGGTGATAAAATCGATTGTGTCAATGTTAGAAACTTTCTGTGTTTCCGAATCGCACTTCCAGCTATATCAGTTTTTCTATCAGTCTTTGCTATTAAATCGTCTGGAGGTGGTAATCTGAAAGGAAATGTAAACGGATTTTCTCCACGAATAAATGAAACATAATCTTGACACCAACTACGAAACTCAGATTCTTTTTCTGGTCTAACGCTATCGTCTTTAAAATAATCTCCGGGTTTCAAAACAGTGTTCATGTTTATTCTGCGATCATTCCACAAAAATAAATTAAAGTAAAAAAGAATTTCATCGTATGTGTCGTACATAGGTGTTGCTGTTAACAAGATAAGTGTTACACCATCTGCTACCTTAATAAGCTTTTCCAATGCTGAAGCTACAAGTTTTGGTTTTCCTCCTTCTTCTTTCTGTCGAATGTTATGAGCTTCATCAATAATGATCAAACGGTTATCAAATGTTTTGTGAATATATGATTCTATTTCATTTTCACTTTTATTTAAAACTAAGTTTGAAAAAGATTCATAACCTTCAAATTCATAAAATTCATTGATGATTCGTGATGATATTTCCATAACACGATTCTGAACAGATTTATCTGTAAGTTTCAATGGTTCACGTTGAGCACGTTGAATCATTTCAAGATAACGCTTTCCGGTACATTGCTTTGATGTAATAATTCCATCACTATCTACAGATGCTTTTGATACATCAAAGATTTGACTTTTAAAACTATCCTGAATAGATGGGTTGGCAATAACCATGACACGTTTTTCCTGAAACTCAGGTCTTAAGATAAACTCTTCTGCTATCTGAATTGCTGTACACGACTTACCAGTTCCTGTTCCGTGAATCATCAATAAATTGCGTACTGGTGAGTCAGGACTCAAAACACGTCGTAAAAATCTTTGATGTGTCTGAAGTTTGAAATCAGATTGTAATGAACTATTACATGCTTCATCTCTCATACTCTTCAGCGCTTCTAAACTGGCTGAAGGTAAGCTCTGTGCTTTTGTTTCTCGTAACTCAGGATACGATAGCATCTCCTTATAAAAGTGATTTGATAAAAATGGATTGTATTGTTTCATAACAAATTGGAAATAAAGAAAATGATGACTCAACCAGTACCAGATAATTGGTTCATAGAAAACAAATGGGTCATTAATGATAACAAAATTCGTTTATATCTTGAAAATATGTATGATAATGAATATTCTTATGTAAGTAAAAATAGAAGTAGATACCCAGAGTGTGTACAGTCTATTATCAAAGAATATGATTATCAACCACTACCAAAATTAGCAAAAGGAATTAAATTGAAGATTAAAGAATTAACTGAATATGATGAATTTGTTATGAAACAAAATGCTAAAAAAGAATTAATGAAAAATATAGAACAAAAATGGCAAGAACACAAGTTAACAAATTTGATTAAGCGGCCAACAGAAACTATTGATAGATTATATGATTTATTTTACAATAGACTTCAGGTCAAACGTGAAGAATTCAAAAAAATATGCGAGAGTACACCCGTTAAATTATACAAATCATACATTCCTCCATCCAAGAGAGTAGCTGCTGCGGCAGAGGATCCGAAGATGATCCCATTTCGAAAAGAAATTGAAACTATGGAGAAGGAACTGGAAGAATTAAAAAAGAAAATAAGTCAGGAAGATGACGAATGGGAACAAAATGAAAAGTACAACTTTGCCAAGGCACAACAACATATGTAGCAAAAATAATTGCTAACTTATAATGGATATTCTATCACTTGGGACAGCAGCTATTTGGATTGATTTTTTTACAGTTGTGTTATCAAAATATGTTTTTACTGGTGAGGCAATCAAGCAGTGGTATAATCAATTTCAATACGTAGCTGTACTTTCCGATGTACTATCTGTTATGATTGGTGTCATGCTTGCCAATTTAGTGTTCCCTAAAATGAACTTAATTGTTTCAAGTATTATTGTTCAAGTTATTCATGATGTATTCTTTGGAGCTGTTGTATTAGGTTATATACCCAAAGGACATAACCAGATCATCGATTTGCTAAAAACATATCAAAGCGAAAGTTCGTTTGGTATACTTTTATATGACGCATTTATGATGGGTTCAACGGTTGTACTAATGGATTATTTTACAACTGTCAAAAAAGAAATTGTTACATTATTAGCACTTATAGGAGCATATGCTTTAACATATATTATTTATACTAATGTTTAGACCCTATTTATTTTTTTCATTATTTCAGATGCCGTTAGAATTTCTGCATTAGGAAAATCCTTTTTAATGCTGTTATTCATTTTATCTACATATTTTTTGAATTCATCAAATGATTTCATATTAACTATATCATTTGACCAAAAATGGTTTCTAAATTCATCAAAAGGCTCTTTTTTCAATACCTCTTCAAAATCAGTTTTATATTTACATAATAAATTCAAATCTCTTACCAATTTATCCCTATAATATTGTTCATAGTCTTTTCTTGTAAGAATATATACTACATCAGGTGTGAATGGTAAATTATCCTTTCCTTGAAGTCCAACAAATACAATATTTTTATGCTCAGATAATAGAATATTAATATCTTTTATTACACCTTTTTGAACGGTATCAATCCTTTTATGTTTTTTCCAATTATTTTCGTAAATATCATCTAAGTCATAACCTTTAACTGATAAACTCTTTAAAAGTGTTGTTTTTCCTGAACCGGAAGCACCAGTTATATAAACTATCATCCTATTATATATGCTAATTTAAAATCCACACGGATCTAATATATAAATGGCTGGAGGATTATTTGGAACGCCACTTGCTTTGAATCCTAAATGTCTAGTATTCTCTGCGTTTGTTCTTTTTGTTTACTGGATGCCACACGCAACAGCATATGAACATAAAGTTGTTATAGCATTTCTTCTTGCTACAGCAGCTTATGTGTTATTAGCATGGTATGATATGATTTATGATTGTAATGATCAATTGAAACCTACTATATTAGGTTGGCTATCTATGCCATTCAAACCTGAACAGTATCGAAAAGATTACGAAGAACTTCCTATTAAATACAAAAAAATTGTAAGATCAGTTGACATATTTATTCTTGTTGTCATTCTTGGTCTTATTGTTGTTCCTTATATGAAGTTATAACTTTCTCTTCTTACGACAGTGTACTGTTCGTTGTAGCTCGGTTATCGTATCACTACAAATATTGTTAGCAGATTCTAAGCTTTCAACCTGAGAATCTATTTCATTAAGTTGTGTTTGTAGACTACCAATCTTATCCCTTAGTCTTTCAACCAATCTATCATTTGCTTCTGCGTCGGCAGTTAGCACATCGTTAGTTGATTGTAGTTCTTGAATTGTATCGTTAAGGTCTTCAACTGTATCTGACAAGCTTTCATTTTCATTTTCTAAGTCTTCAAGCTTACGGTGAAGATTATAATTGCATGAGTATGTCAAATTAACAAGTAGACCTAAAAGTAGTCCAAATAGAAATGTCATCATATTATCGTGATCCGATTGTAAGACGGCGTCCTTAATGTATGTGTTCTTAGCTGTTTCGTTTAGAAAGAGATATGCTTCGTCCATTTTTAGTTTTATTTATCCTAAAAATTCAAGAATCCGTTTTTAATTATATTAGATCAAGTTTCAGTATGAAGAAAGAAGAAATGATGACCATACTTTGTTAACATAATCCTTTGCGTTTTGTCTTCTATTTTTATGATTTCAAGACACACATTCATAATATGAAACCATTTATTATTATGTAGATCATAGAATCTACTAACTCTATTCTCCATTTATTTTATATAATTGTTCGTTGGTCTAAAGCCTGATGTACTACGATCATTATCAAAACATAATTATGAACACGAAATGGTTTTATCATTTCAACATTTACTAAAAAGTTTAATCTTTTAAAGTTGTAATTATGCGGTAGTTTCAAAAATATAAACGACGGTCTATTTTTACGAATAAGTATTTCATCTAACCATTCATCAATACGTTTATTTCCGATACTTAAATCTAAGTTTACTTTGCCTTTATATTCTGGACCACCCCAAGGAGGATCTAAATAGAGAACATCTGTCTTCCAATTAAACACAGTAGTACAATCTCCATTATAAAGTGTTACGTTATTCAAATTGTAAACCTTAATATTGTTTTCTAAACATTCAAAGTTATCAGAATTTATTTCAATACTATGAACATGATTAAACCACAAACCAAACTGAATAGTATCTCCTCCAATACACGCCGTACCATCTGTTATTGTTTTCGTATTCAAATCTTTAACATTGTACTTAATAATTGAAAGTATTCGTTCACTATCTCTTTTGCGAGTTATACTGTATAACCCTTCTTCCGTAGTTTTAAGTTTTATATAATCGATATCTTGCTTATAAGGAAATAAGCTATCCATTACAAGTTATACTCAACTAATTTGTATATTCTTTACAAATGGCTACAGTATCAAATTCTGGAGGCGGTAGTTCTATGGGCGATGCTCAGCAAGGAACACGTGGATTAAGCGCAGGAGATTGGACACGTATTCAACGATTACGTCAAAATCGTACATATGCTACAACTTTGGCAAGTAATAAAGACATTGCCCCAACACCGTTCCCTCAGTATTCCCAACATTTGTCAACAGGTATTAACGTATTTGATGTAATTGGTACTTCAAAGATTCGCAGACCCGCATCAAGCTGGACAGATTATGTTGCCTCACAGACAGCTGACTTTATTCTATCATCTCAAACAGCTACAACAGGTACAGCAGTAAAGAATGTTGATACAAGATTATGTGATTGTTCATCAACAACATTATCAACAAAGACAGGAAATTGTACTAAGTGTAATGCTCTAGGAACATTTGCTCGTTTACGACTATAATTTTTCACTTTTTCAACTTTTTTACATACCCAACTCAACTTTTGAAAACTTAAATTCTCAACCACTTTTGAATTTTTCTTTTTTTCTAGATTCTCAATAGCAAGATATTTATTTGCTTTTTAGATTCTATTTTTGCTTCTTTAGG